CATATTAATCTAACTATGAAAATTAATAAGAATCTAACTAAAGAAGTTAGTTGAGGAGTTTTATAATGGGTAGTATAATAGATTTAAGAAAGAAATTAGATGATGAACTTTTTATTTTAAAAGAAGAAGAAAAAGATATTGATACAGATGATGAATGGGCTGAAATTGATGAATTTGATAATGAGCAAGAAGAAGAGCAAGAAGAAGCTTCTAAAGAGAACAAAGCTCGTATTCGCTTAGAAACTGAATCTAAAATTACAGGTATAATTAAAAATTTAGATTTTGAAGTAAATTTTAGAGATATGGCAGATAGAATTAATGATGAAATTGATGGTGTTGTTTTAACCAGAGAAAAAGCTCATCAACTCTTCTCTATCGTACGAGATTTAATGGGTTATTAATCTTTCCTAAATATCGTGTCTTCTCCTGAAGACACAAATTCGTTTTATACATCATATAGGAGTAAATAATGGCAGGACAGACCGGATGGGGTTTTTTTGGTGGTAAGGGCGACAGTACTAGTGAAAATAAAGTTGATAAAAACGCTAAAAAAATTCAAGATTTTATTAATAAATATAAAATCCGTTCTCGTGATTTAAATGTTCCTTCCGAAGTTGCAAAAGATCAAGGCTCATATGCTCCTGGCTGGCAGTCCTTCGCATGGCTTGAAGAAGCTACTGTAACATCAAACAATCGTACAACTCGATATAAAGAATATAGAGAAATGATACGTATTCCTGAACTTAATCAATCAATTAACATTTATGCAGATAATGGAACTCAATTTAATGTTCAAAAAAATGTTATGGAAATTGGTTCAGATAACAATAAAATTATTGAAATTGTTGATAAATTAATGTTTGAAAATTTAGATATGAATTCTAATCTTTGGTCCATAGTAAGAAATACCTGTAAATTAGGTGATGAATTCCTTGAAGTTATAGTAGATAACGTAGATAATCCAAAACATATAATCTCCTTGGAGAGAATTAAGAAACCTGAGAATATGAAGAGAGTTGAGAGGGAAGGTAATCTTATTGAATTCAGATATGAATATGAAGATGAAGAGAAGGAAAATAGAGTTTTTCAACCATGGCAGATTGTTCACTTCAGGATTGAGGATGAAGAATTTGAACCATATGGTCGTTCTATATTAGAATCAGGCAGAAAGACATTTAAAAAACTTTCTCTTATGGAAGACGCTATGCTTATATATAGAATATCAAGAGCTCCAGAGAGAAGAGTATTTTATGTAGATGTCGGTACCATGCCAACTAAAGAAGCTAATAAATTTATGGAAACGTTGAAAAGACAATTCCGCAAAAAGAAATTTATTAATCCTACAACAGGTGAAGTAGATGAAAAGGCAAATCCTTTATGTATAACTTTAGATACTAAAATTCCACTTTTAGATGGTCGAAGTCTTTCACTAACAGAATTGATTGAAGAATATAAATCTGGTAATGAAAATTGGACATATTCTATAGATGTTGAAAATGATAATCAAATAGTACCTGGTAAAATTATATGGGCGGATGTAACTAGAAAGAATGCAAAATTAATTAAAGTAACTTTAGATAATGGCGAGGAATTGAGAACAACACCAGACCATAGATTTATGTTGCGGGATGGTTCTTATTGCGAAGCGCAAGATCTTAAAAACGGACAAGCTTTAATGCCATTCTATACTAAACTGTCTTCTAAAGAAGATAGGGATAAAATTGATGGTTATGAAAAAATATATAATCCAAAAACTAGTAAATATGAATATACTCACAGATTAGTAGGAAATATGTATGATGATTGGAAAAATAGAAAATTTACATCTTTTAACAATAATAAAACGATTCATCACAAAGATTTTAATAAATTAAACAATACTCCTAATAATTTAAAAGTAATGTCATTTAGTAATCATAGAAAATTACATCAAAATATGTCTTACATTTATAACGATATAAGATCGAAAAATATGAAAAAGCAATTCTCTGATCCAAAATTAAGACAAAAATATATCAATGGGATGACCATAAGAAATAAAGTCACAAATAAATTTTGGTCTCTTTTGAAAAATATAGCACAAGAAACACAGCCAAATAGTCAAGGCTATATATCTATCGTTAATGTTATGGAAAATGCGTGTAACAACAATAAATTGATGCAAGAATGGAAAACCTTTTGTAAACCAAATAAACAAGTAAATGGTCCTAATGCACATTTTATTGTAAAAGCTATGAGAGAAATAGGATATGAATCTTCCGAACAGTGGTTAAAAGAAGTTTGCGGAGTAAAAACTAAAAGTCTTAGAACACCAAACACAAAACTTGCTACTCAAAAATTTCAAGAAAAAATGAAAAAAAAGGAAGAAGAAACATTACTTGTTATTGATCAACATTTTACAAAAAATGCTATAATATATTCACACGAAATTACAAACTTTTGTAAAGAAAACGGATTTTTATATACATACATAAAAAATGTATTAATCAGAAATAATTATAATGTATTAAGTTCTATAACACAAAGATTAGATAATATAGAAACAATTTGCTTAGATAAAGCTTCTGAGTATAATAAAATGCAAGACTTTATACTACAAGAAGAAATTAGTAGAAAGCAATACTATAATATTTTAAACAAATTGAGCTTGAAATCGTGGAAAGAATTGAGACTTTTATCTAAACAGTCAAATTATCAAAATCATAAAGTCACTAAAATAGAATGGCTTGATTATAAAGAAGATACTGGTGATATAACTATCGAGAAGTATCACAACTTTGCAACTGAAGCTGGTGTATTTGTTCATAATTCGGTTGACGAAGACTTTTATATTCCCGTAAGGCAGAATAGTCAAGGGACAAGAATTGAGACACTTCCTGGTGGGCAAAATTTAGGTGAGATAGATGATGTTAAATATTTCAAAGATCAAATATTAAGAACTATGGGTATTCCTACTGGTTACCTTGGTGGTAATTCATCTGATGCTGGTGCAGGAACATATGACCCTAAATCGTATCTCTCCAATCAAGAAGTTCAATTTTCAAGAACTATAGAAAGAATACAGAAGTTAATTATTAAAGGTTTAGAAAAAATTGCTCTTATTGAATTGGTATTTTCAAAAATAGATTCTAAAGAAATAAGAGACTTTAAAATTAAATTAACACCTCCATCTAATGTAGACCAGTTAATGGAAATAGAGATAAGAAATCAACAATTTGCCCTTATACAACAAGTTAGAACGTTAGAGAACTTTTTACCTGATGAATGGATTTACAAAGAAATACTTGGTATGTCTGAACAAGAAATACAGAAGATTAGATTGCAAATTCAAATGCAAATGCAGATGCAACTTCAAATGCAAAATCTTGGTGCATCTGCTGGTGGAGGAATGGATATGGCTGGCGGTGGAAATCTTGGTGGCAATATAATGGGTGGTGGAGCTTCTGGCGGAGCAGCTGGTGGACCTCCTGAAGGTGGAATGGGAGGGCAAGAAGCACCTGCTGGCGGTGAAGCACCTCCTGCTGGTGGCGGAGAAGCAGGATTAGAAGTTGCTGGAGCCAATTTTATAGAGTTTGATGGTGGTAAATGGCTCTTTGAAAGCAATAAAGATGTTGAAAAATTATTAAAATATGTTAATCTTTACGAAAAAGTACATAAAGATAATAATAGTGACAAGATAAAATATGAGCAAAAGAATAGTGCAACCCGAATGATCATTGAGGGAGAATTTAGGGGTTTATTAAAAGCCTATAGAAGCTCAAATAAAATACAGCGCACATTAAACGAAAAGGTGAAGATGAGTAAATAATGTTCGCACAACACAATAAACACATTAACTAAATTCAATCTCAATAGGAGGAAATTAATGCAGCTTACGTATAATAAGTTCAAACAAGTTGTAGATAAAAGCTCTGAGAAAGTATTCGGCAAAATTGCTGAAGCACTCGCAGCTTCCGACAACGCTGCTTTGGTTTCAATGTATGACGACAAATTGATTATACTTGATGAAGAAAAAGAGGATTTTTATCTTTGTGATTACAAATTTGAAAACTCAATTCTTAACATGAGTAATTTCGAGATGGTTGGTCTTTCCGAAAATGATGATTCTTATCTTGATCAAGTTACTGAAAAGTATTTTGACCTTGATGATGAAGAACCTATCACAATCGGTGAAATGATGACTGGCGTAAATCTTAAATTCAAAAATGAAAGTCGATACATTTTTAACGAAGCTAAAGACAGAAAAGCTAGAAAAATTATGGAGTCACCTAGAATTCGTGCTATTAAAAAAGCTCGAGATGTTCGTGATTTTTTTCTCGAAGACATTCAGTCTCTCATGGAAGAAGACTTTATGGGCAAACTTCAATTAAAAGTAGACGGTGATAAAAAAACTGGTGTCCCTTCAACACTCTCACGAGTAGCTTTTAAGACACCATATCCTATCAAAGTAAATATTGATCAGGGTAAACCAGTTAATGTTATTAAAATTAAAGACAATGTAAATGCTATGGATGCTATGCAAAATTTAGCTGGTCACTTGTCTGATAAATGGAAATCTGATTCTTTCCGTGGTAAATTTGAAAAAATGGTTAAAAATATTCTTGCGACTGAAAGTGTTGAGCTTGCTAAAACAGCAGTTTTAAACTTCATGGATGAGAATAAAGAACTTTTTCTTTTAGAGAAAGTATTATTTGAAGAATTAATCACAAAAACTACTCTTATGATTGGTGAAGGCGATTCAGATACAGTAGTAAGTATATTTGAAAGTATTGTTAACTCAAAACCAGGTCGTATGATGAAGAGAAGATTCTTTAAGGAAAATAACCTTACTGAAGAAAAAGTTGCTCAAATTAATCGATTAGCTGAAGAAGGTGAAGTACCTGCTGCTCCTGAAGCACCTGCTACTCCTGATGAAACGCCTAAAGAAGGCGTTGGCAATGATCTTGACACTGAAGAAGTTAATAAAATTATTGACATTTTCAAAAAAATCCTTAAACAATTAGAAGCTGATTCGCCTGAATCAGAATATGTACAAGGACTTATTAGTTCTTTAGATTCCGCTAAAGTTAAAGGTATTGACGATTCTAAAATGAAGGAAATTATTGAGTTCCTATCAAGTGCAAAAGCACCTAAAAAAGATGAAGAATCAAGTGATGATGATGACGACGACGACGATGATGATAGCGAAGAGGAGGTAGACGTATAATGGCTAATAACATCTTACAAGAGTTTAACGAATTCTCTTACGAAATACAAGAACTCAACGAAGATGGTATGCCCAAAAAGTTCCGTCTAAAAGGCATCTTTCAGAAATCTGATACCCCTAATGGTAACAGACGAACTTATCCTCGAGCTGTACTAGAAAGTGCGCTTTCTTCCACGACCGATATGGTTGTTGAGGGCAGAATGCTTGGGGAATTAGATCATCCAGATGATGCTAAAATCCACCTTGATAAGGTGTCTCATAAAATTACTGCACTTACTATGGATCCTTCTGGTTCTGTTATAGGTGAAGCTGAAGTGTTACAAACACCAGCTGGTAAAATTCTCGAAAGTCTTATTAAAAGTGGTGTGAAGCTTGGTATATCATCTCGTGGCTTTGGTTCTACCAAAGAAGTGAATGGACTTAATGAAGTGCAAGACGACTTCAAACTTGTTACTTTTGATATTGTGTCTGACCCATCTACACCGGGTGCATATCCTAACGCTGTTTATGAAAGTAAACAGACTGAAGTTGCTGAAGTAGTAACTGAAGATGAGGATTATGTAACAAACCTAAACTTCCTCGTTGAAGAAATTCTCGATGAAGATGTAGAAACTCCTGAACAGGAACGCAGATATTATGTTGGAGGCGATGAAGCTGAAAACAATAAATTTTATATTGTTGAAGGCGAAAAAGATTCTTATGGTTATTTAAATTTCCATATGTCTCATGATTATCACATTCTTCTTAAAAAGGGTGCTGAACATGAAAGAATCTCTGTTAATGAAGAAAACATGGAATTTATTAGTCGTATCTACGGCAAAACAATTTCCGAAAAACTAAAAACAAAAATCGATCATTTAGGATACGATAAAAATACCTTAAACCTTAAAAAGGAGGACAACTAATGAGTATTTTAGCAGATATCAAACTTACTGAGTCTCAGCAATCAGCGCTTAAAGGCAAACTTGATTCTTGGAAATTAACTGAGAAGAAAAAACTTGAAACTGAACTCACTGAAAAATACGAAATAATGGAAGCCAACCTCAAAGATGAGTACGAAGATTTGGTTTCTAATATCAAAGAGAACATGAAAAGAGTTTACACAAAGAGATTTACAAAAGCTCTTAAAGAAATGTACTCTGAAATTAAAGCACAGGTTATGGTTGAACACCTAGAATCACCTGAAGTAAAAGCTCTTGAAGAAATGAAAGCGATTATATATCCTCTCATTAATGAATCAACGGCTAAACGACATAGAGACGAGTTTAATAAACTTGCCGAAATGTATCAAGAAAGTATTGAAGATCTTGACCAGCTTAAGGGCGAAGTTAAGAAATCAAAACTTGTTGAATCTTTATCCCCTGACGTACGAAAAGTTGTTACTAAACTTTTAGGCGAAGGTAGTGAAGAAGAAATCGTAGAAAAATTTGCTACAATCAAGCAGGCTTTGAAAGAAGAAAACACAACTAAATCAGCTGCTCCTGCTATGAATGAAGATGTAGATTACGATGACGATTATACTGATGATTATACTGCAGATTATGATGATGACGATGACGATGATATCGAAGACGATGTTGAAGATATTAAAATCAGACGTTCTGTTGAAGATGATTATGTAGAGGACAAATTCGAAGCTAAAGACTCAGCTTTTGAAAATATGCTTAATGAACAACTTATTTTAGCTGGGTTAAAAAAATCTAGATAATTTAAATTGTAATAAATTAAACTTTTGAACAAAAAAGTACAAGATAATAAAGTGGACACGTTTTACGTGTCCACGTATTAAAACTTTATTTACTGTATAACCTTAGGTTGGGTAAATATAAGGAATAAAAAATTTACGGAGGTTTCTTAAATGGACGCTCAAAGATTAATGAAAGAAGAAAAAGATAGACTTCTTAAGAAATGGTCACCATTTCTCGAAGGTATCTCAGATGAATATACAGTAGAAAATACTGCTATTCTTCTAGAAAATGAAGCAAAATATTTAACAGAAGCTCCTGGTGCAACCACTCAAGGTGATGTACAAGGTCTTCAAAAAATCATGCTTCCTATAGTTAGACGTGTATTCCCTAACTTAATTGCAAATAACATTGTATCTGTACAGCCAATTGCGGCTCCTGCAGGTATCATCTTTTACTTAAAGTATCAGATGGGAACAGAAAGACCAGGTAACCCAGCTAGTGGTTATACAGGTACTGATTATCCTGAATACTCTATGTTTGAAGAACAAGCTGGTGCTCAGGAAGGATATAATCCTTACTACTCCACCGACGAAATTGGACCTTTCTCTGGTTCTGCTGTTGGTAGTGCTGACGCAGACATTGATATCAACCCTGATGTACTTCCACCTAGAACTTTTAATGGTGTTATTTCTGCTGCTCCTAAAACAGCTATTCAAAACATTTGGCCAATGCAGGCAACTGCCGGTGCTGTTAATGTTGAAAATTCAGCTATGATTCTTGGTACTATTGAATTAACTGGTGCTGATGATTTCTCAGAAACATTTTCCTTCTCTTCACTTGATGCTACTAACTTTCAAGTAAGAAGCGCTGATAGAGTTGGTTCTTTAAACGGTGATTTTACTATCACTTATGCTGCTGGAAATCTTAAAGTTGTTTACAATGGTGCTCAAGCTGGTGCTGAAACTGCTATTAAAGCTTGGTACAAAACTGATCTTGAATTTACAGAACAAATTCCTGAGATGAGAATCACAATCGGTAACATTCCTGTTGCTGTTAAAACTCGTAAGCTCAAAGCTATGTGGTCACAAGAATCTGAACAAGATTTAAAGGCTTATCATGGTTTAAGTGCTGATGCTGAACTTACAGCTCTTGTTTCTAACGAAATGATTGCTGAAATAGACAGAGAGATAATTCAAAAAGTTATGACTCTTGTTCCTGCATCTTCACGCTTTACTTATGACTGGAATTCTTTTGCTCAGAACAACACATCAGGTAATTACCTTGATGCTCACTTAGCTCTTATGCAAAAAGTTACTAGAGCTAGTAATGAAGTATTCAGAAAATCAAAAATTGGTCCTGCTAACTGGATGATTGTTGGTACTAAAGTTGCTTCTTATATTGAAGTTCTTAAAGGCTTCATTCCTAATCCTGTTACTGCTTCCATGGGTATGAATATTGTTAAAGCCGGTACTTATGCTGGTCGATATGATATCTATAAAGATCCTATGTTTCCAGATGACAAAATTCTTATGGGTCACAAATCTCCTCAGTCTCCTTTTGGCGCTGGTTTGGTCTATAGTCCATATGTAACTAACCTCACACCTGTTCGTGGGTGAAAATGATTTTAACCCAAGACGTGGTTTCTTAGCACGATATGGATTGACTCAAGTTCCTCATGGACAACTTTTATATACTCAGATTGATATTAAGGATTTACCCTGATTTTTGATATTTAATTGAGTATAACAAATTGACTTAACAAGGCACTCTTAATTGAGTGCCTTTTTTATTTTCCTTTTAACTTTTTCTACATCACCATTTATTTCACTTTCCCATATTCGCATTACATTGTAATTTGTATATTCATCTATATAGTTTTTAAATTTCTTATCCATTTTAAAATTTTGTATTTGTCTTTCACTTGTTGGCCCTTCTGGATATTTCACTGGGTTTGTGTGCCAATAATCTCCATCTACTTGAATAATAAGATTTTTGTCTTCAAAGAAAAAATCAACCATGTAATACTTTACTAAATGCTGTGTTTTATATTTATATCCCATACTGTCAAGGATGGTACAAAAGTATTCTTCAAGTTTATTCATTTTACCTTTAAATTCTGGTGCACTAACAAATGCAGTTTTTTGACATTCTTTACTACAATATTTTTTTATTCTATTTCGTTGAATATCTCTATACTTAAATGTTTCCCCACATACTGGACACGTAAAATCAAAATATGTATCAATCCTCTCTCCGGAATTCTTTTCACCAATAATTCTTTTTGCTTCCTCAGTTTGTTTTCTACCTCTGGAGGTATTACTAGTTACTGCACTCTTTGATAAGAAGGTCGGATTTTGTATGAAGTGGAAAACACGTCTTTCAGCCTCTTCACCAGTTTGCTTACATATAAATGATACCCTATCATCTCCTCTTACTCTCTCTCCATCTATAAATAAACATTTTACACCTTTTCTATCTGCACGTAAGTTTATTTCTTGTATTTCCCAATTGTCTTCAGTTAGCTCATACGTTTGCCAGGGTCGCGCCGTTTTCTTACGAGGCTTTTGTTTTGTTTTTTTTCTTGGTGTATTCTCAAATCGTTTGGTTATAGATTCAGCTCTCGAACGCTTAGGTATTTCAAATTTTCTAATATATGAATCAACCATACCTTTACCCAAATCTAAATGGGTGGCAATTTGTCTCATACTCATACCTTTATTTATATATAAATCTTCAAACAATTCTTTTGTATATTCCATAGTCAACTCCTTTATACTAAGTTCACTATTAAATATGCTTATATTTGGTTAATTTTTGGTTTCTGACAGCCTAATTAAATATATTAGGATAGTGGCATAAAGATGAAGTTAAGAAAGTATATGCAGTAAGGAAAGGGTATAATACTAAAACTATTTGGGAAAGAAATTTATAAAGTGAAACGATGAAATATATATTATAAAGATAACTTTAAATAACCATATTTATGTATATGGAGTAATACAATGACAGTAAAAGACTTTAAATATTTTTAATATATGAAACAAGAATCAAAATGTGAAATTGGTACAATATACAACCCAGAAAGAATAAGTTTAAATTCGTTAAGAGACACTTATAAGAATAGATGGAAAGGTCTTAATATTCATACTATAGAAATAACGCAAGGTATAAGATATTTTTACATAACAAACCATCAACATGAAAAAAATTACCACAAGAATTATTCGATGCAATCTCAGAACACAGTCCAAAATTGGAAAATTAAAAAAGAAAATAAATTTACTAAAAGTTTAATTAAATTATATTGCCTCTCATTTGTAACGAATGATTTGAGATGTGTAAGATAAAGTATGACAAGAAAAAATAGATTCACATATAATAAAATAGATATTATTGATGACATAAATTTAACTATTAAATTAAAAGACACTCTTTATTGAGTGTCTTTTTTTTTGTATAAAAATAAAGGAGGAATAAATGAAAGAAGTTATAGTAAATGGAGTGAGGTGGTATCAACATCCTTATAGTGAAGTTTGGATAAAGAAAGAGGAAGAAAATGAACAGGATTAATATGTCATATAGTTGGAAGAAAGAAGACTTCCTAAATCATCAAAATTTAGAAAGATGTTTTTGTGTATGGAAAGCATATTATAAAGAATCAAAAAAGCATTGTTATACCGTTATTGAAGGTTGTCCCATCTGTAAAGAGACTGGACTTATGTTGATAGAAAAAGACACTTAATTTTTGAGTGTCTTTTTTATTTCTCTAAAAAGTATATTTCATGATATGAAAAAGGTAGAAGAGAAAACATGCGATACTTGTTCTAAACACGTTGATATATCCATCATGGACGAAGAGAAATGGTATGTTTGTTCACATTCGGATAATACTCGTAAAAATTGGGTACCATAGAATTATGAAGGACCTTTTATGGGACCTGATTGTGAAGAATTAAGTGATGAAGGAGCAATAAGACTTATTAACGCTAGTAAGTCTGTTGATATAAATAATCTTACAAGTTTAGATTCAGAAGAAGATTTAGAAAAATTTATAAAAGATACTGATTGAATGAATATAAAACAAACTTAAACTATAAGCCACTCAATTAAGAGTGGCTTTTTTATTGCTTCAAGTATAACATCTGCATTAATGTAATAGCTATTTACGTATCCAGCATAACCATCATCGAAATCAAAATCGCCTTCTACAATATTAAAACCTACATAACTTAAAATCTCAATGAGATCTTCTCTAATATCAAATAAAGAACTTTCAAAATATTCTTTAAAAGAAATTGAGATATATCCCTCTTTAAGAAATTCATAATCTTTTTTATGAGTTAAATATTTATCGTAGCTTATATCGCAAGATAACAATACATTAACATCTTTATAGTTCATAATTTCTCTTTTTAATATATTGCTAAAACTCTAATCTCTTTAGGTACTCTTTTTGATTTTTTAAGTCCTTTGGCATAATCTTCTACTGCACCAAAATTATCAAATACTTCAGGTTGTTCTACTCCCTCATAGTTGGGTTTGTTGTTAGTAACAATAAACTTTGCGTTTGTAACTGAATCATCTCTGGTATAACTGGCATAACAAATACCATATATAATATGATATAAATCTGTTTTCCCATGTTTGTTAGGTACATAGGCTAAATCAGTAGTGATATTAAATGCTTTCCTTATGTTCTCAAGAGTGTTATCGTCTAATGTAATTGACGTGTAATTACTTTTGATATAATTTTTAATAGCAGTACGTGTCAAGCCTTTCATATTGAAATATTCTTTTTTTGCGGTTTTTCCCATTTTAATTCTCCTTATCTTAGCTCATGTTTTTATATAAACTATGCTAAAATATATAGTATTATTCAAAAGCTTTTGAATAATTACTTATTTATATATGTATTATACATCACTTGTACCATTGTCCAAAGCTCACCTTTTTATTATATAGGTGTAAGATAATCATATGGAATACAAAGCTGAATACAAATATATTCTCCGATACTTTTATAAGTATTATGGTTTGACAAGACTAGGAGTGGATAAAATGTCTTTTATGATTTATCCACTTTTTGGATATTCTGAAAAAGAAACTCATCCAATTCAAAGCATATCAATTGACTCAGGAGATATGATTATTTCATTTCCTAAAGGATCGGTTGAGAAAGAAAAAAAATACCAGGTTGCGTATGAAGAGGTTAAAATAGGTAGGAGAACAACAATAGAAGAATGTTATAAACTCATACTGTATTTTATTTTTAGTGATGATAAACGAAAAGAAGAAGAGAAGATATAATATGTTTGATTTTAAAAAACACAGTGAAAAATATATCCCTGGTGAAGTTTATTAAGTGGACTAGTGCAGCTATATTAAATAATGGCAAACCTCGTATGAGTAATATGCCATTTGAAGCTGAGTTGATAGATAGGAAGGCTAGAACAACACTCCTCCCCAGGAGGAAGGTTGAGGTAGGGAGACAGAAAACAGTAGAGGATTGTTATAAATTGATACTGCATTTCATTTTTAAGGATCAGGAGAAGATATGAAAATACTTGAAAATATGAATCAACAATTAAATGAAAAAACTGGATCAGTACCGGGTATAAAACAGTGTTGGGCAACTCAAGTTGAACCTGAATTTAAAAAGAGATGTTTGGAAAAAGGTTGGGAATGGGAAAGGATAGAATATAAAATTAATCCAAATACTAATGACGGATTATGGAGTGTAAAAGACGAAGAATTTAAGAAATGGATAGCCCCGAAAACACCAGGTGTTGAAAGAACCAGAAAAGTTTTATATTATGTTGATGGTGAAAAACAAACGCCAGAAACGTTCTCAACTCATTTAAGTAAAGGATCTCTTAGCAAAAGAGATGCCGCGAAAAGAAGAAGCGAACGTAATTTAATAGGCGTAACACGTACAAGACAAAAAGAAAAAAAATACGGAACAATACCGTGGGAAGAATTTAAACTTAAAATAGATAAAAAGTTTTTTAAAGATTGGAACCGTGTTAAGTTACATAATAATGAAATGTATGCTGGTTATTGGAGAAGTAATGGTACAACACCATGGGAACCTCTTACAGGTAGATATAATAAAAAAAGAGATGAATTACAGAAAAAAGGCGAGAAAACTAATAAAAAAAAATATGTTGTATTTATTAATGATGATACAGGCGAAGAATATCCAGTTATGGTATCAGGTAATTCTATGTCTTATCAACAATCTAAAAATCACCTTGCTGATAAAAAAGCCATGGGAAGAAAAAAAGTAGAAGAATTATGTCAAGAAAAACATGGTGATAAGAACTATGAATATACTTTTATACCAAAATACGCACGAGCCACTTCAAGTACTGTTAATAAAGAAAATTCTAAATTAAGATATATATGTCACGAACATGGTCATGAGAGATTTGGTGAAATTACTCAAACGATTCAAGGTCATGCTGTAGAAGGTCATGGTTGTCCAAATTGTGCAAAACTTACTTTAGTTGAACCCGTATGTGCATATGAATCTATAAACGGTAAATACAAAAATGAATATGATAATGTCCAAGAAGCAGGAGAAAAATTAAATATAGATTATAAAAAAATATTATCTGTATTAAGTACTGAGCGTTATTCTGTTAGCGGATATACATTTAAATTTCAAAAGGACGCAGATGGTAAAAATGATCTATCAGCAAAAGATATAGTAACTAAAAAAGAATCATTAGGTGAACACGCTATAACAAATGCACTTCTAAACAAGTTTAAAGATAAATATACTGAATACGTAAAAAAAGAAGAACCATTTGATATTAATAGTCTCTCTGCTGATAAAAAATTACCAGATACTGGTCGAAATAAAAGGATGGATTTTATAGTGCTCATGCCGAAATTTAACGTATTTATAGAATACCATGGGCAGCAACACTATAAGAAAGTAAAATATTGGCATAAAACAAATGCTAAATTCCAAGAACAGAAGTATAAAGATCATCTAAGACGAGTTATATCAAAGATTGGTATGAATGGGAAAATAACTCATCACTTAGAAATTGGGTATAAAGAGAAGATAAAAGATATACCACTCATTATTAAATCATTCTTTACTGAGATTGATACAAAAACTAATAATCCAAAAAAAGAAAAAGAAACTAAAGATCCTGATAATCTAGATTATAAAGAAAGAATTGTACGACATTGGAGAGGTAATTATCATCAATCAGTAAAAAGAAGCAAAGAACGTGGTACTGGTCTTATTGAATCTATGATGAGAGAAGTGAAATGAAAATTTGGATACACATAATTAAAATTGATTGAATGGATTTTTTCAGGTACATTTAAAATAGGACCTGACTAAGGAATTGAAATATTAAAGCATATTTAATATAAAAGGAAAAAATGATAACAACAGAAGTATTAAAAACAAATGACAGTTACATAGTTGTAATGAATTCATATCCCATAAAATTAATATATCTCACCTTAGATTTTAAAGTTATAAAAGCTTATGATGTTATAAATGAGAAAGCAATGAATAAAGCGCTTGTTGCTGCTCGCAAAGTGGAAATATCTGAGCGTGAGAAAAATGAATGTCTCAAAACGGTGATGCATACAATTAACGTTTCCAACGTTTTGAGACAAATACAATTGGATAGGGAATAAAAAAAGACACTCTTAATGAGTGTCTTGTGTTTTTATAATGTGATATCAGTTAATCTCTACCTCAACACTAAAATCATATGGAGTGCCATCAGCAGTACCTTTAAGCACATTATCCATGTCAAATATATCATCCATATTCCATTTAAGTCTTATATGAACGTTCTTAGCCTTATTTTTACCAGCAAAATCAATTGAATCAAAAGGAAGAAATAAAGCACCGTCCACGTCTATACTACCTATATTTGAATTAAATTCTTTTATAAAATCATCATCAACGTTATAATTATAATCGTTAATATTACGCATTTCGAGTCTTGAGATATAATGAGCTTCATGCATAATATTTCTGTCAACTAACACTATACTGTTTGCGTTAAGACTTGTACTACTGAGTGTTGAATTTGATGCATTAACTGGATTTCCGTTCATAGTTAAGGTAAGCTGACCACTTCCGATATCCATACGTACGATATTATATACTTTATTCATATCGAAATTTGGCATCTCATAACCTCTTTCAATATGAACTTTATTAGGCATAAATACTACATTCTCAGCTGTATCAGATAAACTAATTTCAATTGATTCATTTTTATCTGTAACCCCACCACTTACAAATTTTGTAGAAATTAAGTTTGTATAATTATCACCAGCTGCCCAAAATTCAATATCTGAAGATCTAAAAGCTAATTTTAAACCATTAGATGAAGTCCCTCTCGCAGAAGAATCAGCGCTTACTCCTTCCGCTATAAGACTAAAGCCTAAAAGACTAAAGCCTTCATCTACAATGAGTGTATTCATTTCACAGCCAGCAAATACTAATACTATGAGAATTAAAATACTAAATAATCTTTTCATCTTTTCACCTCTTTATCCCTTTGTTATATATTTATATTATACCATATTCTTTGTATTATCCAAAACTATTTAACGAATTTTAAGAGAGTTTAAACATGTTTCCATAACTTACAAGCTCCGTATTCTTTTACTGGCGGAGGATTAAGTGACTTTTTGCTCCCTCTGTCATTATGATACCACCAGCCGCACTCTTCCAGGTTCATTGCATTCCAACTAGCATGGATTAAATTAAATTTACAATTTTTACAATTTTTATCAGCTAATAACGCTTTAGCTTCCGCTACGATCTTATTGTTGTTGCTCATTATTCCAATTGTCACAAATTAACTCTCTCGGCAAAATTGCCTTCTCTTTAGTTACATGTTCCTTAATCATTAACATCATACAATTATTAAACTTTTTAAAATAGAAATCACAATTATAACAATTATGATTTAAAAGAAGATGTTTAGCTTTAGTATGATTTTCCATAAAATAAATTATGCATAGACACCAACAATTTTTAAACCTGTATTAGGGCACCTTATATAAAAATGTCCCTTCATATCACATAAGACTTAAGCGTCTATATGGTCTTCTCTACAAGCCGGACAATCATAAACTGTTACACTATTTCTATCCACACTGTATAACATGGTTGATTTTAATTCCTGGCGAGTTAAAAGTTTCTTAGCAAGGATGTCATCTGTCATTATATTTAAAGTCCTTACATATATTTTTAAATATTCTAATATCATAGAAGAAACAATAATAATCTTTATACGGATGTTTATATATACAATTCTTACACACTTTCCCTATAAGAATATTTTTAGCTTTTTCATTTTTACTCAGCATCTTTAGTCCATTTAATCTTCAATTTCCTTGCTTTAACTGTTATGGGGATGGATGTCATTTTAATTTCAAGGCGGAAACCTTCTTTCCACTCAAGACAGGTATTTTCCTTAGGTATAGATTTCCCAGGTAGGTCGAGACTATTTTTTCTACATATTCCACCAACGTCAAAATCGTTATCGACGTAATGAGTACAATTATCACAAATTCTCTCTAGGAGAACATTTTTAGCAATCTGACCAGTATTCACATGTTCCGTCCTCATCAATTTGTACCTTCCCGCCTGAAGCTAATAAATTAGACGCTGTAACAATATCTACACCTATTATATTAGTAACTTGAATATTATTAGAACAATAAAATTTGTTTCTTTTACGTCTTATATAGATACAGTTTTTACACTTCTTCCTATCTGTTACTTTGCCACTTTCCACATGTATTCTCCGGCTTTACTTTTTTAATTATACTATGAATCCCATTCTTCACAAATTTCTCTCATCTTTTGATATTCCGTTAGTAACTATTGTTTTAATCTATAATAGCTCTTGCGCCACAATTACATAAGGATGCAAACCGTTCAGAACATTTACAATTATGTTCTAGGAGGAGATTTCTCACCACCGTGCCAACATTCACAAGAATACGTCTCCTTCCATAAAATAGTTTTAGCGTAATCTTTTATACTTATATCATTAGTACCTATAGAATCTTTATAGTCTTTATCATTTAAACAATGTATAAATCCAGGAGTGGCTTTTTTAGACCATACACAATTTATACATTGTTTGCCAGCTATTATATTGCTGGCAACAATATTATACAATTCCGTCATTTACCAGTAGAGCCAAATCCGCCCTCGCCTCTTATAGAATCTGGCTTCATCCAATCATATAGCTGATCTTCACCAACTTCAGTTAAATCACAATTTAAGATGGGAATCAAAATCATCTGAGCCAGTTTTTGTCCGGCTTCAAGACGAACTTCACTTTTACCAATATTGTGAAGATCGATATGTACCTCACCTGAATAGAAGGTATCTATAATTTTTGCGCCTACTATTAAATCAGTTTTAGATGCCACTCCACTTTTATCTGCAAACATCCCCATATAACCAAATGGTATTTCAACTTTTATACCTGATGGAATAACGGTGTTGCAGTTGGCAGGTATAATTAATTTATCCCCATCAAAATATGAGCCAGTATTCGCGTCATTATTATGAATACTTTCTCTAAATTCATCACTAAACTCAGGCATTCTAAAATCAATTCCTGCATCTGTTGCGTGTCCTCTATTTGGACTTTCTACTTCTCTTGTCTTTACAAATTTTAATAACATTTTTTCTCCTACTTTTTATATATTTATAATTATGCTTTCGCAATATAAAATATTACATTTTCGGTTGTATTATTCCAGCCATAACTTTGAATTCATATACATACTGTTCATATAATTCTTCCTTCTCATTTTCTGTTAATTCATCAATTTTATTAAGATTAATCATAAAGTCTGCGCTTCCATCCAATAGCAATCTTTTAGTATTTAATACTATATTATCAGGATTTTGACTCACAGCTTGATCAATAATTTTTAAAATTCTTTTAGTATCAACGTTTTGTTTCCTGTCTTTTTTTATATTTTTAATATCCACTTTAAATTGCTTGATCTCATCTTCGAGGGGCTTAATACTTGTTTGATATATATTCTCTATTTGATTTTTAATGAGTGATATTTTATACTTCAAATTACTAACATCCAAATTAGTTGAGATACTTTTAGGGAGGAAAGTGATACATTCTCAAATACTTGTTCTCGTACATTCTCTTCTTCAATATGATACTTCTTAATCATGATACCGTTGTAATCTTTATCCATTTTATTTCCTTATTAATAAGTCTAAAAAATGCTTTGCGGCTTCATTAGCAATTTTATGAATATCTTTTCTATTTTTATATTTCTTATTATTACGGTGATACTCATCTTGAAATGCTACTGCTATATTTGCTTGCCATGAATAATACATATCTGCATCTTTTTTAATAAGATCAATTATCGTATCACCAACTAATAAATATTTTGCTATTATTTCTTCATCCAATATTTAACTCCCTATCTATATATTCACCATTTAGGAACTCATCAACTTCTATAAGCGCCTTCATATAATCATCATCTATTTTTTCTTCTTTAACCTTCTCAATATCTATTTTAATATCATATACTATATCTTTACGACTATATCGAGTAGCAAGAATGTATATTACATCCCTATCCATATGAGCGTAAAAAAGATATATTATACCAAGATAGTTATATTGATAAGGTCTTACTTGTCTATACTCTGAAACAAGTTCAAATTCAGCCCCCTTAACCATTGTATAGAAGGATGGAGCTTGAACATAATCAACCTTCTTCCCAATTGAGAGACCAATTGCTTTAGTTACTTTATAGAAATCATCTAAATTATCCAGGGAATTTATTTCTTGAACTGTAGTATTAAACATTTCTATTTATCCTTTTCAAAGAGATCCCCGACACTTTCATCTGCTGATACTGCTTTTATTGTTTTAGCTAACAGAGGTCCTAAACTTATAACTTCAAATATATCAGGTAGAGAGTAATGAGAGATTGAATCTGAGATGTAAACTTTATCAATACTAGAATTAGCTATATTCTTTAATGCGTCTCCAGAAAGAATAGCATGAGTTGCGACAACGTATATATTCTTCGCGCCCTCATCTTTAGCTGCTTCAACTACAGTACAAAGAGTACCAGCTGAATCTATAATATCATCTATGATTACAACGTTTTTTCCACTAACATCTGCATTAAAAGATAGAACTTTAGCCTGTCCTTCTCCTTCTCTCGCTTTATAACAGAAGCCTAATTCTGTATTAAAACGATTTGCGTAATGTTTAGCTCTTGGAACGCCACCAGCATCAGGAGACATAACAACCGTATCATTTGTAAATAGATGTTGGATATGTGGATAAAATAGTTTTGAGGAAGTAATAACATCTACAACGATATCACCGAATGCAGCAACCGATGCAAAATTGTGTAACTCAACAGTTATAAGCCTATTAACTCCTGCTGCTGCTAAAAGGTGGCCCATAAGTTGAATCGTTATAGGACTTCTAGGCTCAGTCTTCCTATCTTGACGTGAACCATAAATATAAGGCATAACAGCTGTTATTCGACGAGCAGATGCTCTTTTAGCTGTGTGAGCCATAATGAATAATTCCATCATCCATTTATGCGGATGGTCAGGAGCTGTAGTCTGGAGAATAAACACGTCTTCACCTCTTACACTATCCTCAATTTTTACTTTAATCTCTTTATTCTTAAAATCAAAGAAATTAATTTTAGAACCTTTAATACCATTAGCATCTATAACTTTTTTAGCTAATGGTAAGTTTGAACGACCGGAAAAAAACTTTAATCTTGGAAGACGTGATGCCATAATTAACCCCTTTTACAGTAAAATTAAATACATTGTTTGCATACCAAGTGCAAATCCTAAAATTGTTCCTATTATAATTAATGCTCTCATTTGTGTAAGACCATGTTTAGTTATTATTAAATTTTCATCGTGCCATGCTTCCATTATTTTTCTTTCCATATAAATACTCCTTTGGTACACCTACTACTGCCACTATTTGATCTCTTAGTTTTTCTATTAAATTCTCACTTGGTGGAGACCAACTGGGACAACTTTTTTCTTCAGGTATTATTTTAGAATCAATACTACATATATTATTTTTTTGTAGATATGCACAATCATAACAACTTTTCCCTATAAGGATGTTTTTGGCTTCCTCAACCATCTTCAACCGCTATAGTTATTGAAGGTTTAAGAATAATATGGGTAATACAATTTCCTTTAGGAGAGACACAACTCTCTGTAACTTCAACAGTAACATCTATTGCATCACGATAATTGAAGAATGCAGAGTGTCCTTCTAAAAGGATTTTAGCCACCTCTTTATCTATATAGCTATCAAAAGTTTTAAAAGTGTGAGCCATGATTTTATCCATACGTTTTCTGTCTGCTACTACAAAATGTTCTTCAAAATTATTAGTATTAAATTCTGCTTCTGCATCATTGAAACCCCATTTAATTGGAGTGCCTTTCCAATCCAATCTTTTAAATTTTACCATCTTACTTTTATATTCATATCCGTAAGGAGTATTAACTCTCACCTTCCTTTCTGTAGTTGGCGTCGTTACTGACTCAAGTGAATCTGTTAGTTTATTACGATATTGTGTTAATAAAGCATCCATTCTTTTATCATATATCATTTCAACTCCTTATCTATTTCTGTTTGGACAGCTTTAATTAATTCTTCTTCAACATTTAGTCCACGGTAAGCTTTAATATCTTTTTCAGATTCCTTGGTCCAATTGACACGTAACTTATGAGCACCATTTGGACTATCCCACTGATCACACCATAATTCTTCCGATAAATTTCCGTAACGGCATTTATCATTCTTAAAAAATCTACAATCATAGCAGCTTTTCCCTGCTAATATATTCTTAGCAGCTTTAGGACTGTTCATCGAAGAGTGTATAAGCTATAGAATCACCATCTGTATATTTTATAAGAGTATTTGTAGTCCCGCTTTTATTTACGTCAAACCCAAAACTGTCAACTAATCCACTGTCTAAAAAAGGTTTAATAAATCTATGTGCTTTTCCAAGAGCAGAACCAGTATCTTCAAATAGGAGGTCTCTAATAAATTCTTTGAAGTCTCTCTGAAATTCTTCTTTAGCATTCTTTATTTTCTTTTTATTAAACATGTAAATCTCCTCTGTGTTTTATGATCACAACTTTTACATCACCTGACATAATCATAGCTGTCAATTCTCTAGTCATATAATCTAATTTTACAGTTATTTCTTGGTCTAGGTGTCTGGTTGGTTTGGTAAATGATTGCCCTCTATAAGTAACTTCCATTGTTTCAACATCACGAGTATTAACATCAGATATAAATCCCACCCCAACAATATCTTTAGGCTGAATATATATACTCTCAGTTAAGGCAGCTATAGCTTCATTGTGTTCCATACAAACTATCCTTATTGACAAAATATAGATGTTTTGAATTTATAAATATATCTATTACGTCTTTTGTAGTTTCAACAGTTATGATACCGTTTACTTGAACCACATTTTCTTTAAATATATTTTCAAAGGGGTTTACTATTACTTTTTCTGTTTTAACTTGAATTTCGTTAAGATAGGCTTTTACTAATTCATTTTTAAATAAGATTGTGCTATCCCAAATATAGTGAGGCTGTGTTTTTCTTTTTACGTTTTGATTATTAAGATGCCAATCACAAAAAATAAAACCTGGAATATTTGCGTATTCAATTTTATCAACATCTCCAACGGAAGATACTTGAAAAGCCATGACATAATGTTCTATATTTATAAATGTATCTGGATTTAAAATTGTTTTTTTATCCATACTTTTATAATCATTCATTTTAAAAGTTATAACATTATTTATATTTTGTTCAGATGTTAAGAGAGATTTTGCTATTTCATTTGTGTTCAAAAGAAAAACTCCAACTTTTTATAATAAAATATGCTATTTAGGTGTTAAATTCCACGTGAAAGTTGTAAATTTTTTCCATTTATCACATGTGAAAGCTGAGGGTGATGTCATTCTAAAAGTACAGAATACAGACGATTCTTGTATACAATGTATACAATTGGCACAACTTTTGTTTAGGAGGTGGGAGATTGCTGCAGCGCTATCAGTCATTTAAAAGTTGTTCTTCGGCAATAAATGTCATAAAATCATCTATCATAGTATCAGGAATCATCATTTTATTTAATTTCTTTTCATGATTCTCAGAATACATTTCTTGATATACTATGAATCCGTCTTCGATTCTATAGTAATTATAAAAAATAAAATCAAAAGGAAACTTATGTGTAGCTTGATCCAACTTAGTATCTTTAGCAACCAAAAGTTGACCCATTTTAACATGTTTCGCTTTGCCAGGGTTTAAAGTATTTTTTTCACTCATATAATTATCTTATATGAATTTACACTTTTATACCATACTTACTTTGGTAATAATGTTGGATTTTTGAGAAAATTTATATTGTCTTTATAATGAAAGGATAACCAGCAATTTTCTCTGAAAGCACATTTCACACAATCAGCCCTTTCATCTTCTGTACCTTCAATAATTTCTTCTATTGAGCCATCAGATATATTGGCTATAACTTCGCCAAATCTCATTGATTGGCAAAGTTTAAAATTCCCGTCCCAGCTTAACACCATTTCACCTCGAGGTGAATAACAATCATAACTCTCTTTATGTATCCACGCGTTAAGGAAGGCTAAATTTTTTGGTGAAAGGAGGCCTTTATGACTTAGCATACTAATTGTTTTCAAACCTATCCCAACCCAAGTAAATACTTCCTGATTATAAATTTCAGTTTGTTGATAAATGATAAAATAAGGCTTTTTAACATTTTGATAAAGTTCATAAAATTTCTGTAATATATCTGCATCTACATTAATCCATGGAAGATTAGTCTTAGTAAAAGTATAAGAGATACGAACAGTCATATCTTTATTTTTAAAATGTTCGAGAAGTTTCATAATATTGCTAGTTAGAGAGGAATTAAATCTCATTCTATCATTTAGAAAACCATCCCAATTAATTGAAAGATACGGGATTTTCTTTTTATAACGTATTAAAACTCCCGGGTCTGTACCTTCAGTCATAAGAATAAAATTCTTACCTTGAAGATGATCAAGAAGTTCATAGAGGTATGGATATATAGTAGATTCACCTCTTAAAATATAAGTATATTTATCTGAAAGGGTAGCTTTTTTTGCATCTTTAAGAGGAAGATGCATTATTTCATTTTTAGATAATTGAGTACGATTATATTTAGGAAGATAGTTGTTGAGGTATATTGATATTTTGTAATTTTCACTCATTTGGATTTTCCACCTTATCTGGACATTTCTCTCTATAACTATTAATATAATATTGACATTTATATTTTTTATTATAAAGAGGTATTCTTAATATAGTACAATAAGGATCACATGCTATAGAATAATAGCGACAACTATCACATAAATATTCACTACCAGTTTTTTCTATATTTTCAGCAATTTTCTTTTTATTAAAAATCTTCAACAATTGTTATATCCTTTACATTGGAATAGTAAAAAGTCATCCATTCTTCAATTTCTTCATCTGTTATATCCCCACCACGATTTTTTAATTCATCTGGATTAGGGAAAATGAGATAAATTTGAATCGCATCATCAGGCTTTATCTTTTCCCCTGATTCAATTACTTTATCTTTGAAAACTACATAATCTCTTCCCATTAATTTGTGAATGAATGTAGTTTTACCTGAAGATTTAGGTCCGAGAACATAAATTTTATCTTTCAATTATTGGGCTCCATTTTTTACAAGTATTTACTCTTGGACAAGTTTTATGTTTATTTGTTCCTTGCTTCAATTTTAAAGAGCATCTAGCTACAGGATTATTTGACATACTTTCCCAACATCCAATATCAGAATCATTATATATAAGGTAAGTTTGATTATCGCAATTATCACAAACATGATTTGATAAGAGTGCCATAGCTAAACCTTGAATACTCATTTTTTCATCATCGCTAAAAACTCAGATTGTTTTTCTTTAGGAAGAGAATTAACAGCTTCCAATAGTTTAATTTGATCACTCTCTTTTCCTAAATCTAAATTAGCATCAAGACCAGCATCTTTCATCATTTTTGTTTTTAATCTTTGATGTTCAGTTTGAGGCATAACTGTAATATGGATACCCTTTTTTTGAGCATAAGATTCAATTTTCTGTATGGAAGCATCAGGGTGCTTTTTCATATATGCATCAATTATTCTTTTATCTTTAGCTTCACTCATCTAACTTTCCTATTTGCAAGTTTTCTAATTGATGCGGCTACACGCTGTAATTCCGTTCTTATATATTTATCTATGCCTTTCATAGTAGTAGCATTTTTATTTATATAGCCAGCATGATCATTTATTAATTTTATAAAAGCTTTATTATCCTTATTCAACTTCTTGTTATCTCTCTCAAGAGCAAGAAATCTCGCTTCAATTTCTTCTGGGGTCATATATTACTCCTCATTATTATCTTCTTTTAAATGATATAAAGCTTCTGCTACTGTCAATAGATTAGGTATATCTTTTTTCTGAAAGTGAATACATGCAAGACACATACCCTTAACACTACTAACAACTTGATAAGCATGTGCTGTTTTACCCTTATCCATAAATATATCTACATAACTTTGTATCAATTCATTTGGTTTGAAAAAGCTTTGATAATATGGACATTTTTTTACGTTACATACAGGTTCATTCATTACCGTTCCCTATGTTTAATTTCTGCAGCCACTTGTTGGGCATTTTCTATGGCTTCTGCCATTGACATGTGTTTATATCTTGCTAATGGTCCACAATAATATATATGCTTATACTCATCTACTATTTTATTATAGGAGGCAATATTTGTGGATGTGGGCACAGGGTAAGCATCTTCACCAATATTAACACCCATATACTCTTTAACTATCATATTCTTTTCCTCAATTTGTTTCTTGGGAGAGAAGAGTTTACCATACTGAGTCATACTTGTAAACGGTACATGGTTGGGATATATTATAGTATCTGGTTTATTTGCATCATAATTAACAGAATCTATATCGAATTCTAAACCTACGTAAGGGATTGTTTTCTTATTAAAGAATGTGTCAGGCCTTACGGTAAGAATAATTAAATCTCTTTCGTTAAAATTATTATAGTTCATATCCATCCCGTACTCTACATTCACACCTTCTGTAAGAGAGTAAAAGAGCTTATTCCATCCTTCATCAAAAGGGAAATAACAATCTTCAGTATAGAAATTTACAACCTTGTCTATAGCATGAAGATTCTTTTTAAACCATTGCGTTTGGTCTATATTATCAGCTTCCAACCCAGTCAACTTCTTTATATAATTTTTATAGAATATATTATATATAGTAGAACCATAAAAATTGATTATTAATTCTTTAAGATTTTTGCCTGAGGAGCCATTAATTTTATTGATATCTGTCAACGCAGCTTCACGCCAATGCCACGGCATAAGATTTATTGATTCTTCGTTAAACGGGAATTTATAATATTTAAAATCTATGAGAGGATTTATAGCAACATCATAAAAAACTCTTTGTATCTCTACGCCAGCTTTTTTTATTATATTGATAATTTGTGTATTATTAGTATGGAGAATATGAGCACCTTTTTGGTAGGGTATGTTTTCAATATTATAGAGGGTCTGTGAGAAGCCACCTAATTGAGAATTTTTCTCATATAGCTTGACGTTATATTTATCTTTTAAAAAATATGAAAGGGAACATCCAGTGATGCCCCCTCCAATTATGTGAATTGTTTTCATACTTGTGTACTGTCGTATATTCCTTTCAACTTATTGTAGAAGTTGAGTACAACTTTATCATCAACTTCAGGTATAAATGTAGAATCTTTTTTAACTTTCTTTAAAAGTTTCCTAGCAGTTTTCATAGCTTCAATTACTTCATTTCTTTCATAAACTCTACCATCAATCATTACAAAAGTATCTTCATTTTCGCCGTTGATCTCTGTAATATTATCCGCAGAATGTTGGTCTTCAACAATCGCAGAAATCTTATCATAAGAACAAGTACCTGGTCGTCTCTCTTTTTTCTGTCTTGTTTCACGCATTCTGTATCTAATTTCCATATAAATGAGTTTATAAAAATATGAAAATACTGCGCTTACTTTTCCTTCTTTATTAATGTGATTTGGATCATAAAGATGTTCTTTTCGACAAGCTCTTGCTACAGCGTATTGAACATAATCTTCTTTATGCCAAGAAGATATTTTTGCTTTATTAACAAAATAATTAGCCATTTCATAATACATCGCTATTAACTTAGCTTGTGATCGTTCTTCGTTTCGAGAATAGAACGCATCTTTCATTTCTTGTTTATTTATTTCCATTTGTTTCTCCTATGTGTTATGTGTTTTGTGTTTATTTTCTAATCGTTTAATATACCAAGGTTGCCAGCTTCATATTGTTCAATAACTTGTTCTGGTGTTTTACCTTCAAGTAGAGATGTTAAAGGTACTCCCATTGCTTCCGCAATTTCTGATACTTTAATCATTTTCTGCTCTTCAGTTAACATTTGCATGTGTTTCCCCCTTTGTGTATATACATATTATACACTATTTTTTTAATTGTCCAAAGTTGAACGGCGTTCTTTACTACCATCCCATGGCTTTTCGAAATATTTTTCTTCGTCAAAATCATCATGCCTATTTAACGGATATTCTCTAACACCCGCCATATAAGAACCTATTGGAATGTGAATTATACGTTTATCATCTTTGGCTATTACATGTCTAAATGAAATCCGATCCACTATATATATTTGATTATTCCAAAATATTCGTTGGCCGTACCCAATATCGCTCATTCTCGCTTTATAATACTTTACTAAATCTTGAATGAAACCTTTAATTAGAATTAAAATAAAACCAGTTATAACCATTGTTACAAATGTAAGCCATAATTCTGCTCCATATTGGTTTATTATATTTGTTATTATTTGTTCCATGATAGCTCCTAGACGTAAAATCTCCTAGTGCTATATTAACTCCTTTAATCTATTTTCTATATTGTCACTATGTTTTATTCTTATTAACTTTATATTATTATCTTTACAGTATTTTGTTTTTATGTCATCATTTTTTTGTCTTTGTTTAAACCCTTCAACACCGCCGAAAAAATTTACAGGTTTATAATGCTGTTCCCCATCAAATTCTATTAACACATTTTTGTCTAAAATATAAAAATCAAAAGGTAACGGTTTTATGTTTTTACAATCGTCAAGCCGGTATTGTCTTTTATATTTAATATTATTTTCATCTAATATTCTAGCTATCCTTAACTCACCCTTGCTTTCGTTACATATAGGACAATTATTACCGTTTAAATGATGTATTGGTTGTTGTTCAAATACTCCATGTTTTTGACATATTATTTTAACTTTAGTATAATTATTTTTATATTTAACCAAAGAATAATCATATTTATCACCATGTGTTTGTTTGGCTCTTCGTACAAATATCTCCTTTGTAAGTTTACTTGTTCCAGAACAACTAATACAACCTTTTCCTTGTAAATGATTGCATGGGTATTGCTCAAATACTCCATGTTTTTGACATATTATTTTAATTTTTGTTATATTGTTTATATAGTCAACCAAAGAATAATCATACTTATCACCATGAATAGCTTTAGCTTTTTCTATAAAATTATTAGCTATTAATTTAGTATATGAACACATTTTACAATTTGCACCGTTAACATGGTGATCTGCTCTTTGTGAAAAATCACCATGTTCCGGGCATATTATTTTAACTTTATTTTTGTTACCCTTATAATTAACTAAAGAATAATCATATTTATCACCATGTGTTTGCTTGGCTTTTTGTATAAATTCTTCTGTTGTTAATTTTTTTCCCATATAGTAGTTATTTTACTTACTATTGTTTTTGCTGTTACTGTTATAATATAAAGATGTTTTTGGATAATGTGCTTCTAATTTACCTAAATTATAAAGTGTTGTGAAGACACTCAAAGATTTATCAGAATCTTTAGTCCACTTATCAACATCTGCTAAAAGCCACATAACTGGAATCATTTTAGTTGCTAGTGCATAATCTTTTATATCATTTAACTTATGCATGTCTTTCTTTCTATAGAAAGCTGTTTTGCTCATTTTGCACCAGTAAGTAGTAAAAGCATCCCAGAAGTTAGCTGCCTCAATAGATAAATCTGTTGAATCAAAATGTCTAGCTTTTTCATATTTAGCCTTAGTTCCACCTTTAGTTAATTCTTCGGGAAGGGGAGAATTTGCAATCTCTTCCTTCCTAAGCGACGCTGCAATAAAATTTCCTTCTGGTTCGTATGTTACATTATCATCTCCACCAGTTCTTTTAACTGATTTAAGTATACGTCTTGGAAGATTACTTCCAGGTACTAGTAGTATTTCAAATACTTTATTTGCTCCAAATCTTTTAACTTCTACTAAACCTTGTTCTTCTAACTGTTTCAACCCCTTGGAACAAGCACCTACCGATACACTAGTGTTTATATGAATATATTCAAATGAACACCGAATGTCTGTGAAACCTGCGAGACTTCTATAAAATAAATACATGATTAAAGCTTGTTGTGATATTTTCTTTTCACCTGCCAATTGGATGGCATAATTTTGAACTTGCGCGAAATCCCCATCAGAATTTCTTACGATATGACTTGAATTTTTAGCCATTGACTACCCCTTAGACTACATAATTTGTAAGGATGTTTGAGTTGTTTAATTTTAGTCATGTAATAAAGGTGGTAATTTCCGGATTTAACATCTAAGATAATATCCGCTGTTTCTTCCATAGAAATATTTAACCCACAAATGTGTTTTATGTGTTATAATTAATTATGCTTTTTGTACGTTTGTTTTCACATATTCAGGGTAGTTTTGTTGAACATATTCTCGAATCGCCGCATCTTCGAAGTGGTACATTTTTCTTCCCTCTTTATCACAAATTTCTTTTATCATTTCGTGTAAACTTTTTGATATTGAAATTTTTGTATAATCCTTCATATTAGGCATTTTAGACTCCTTCACTTAACAAAATATCTTTAACATTTTGATTATATTTTATTCTTATTAATTTTATATTATTGTTTTCGCAATATTTAGTTTTAATATTATCCCGATACTTTAATTTATTAAACGCTTTAATGCCTCCAAAATGTTCAATCGGTTTGTAATGTTGTTCTCCATCATATTCTATTAATATATTACTACTTGGTATATAGAAATCAAATGGTAATAAATTTTTATCTTTACAATCATTAAATTTATATTCTCTTATATATTGTATATTTTTATCTTTTAAATATTTAGCAGTAGCTTTTTCACCCTTAGACTCATTACATATTAGACATCCACGATTTTGTAAATGAGCATATGGCTTTTGTATAAATACCCCATGCTCTGGACATATTATTTTAACCTTAGTTTTATTATTTTTATAATCAACTAAAGAATAATCATATTTATTACCATGTATTTTATTACTTTTATCAATAAATTCTTTTTTAGAATACAAAATATTATTAGCACATTTAGGACAACCCTGCCCATTTATATGATTATTTGCTTTTTGTATAAATGTACCATGTTCTGGACATATTATTTTAATTTTAGTGTCAGAATTTTTATAACAAACAAGTTTGTAATCATATTTATTTCCATGTATTTTTTTAGCTTTTTTTATAAATTCTTTGGTTGTATATTTATGCTTATGACTGCACTTAGAACAACCTTGACCTTTTAAATGAGCGTTCATTTGTTGTATAAATACCCCATGCTCTGGACATATTATTTTAATTTTATCTTGACTATTTTTATAATCAACCAAAGAATAATCATATTTATTATCATGTATTTTATTAGCTTCTTTATTGAATTCTTGAATAGTTTTTACAATACTTTTAAAGTTTTCAGAATGGTCTGCAGAACATTTTGGACAACCAGTTCCAGATCTATGATGATAAATTCTTTGTTCAAATACCCCATGCTCTGGGCATATTATTTTAACTTTTGTTCTTATGTTTACATATTTAACTAAAGAATAATCATATTTATTATTATGTATTTTATTTGATTGTTTAATAAATTTATCTTTATAAATATTCATATTAAATATTGTTATCATCTCCTTCTTCTCTATCGTCCCATGCATATAAGGTTTTAAAGTAATCTCCGTACCAGTGTGGATTCCCCCACTTTGAGTTATGATGTATACATCTGGAACACAAACTTTTGAAGTATTCTATAGCATGTATGTCCATTTGATTGGTGTAATCTATATTATAATTTTTCCAATTATTCAAACAAAAATAGCATTTTTTTTCGTCTTTGATCAAAGTTATTTTTGTATATTCAGCCTGACTATATTTTTTTTTCAACCCTTTATACATGATTATCTTTCCGTACAATAACTTATTTTAATGTTTTTTTTTGGTATTTTTTTCACTTTACCTTTGTTCTTTTTTTTTAATAACCTGTTAACTTCAACCACTAAATTTATAAACTCTCTATCTTCAACGTATTTATTTCTATAATAATTACGATCTAAAATATTTTCATTTCTAGCCTGTTTCCACTTAGAGCAAATATAATTCATGCTATATACTTTTTTACTCTTCATACGTTTTATTTTGTCATCTACTATGTACTGGCAATTGTGGCAGTTATTACCAAGAAGAATATTTTAGTGTATCTATTATCAAACACCACCAGTACTTACCTGAGGTTCTGAAAGTTTCATATTTCTGTAATTAATAAGGAAATCAATCTTAAGGTTAGCTGCTCCATTTCTATTTTTAGCAACCCATAACCCTACTCGACCTTCGTCACGTTCTTCTCTAGATTGTTGTACTGATAGGAGGAGGTCGAGAATCCTATTTTTTTCCATTGAATCTGCAACTTGATCCATACCAATAATATCTTTGGTACCGCCATCTTCTTTAAGTGCATCCCTGCGTGACTGAGTAGCTGTTAAAACAACGCAATCTCTTTTAATTGCTAGAGCTCTTAATTCTCTAAATATCCAACCTTGTTCTTCATATGTATTTTTTGTATTTCTAGTTGACTTCATGATATCACCATAATCCACAACGATTACATCTGGCGTAAAATCTTCATAAAGAGCTAATTCATCTAAATGTGCTTCAATATCATAAGTAGATGCTGCTCCAGTCGGAAATTCTTTCATTTTGAGATGAGTTTTAGTCATCATTTTAAGCATTTTATATGCTTTTTTCACGTCATCGATCCCTTCCAATCTCATGAGTGAATTAATAGTTTGACCAGATGCTACACCATCGTATCTAAGACCAAGTCGCTCTTCGCCCATTTCTAAAGAATAGTGAGCTACATTGTACCCACCCACAAGAAATTTAAAGCCTAAGTTGACTAAAAAAATTGTTTTACCCAATCCAGGGGGTCCCTGTATTGCGTGAAGCTCTTTACGCGCGAAACCACCCCCCGTTATATGATCAAGATTTGAAAAACCTGTAGATATTTTATTACCCATAGAATTAGCAATTCTATTATATCTTTCATCTATATCAAACAAATCTATACCTAAATCTGTATCAATACTAAATTTTATACTCTCTGTTACATCTGCTAAAATTTCTCTAAACTTCTCATCTGTGAAATCGTCGCCATCATTGATTTTATCACTGGCAAGCATTATTGCTTTCTCAACATTAACTTTTCTAGCATGCATTACTACTAAATCTGTTATATAGTCTTTTTCACCATGGTTGAATATTTTCTGACTAAAAATCTCATCTACTACACCATTAACAACATCTTCGTTTTCACCAGCTTTAGTAAGTTCATGTCTTAAAACTTTTTCTGTTGGAGCTTTTTGATATTTTTCAAAATAGAGTTTATAGAGTATAAATACTTTTGAAAATATTTTAGATGAGAGGAAAAAACTTTTATCTAAGTGTGCCATCATACGAACCAAAAATGTTTGATCTTGATTACACATCCTGTACATATCTACAATTAAATCGCCTAAATCTATATTTTGATTCATTTATAATCCTTTCTTACTTTTTGTTTTAATTTTGTTTCTAATCCACCCTTCACCATGATAATCGTTATAGAACACCATTTCCATCTCTTCCGGAAGATTTTCTAATTCAATATCAAATGAACTAAACCTACCATCACCAAATGGGTTTAGGATATCAAATATTTTTTGTATCCAAGATACTACTTCTAAACGTTTGGAGGTTTGTACTCCACTGGGATATTTTTCATTTATTAAATACATTATTAAATATGCGATCGATTTATCCGGATCCATATGTATTAAGAGATGTTTTGCATATTCTTTAACAATATTATCTGTAGAGCACTTCATGCATCATACTCCTAAACTTAGTTGGTTCCTTTTTAGGAAATATCAAGAGCGATTCGTCAACGTAATTTATACCTCCAGCATTAATATCCTTAGCATCAGTAAGAACAAACCAATTGTACACACCTACCTCAATAGAATAATTAGCTTCACTTGTAATTTTATTTATATTATATATTAAATTCTTAAATATACCTTTTCTTGTTTTTAAATCTTTATCAAAATCGGGTATAAATATTACTTGTTTGGGTGTCTTCCATAGAAGTTTCTGTGCGAAGGCTTTAGACATTTTATTGCCCATAAGAGCAGTTACACTATTACCTTTAGAAAGATACATCGCGTCGAAGGGACCTTCTGCAATAAAGATTCTATCATTCGCTTTTAGTAGGTCGTAAAAATAAACAACTTGGGAACGAGAAACCGATGGATTCATATACTTCCATTTCTTATCTCTCCCCAGATAATCACGAGCTTGAAAATACACTAACTTACCATTTTCATAAGTTGGGACATATATCCTACCATGAAATTTATTTTTCCCCCATCCGTTGCAATAAGAACATTTATCGCCGTTGATAAACCTATCTCCATTACACTGAGGACAAACTTCATGGTCTATATATTTCAAACCAAATCTATCAATTATCTCGGGGGTGAATTCTCTGCCTTGAAGATATATTAAACCCTTCCTACCCATTCTATTTCGCATAATTCTTTCTTGATTGAATGATTTAAGACCGGCGGGTTCTTGAAGAAGATCTAAATTTTTAGCATTCTCTTCTTTTATTATTTGACGAGTTGGGGGGCGTATTACTATACCTTGTTTTTTAAGAGCATACCTAATTTCAAATAATATTTTTTCAGCTTTAGCACGTGGAACATCTCTTTCCTCCATAACAAACTTTTCTAAATCCCAAGCTCTCTGAAGTTTAAAATCAAATACTATACCTGTGTCATAATTGAAGCCTAGACGTTTTCGTCCATCTATATAAAAAGGGGATGGTATATTAATCCAATGACCTTTGTCATTAGTTTTCTCCTCATAATCATCAGTAATATATTGTTGCACATATGCAATTATTACTTCACGAGGATATATTTTCACTGTGTTGTGATTATTTAACAGCATTGTTTTTTCCTATGTATTTTTAATTGCTACTATCAGCGGTTTGTTAAAACGAATCCAGCGAAAAAAGATTGATATCTTTCGGGCATTTCATCTAATGGAATTATTAATGTTTTCTCATTGCCATATCGAAAATTATGTATAGCTATATCACCGGAATCTTCATCTATCAAAATTTTTAAATTATTTGATTTTAATCTTGCTTTACTACTATTTATTGTTCCACCTTGCAATAACGCCATATTCATACCTCATCATGTTTCATCTTTAATAAAACATTAGTTGTTTTAATTAATAAAATATTATCTATAATTTTTTCTACCGTTTCAACATCATAAACATTAAATGCTTTACGCAATTTATTCTTAATTTTATCCGGGACAGTTGAATCTAGCAAAAGTTGAAAAACAATAAAATCTTCCATTTATATGTCCAATACTCTGTCTTCTTTTCTCTCCAGCTTCTTCTTAGTTTTAGTTTTAACTTTACCAATATATTGAACTGCAGAGTTGGTAGCTTTATTCTTCATTTTATTAAAGATTTTATCTATACCAATACCGGAAGCGATTGTTGTATATTCTGCTACATTCTTATCTGTCCTTATAGCACCATATAATGTTCTAGCACCTTTTCCAGAAGAAGAAACTTTCATGGCAGCTTGAACAAGGGAGTCGCCTTCTTTCATAGCTTCAGTATGATTTCTATTTGTGGGAATATTTTTAACAATAAGAATATTACTTGCTTCTTTTATTGAACCATAAGAAAATTTAGGACTTTTAATTTTCATCTCACCTTCGACTTCCTGGTATAAAGAGTCAAATGAGAGGTTTATAAAACCACCAGAGAAAGCTACAGAGGAATGATCTCCTTCGTCTATCGCGAATGGTGTAAAATATTTATCATTATGAAGATTTATTATATCTGTAATGATACGAGTCTTACGTACAATCTCATCATTGATTTTATCAAATGATAGACTCCCAACCTGCTTACCAATTTCATCATTAGCCATAAGAAGGACAGACATATTGTTTGAAAATTCTGCAACTTTACTTAAGAGCCGAGTTGCATTTGACGTTGCTGGAATTGATTCCTTAAGAAAGGGAAGAGCAACTACTAATAAAATTTTGTTCTCCTGCTCTAGGAGAATATTTAGAATTGTTATAACAGAGGATGAACCAGAACCGCCTCCAGCAGAAATAAAATATACTACATATTCTTCATTTATATCTTTTAAAGCTTCTTCTACATGTTCTCTTTGTTGAGACCATATTTTTAAACCTTTTGAATAATTCTGGCCAGCTCCACCTTCTACAAGAATATGGTCATTGGCTATATTCTCTCCGCCTGAATCTCTACTGTCTGTATTGAAGGCGATGAGTTTATCTCCATCAAGAGCGTATTTGCTTGCAAGTCGGGTGCCACATTGACCTGCACCGATTACAACCTTTTTACTGAATGACATTTGTTTCTCCTTTTTTTAAATGTGTTTGTATTATAAATTTTCTTTTATTAGTTCTAAAAGTTTATTTTCAACATTTATATTATGATATTTTTCCAAATCATATATACTATCATTCCACTTAATAGTAGTAGTTTTTGTATTTTCTTGTATAGTAAGAAAACTATTTAATGCAAACTTTTTATCTGGATATATTTGTTTTAGAGTGTTAATCAATATATTCTCCTATTTTTAATATTAAATATGCTTTTTATTTAACAAATTTGTAGTTACCACAATCATATATTCTTAGCCATCCTGCTTCATCCATTATTTGAAACTCCGTTTTATCTATTGAATAATTATCGAAATTCTTTAATTCACTCTTCCTAAATTTGTATCTATGATAACGTTTTAAATTTTTAGAATAATAATAATTAGGTATTGTTTGCTTATCAAATTTAAACCCCAATTTATAATATAAATTACCTTGACTCCATCTTCTATCTGCAAATGATTCTATTAATTTTGGTTTCCATTCTTTTTCAAAGTAAATAAGCATCTTAGAAGCTAATCCTGGCGTCCATGTATCAGATATTGTAACAAATCTTATTAATTCCCAACTTCCATCAACATGTATTTTGTTCATAAATCTTCTTAATTTACCGAAAGTCATAACACCAATTAATTCATCATTGTAATAAGCACCTAATTTAATACTACTTTTATCTTCACCTTGTATATGAAAAGTATTAAGGAAGGTATTTTTAGTTTTAGCATCTATTTCTTTTATAGTGGTTTGTCTAGCTCCTATCCTTCTAGAATTTAAACCTAATAGATTTTTTAGGCGTGCTTCTACTATTTTTCTTTTGTTAACCCATTCATCTTCAAATATATGTATTAATTGTATACTTTTCATTTCACATTCTAGCGTTTTATCTAAATGATAATATTTATCCACAAATTCATCTGAATGCCAATAAAGGCCATCAAATTCAATAGCTAAATTGTGAGAAGGAATATAAATATCAAGTTCTAAAGGTTTAATTAATTCTCTAGAATTACTTTCAAATTTTATATTATATAAATTTAAAAAATTTTTTAATTCTTGTTCATAACTAGATATACCAACAAGTTTTGGGTTGCATACTAAACATCTTGGTATATGTCCATCATCTAAATGATCGCTAAATATATTGCCACATTTTGTACATTTCCAAGAATATTTATTTTTTCTATCAATCCCGTGATAACTATCTATGTTAAATAAAGGAATAATATCATCATTTCTTTTTATGATATTATTAAAGAAAGTTTTAAGTCTAGTTAATTTTCTTTTTTCAATAGTATCTTTATTATATGAATTATGTTTAACACCGTATTTTTTTATATTTGTTCCAGTGATACGATTTGTAAGTTGAAAAGTATTAGAAACTCCGTACCTAATTATATTTGTTTCTATAGCTTTACTGTTATTATTATAATTTTCATCACCGTATTTTTCACTTTTAGTTTTTTTAGATTTACTTTTAACAGATTCTAATTTAAACACATTATCCACATTATATTTAACTTTTATTGTTTTAATTGATTCAACGCCTCCACAATTTGGACTACAAAACTTATTATATCCATTTGACCAACGAAATATTTTTAATTTTTTGCCGCATATACAACGAGGTGGTGTTTCTATATTATTATAAAATAAATAAAATCTTTCTAATATATCATATTCTTTATTAGGTAAACAATCATTTAATAAATTAAAATGAATACTATTTTTACGTATACCTTTAAACTTCCCATTTACAAATAAATTTTTATTTGCGTACTTTATTAAATCTGAACGAGTCAATATTAAAATCCAGCGTATGGGTTATCTGGATCTTTTACTTTAGCTTTTCTCTCTTTCATCTGTTGTTTGGCTTTTAAATCGGCTGATTCTTGAACATTGGGGACATGATCTGATTTTTTCTTTTTACCACCGTATCTGGTACCATAATCTCTTCGTCTAGTTCCATCTGATATCATTTTAAATCCGCCATGACCCATAGATATTTTTTTAGACATTTGTTTTCCACACTTATTACAAATCATTAAAGGTTCTTCAGACATAGTATGAAATTCTTCTTTTTCTGCACCACAATTTTTGCAATAATAATCATAAAATGGCATTATATCAATCTCCTATATATTTACTCACATCTATCATTGTATATAAATATGCTTTAGAAGTCTCATAATCTATAGATTTTATATGTATTTCTACGGAAAATATTTTACCATTTTTATTTTTTATTTTTATAAATCCAGAAGCTTGACCTTTTAATTCTGCTAATTTCATCATATTTTTAATTGTTTCATGATACTCGGGCAAAACTATATTATCTTGTATAAAAAGAATACTTTCTATTTCTTCTAATTTATAACCAAAAAGTTCTTTCGTTTTATTATTTATAAATACTATTTCGTCTTCAAGTGTATGTATAAAAAACCCTATGTTTGAATTATCAACTAAAATATTTAGGGTATCTTCGCTATATTTTAATTCTTGTATATATTGTTTTCTTTCGATACTAGTTGAAATTATTTTACCAACAGATTGAATAAAATTAATTTCATTTTTTTGCCAATTTTTATGTTTAAACGAAGTCATTGCACCTATAATGATATCACTTCCAAACATATTATCTTTAGGTATTAATATTTCAGCTACAGATCGAGCTTCATTAGTTTTATAATATTTTAAATTTTTAAACTGAGAAACTGAAAGATTTGGTATAATTAATTGTTTTACCTCTGTAAAATTTTGTTGTTGATTACTTAAATGTACCATATAACCTTTACATTCTTTAAGCCCTACGCCTGAAGCTTCATATGCTACAACAGCAGAATCATCTAATTGTATAACGTAACATTTATCGATGTTAAGTGCCTTTCGAACTAAATCTAATGATTTATCTATAGAAGTATCACGTATGTTTATTGGTGATGAAACTAAAATTGTTAATATTTTAGCAAAGATGATATTCAATCTTATTTCTTTTTTATTTAATATTTCTAACTTTCGTTCTTTGGTTTTATCTATTATTGCTGTAAAAGTACCAACTGTTATATTATTTTCAATCTTAGGTGTAACAACAAGTTTTAATATTTTTTTACGATTACCAATTAATCTAATTTCTTCGTATTCCGAGCTTTCTTGGCTTTCTTTAATATATTCAAGATTTGCTTCGTTTATCGCAATATCTTTGAACACATCAAATAAATTATTCCCCAAAAAATTTTGTTCGTTCTGCTCCATTAATTTACAATATGATTTATTAACAAATTTAAAAATATTATTATTATCTAAATACGATAAGGGAACTGGTATATCATTTAATAAAGACCATAAAAATTCTGTTTGTTCTTTTTGTTTTTTTTCTATAGTTTTCGTATCAGATTGGTTTATAAACGTTGATAATAATTTCCCGTAATGAAATGAGGTATGAACTGTACACTCCACCCAATCCCCATCTGCAGTTAATACATTATAACTATTTACTGTTGCAATTTTGTTGTCTTTCACTTCTTTAACATTTAAGTAAGCACGCTGCTTATCGTATTCAGCTATAAAATTAAATATATTTTGACTATATATTTCATCTTTAATATAGCCAAAAAAGGATTGAGCAAATTTATTTGCATATTTAATACTCCCAGATAAATTACAAATAATAATTGGTTGAGCTATATTATTTAATATTGTGTAATTTTGTTTTTTCTGTCGTTGAAATATATAATATATAGTATGCAATAATGATGTTAATACTATAGTTTGTACAATAAAAGATGTTATGCCAGGTAATGTTTTTATTCTAAAAAATATATCTTTACGAAATAATGTTGCGTTGTATGAATGTGAATAAAATAGCATTGCAATAAAAACAAATACAAGAACACCTAAAAATAGTAAAACATAACCTAATAAATTATTCTTCTTCATCCATCAATCCAGCCTTTTCGGCGTATTGTTCTATAAAAGATAAAACTTCTTCTATAAAATCTTCATCTATTTCTGATATTTCATCGTCTTCTCCTTTCAATATATGTAATATTTCTAAAGAGCTATCAATCCATTCTTGAAATGCTTTTTTATCATCTTTCCCTTTGAATTCAACATCATCTCTTATATTCTTTAGTGCAAGATACATAGATTCAATATCAGCAACACCTATCTCTAATACTGGAGCATCTGCTTTTTCATATATTTGTTCTTCTGTTAACATCATTCCGTCTAAAAAGGAATCAAGATTTATATCTGATTTTAGTATATTTTTCCACCTTCTTCTAGCAATCTTTAACTTTCTAAATATACCTTTACCTTTATTTTTACGCATAGTTACCTTACCCTTAATACGAGCTTTTCGTAAAGCTAACCTCATCTTACCTCTATTTCTAATAAAATTTATATGTGCCTTTCTTGACTTAACTCTATTTCTTTTAATTTTATGGAATTTTTTGTCTTTCTGATTCCATTTAATCTTTATACGTTTATAACGATATGCCATTTATTAACTCCTTAATTATCGAATATTTCATGATCATAAACTTCCATGATGAAATCATTGTCAATATATCTCTGTGTATTAGAATTATATGAATAATACATCTATGAATTGAGAATATCAATAGATCTAAGTGTGTATGCTTTCCTTCTTTTTCTAGTATCATCCGTATCAAAAGATATTATAAATACATCCTCTATTACATCTGGCTTAATTACAAATCCTATATATTTAATCATATGGATTGCCTAAGCGCAACCCACATATATCTGAATTGTTGTGAATGGATATTAATCCATTCTGTGAAAATAATATTTTTATCTCTTTTGTCACCCTTATTTCTACAATGTATAAGAGATATATTCATTAGTTTAACTTGGAGATCTAAGTATTCTCTCAATTCAAGTTTAGTAAACTCATAATGATCACAATAATTTTCAAATTCAATATCATTCATATTAATATTCCCGACTTATATAATAAGATTATCTTACGGTTAAAGATAAAAAAAGACTAGAATTAATTCCAGTCTTTTTATTTTATATATATATTTCTTGCCAGTTTTCGGCTTCCCAGTCAATCACCGCATCGTAATTAGTAACATCTACATTTTTTATCATAAATTTTCTTTTCCCCCTTCTGTCATTTTGATGAATTTGATGAGGCATGTAATTTGAATGTTTCTCCTTCTCATAATGTTTCTTTTTCTTTTTTGGTGACATTAATCCCCCCTGAACCTTTTGGGTTCAAATTGTTTAAATTGAACTATTTTAGTTCAATTTCACTGGGCATATAATTATCTTATAAAGGAGAATAAATATTTGTGTTTTAGTAAGGATGTATTTTTAGATATTTTTGAGTACGAAAAATTCTCCAGAAGCCATTTCAAATATAGCTCCGTGAAGAATAGTATTACTTAAATAACAAGGAACACCAAATAGGAAAGTTATATCAATATTATCTTCAGTTTTATTCGTAACGTCATTTCTGACGTATTCACCATTTTTAGTAAAACTTTTTTCCTCTAAATCTACCAGGTCGGCATTTTCTTGTAATTGATACATAAATTCTTCAGAAACAATTATTCTATCTAAACCAGCTTTATTCTTCTTTATCATAGTTTTAATTTTTTTAATATTTTTACGTTCTTTATTCATATAATAAAAATATGCTTTTATAGCATGTTTTATATTTATAAATAAAGATAATATTATGAAAACTGCTATTATAATCGGACGATTTCAACCTATTACTAAAGCTCATACGAATATTATACAAAATGCTATTGACTATTATGATGAAACTTATGTAGTTGTTATCAACTCTAAGCCATCAATTGTAGGAAATGTTGGTAGACGTTTAAGAGCTTCTGGTTCTATCACAACTATCGAACAAGATGTAGAAAACTGGAAATTAAAAAGAAAAGACGGACGGATACCAAAATCATATTCATCTAAAAAATTGCAAGGTGAAAAAGAAAGAAATCCCTTCTCTGGTATGGCAAGAAAGAAATTAGTATATAAAGCCTTCAAAGGTAAATTAAATCGAACACATATAATATCTCATACCCACGCTAATGTTCAACAAATTATAAATAAAATTCAAAATATATCTGGAAATACAGACTTTGTAATTTTATGCGGTTCAGATAGAGAGAAAACATATCAGCCACAAATAGATGATGCATTCAAAAAGGGATTTTTTGTGCCTGAAGTTGAAAGTGTTACAGTTGAACTTATAAGTAGAAATATGTCAGCTATAGATAATGTATCTGCAACACGTGTTAGAGACGCTTTAAGAAATGATGATATTGAATCATTCAGAAATCTTACTCCTCCTGGCATACATGACGAGTTTTATAATCTTAGAAAAGTATTAATTCAGGAGAGTAAAACTTTCTTTAAGAAAATGCTTAATGAAATGACGCATATTGAAGATTTAAAAGTTGGCGATTTTATAAAATTTGTTAAATCAATATATGAAACGGAAGCTTCTATTAAATTAGATGGCACTGCGGCTTTAGCTTTTGGATTTAATGACGACGGTGAATTTTATACTGGTTTTGGTAGAAATTTTAAAACTCTCAAACCTGAAGCAAAGAAATATAATGAAGAGGAATGGCTTGAGAGGAAAAATATATATATAAATCCTGCTGTAAGCGCTCATACCTTCTTTACAAAACATTTGGATGTAATCAAGAAGCATATGAAACCGGGTGATGTCTCTCTTGCAGAAATTCTCTTTGGTGATAAACCCAACTGTATTAAATATGATTTCTCAGGTATGAATTATATTGTCATCCTAAATAATCCAGAATTAGCTGAAGAATTAAATGGTATAAATGGTGAAATAAATACAGTAAACTATGTTCTTGACACAGACGGAATAACACCTAAAGCAGTTAAACAGAAGTGGAAGTTTGGCAAAACGCAAAGAGTGGATCCAGCAAAATATAATATAGATATAAATGGAGAGTTGAAAGAACTTGAAGACTTTCTTAATAAAGAAAATAATGGTATAAGAAATATAGATATTATTAGTATGCGTGCTATCGGAAAAAATAAAGAATTAATCAAGAAGGTTAGAGAGGACGCTAAATCGCTTAAACTTAATATTAAAGAAAAGTTACTCTCTCAATTTGTTAGACAGGTGAAAGAGGGAGAATATTCTCCAGCTGAAGGTTATAGTCATGAAGGTGTGGTGTTAAAGAGTAAAAGCGGCGAAATGATTAAAATTATTGATAAAGAAGTTTTTACAGCCATCCATGATAGAGATTGGGAACCAAGACATGCAGTTAAAAAAATTGCTAAGACTTTACCTCCTAAAGAGGCTATAAAAGAAATTGATAAAATGATTGATAATTTTGACTCCCTCTATCCTAATATTGCAAGTGATATGAAAGTGAGGGCTAAAAATAGTTTAAGGATGATGAAGATAACACTTAAGGACAGATTGTAATGTGGGAGGCGATAAATCAGGAAACCTTCTACAAAAGATATCATTATATTATTAGTGATAAAACTGTTATAACGGTAGAAGCTTGGAAACCTGCTAGTTTAGGCACTTGGAATACTTCATGGGATGTTGATATATTTTTTAATGGGTATTCTGCTGGTAATATTAAATATAATGGTCGATATAGTAAAAAAAAGGTTTTAGAACAGGTGTGGGGGTTATGCAATGGAGAATAAAAAACTTATAATTAAGAGTATGTTTAAATGAGAGTAGTGAAAACTTACGGAGAGAGTGGTCAAAGACAAATTAAAATTATGGATGGTGAAGACGTATTAATAAGTACTAATTGTTATAAAGAAGAAGACGGATGGCAATTAATAATTTCGTCTTCTCTTAGTAAAAAACAATTTGGTTTTATGTATTATGGGCTGTGGGATAAAGATAAATTTGCTGCTGAAGTACTAGATATGATTAACGAGTACAATAGGGCAAAAATAGCAGTATTTGACAGGATTTTTGAATAATGGAATGGGTAAAAGGTTTTGCTCCAGGAATTGGTTACAGAACGTTCCATGTTATGGTTGGTGGCTTAAAAACTATTACATTAATTTGTAGGAAAAACATAGTGATATCTGGAGAACCATGGGATTTAGCAATAAGCGGATGGAACATCCCAAACTATAATTTTAAATGGTATAAGAGGTTTCATCAAAAAGATATATTGGCTAAAACAGAAGATATAATATTAAATGTAAATGCTGCAAAGCTAGTAGTATTTAATAGAATATTTGAAGGACCTAAATAGTGGATGGATATATAATTATAGCTGTAAAGAGTGGTACTAATAAACATTACTATGCTATATTTGAATATGATAGTTTTAAAATGGATGATTGGGGCGATATGAAAGATTTTACTGAATTGGGAAATAAAATATTTTCATGGAAGGAGAAGGGATATTTAGGCCCTGAATATGAGGAAGGCTATGAATATTCAGAACCGTACATGGATGATATAACCTTTGATACTGAGGAAGAAGCTTACAGAGAATTATTATCAAATATACTTAAAGGATGGTAAATGATATCTTATAATTTCTTTTACGACGTAGTTAGTGAAGCATACGAACAATTTTTCTATCCCGAAGCTATTAGACATAGAAGAGATAAACCTCTAGACGCAACTCTTTTTTCAGCAATAAGCGATGACGTTAAAGACGATAAAAATTTTAATAATACTAAATTTACTTATGAAATTGTAACGAATAAAAATGGCGTACAAAAGAAATTAAAAAATAAAGCAGATGAAATATTAGAAATGATTGATGATTTTAATCAATTTTTTGATGATCAATATAATCAAGTTATAGAAGACACATTAGAAGAGTATAGAGATCAAGAAGAAAATCCAAATTTAGAAGAAAATGATATACCAAGAGATATGTTACAAAATAATTTTATGCAACAAGCTGGCTGGAATGCTCAGGATAAGTTTCCAGAAGTATATAAAATGTTTGCTGTTGACGACATAACATTTGATATGTGGGAAGTTAAAGGAACTTTCTTACCAGACGCAGAAAACGATTTACAAGAAATATATGGTATATTTAAAGGTGCTATTGATAAGATATATAATAGATTGTTAGAAGTGTCACATGATGCTATTGAGGAGATATTTAAATGAAATTTAAAAAATTATTAACAGAAATTAAGGCTGAGATACAAGGAAATAAATTTCCAGACCATTTAGTGTTTGATGATAACGATAATATTATAGGTGATAAGTTAAAAGGTGGAGCATGGGAAAAAGTATTTAATGAAATACTTATTGCCATTAAAAAGCAAGGACTGAGTAAACTTTTCTCAGCTAATAAAGATCCAGTAGACGTTTTTGGTGCGACTGCAACTGGAAAAATTAATATGCAAGATGATAATGGTAAAAAATATTATTTTGATACTGCAACTAAAAAAATATATAATAGGAAGTAATTATGAAATTTGAACAATCATTAGAAGAAGGAATAGGACAACAATCTGGCGGTTTATTGTTAGCTGCTAGCTTACTACTTTTCTCTTTTGGGGCGATGAAACAAAGTGACAATCTTGCAGCAGCGAGAGAATTTTTGCTTCAACATCCTACCTACGTAGAGAAGTTAAATGATTTAAAAAGCATTGATAGATTTGATAAAATAACAAGAAATAAAGTAGTAAACCAATGGAAAGCGTTTGTATCTGAAGAAGGTTTAGACCCTAAGCTTGCTTACGGGTTAAAAACGTTAGGCCATGGTGAACTTGCAAGGAGAATTAAATGAGAACTGCCGAATATGTAAAATTAAAATCAGATAGCAATTATATACATACAAAATACGCAATAATGGAAGTTACAGTAGGTTCATCTTTAGGGGCATCTCAGGTATGGCTTAAATGTGTTTCACATGGATGGGATACAGAAGAAAATCTCGAAGGCTACAAACTCACAAACGATGGGTATGAACCTGCATTAGTAGATGGTCGAGCAATAAAACAAAATCCGTATACAGGTGTAGATAAAACTGGTATGCAAGGCACTATTGGCGAATACTCAATCGCGACTCTTGCAGATGTTGATCCATATAACAGAGGCGGTAAATTAACATTTATCCCTTCTATTAGTATAGGTTAATATGAAATATGTAACCTATGAATCACTTGATGATATCCTATATATATTTATTGCTCGGGGAATGTAACAAGGTGATGAAGATGCTATGGGGTTTTATAAAGTTCAATTGTTAGGAACGCTTGATCTAAAAAAACCTCAGTATAACGGTTTCGATGGGAAGGAAGAATTTTTTGTATTCTATCCAGAGGATAAACCTGAAATAGATATGAGTGATTTTAATATCTATAATGAAATATATGGTATGGCAAAATATTCGTAGTACTTTTAAAGGAGTAAAATAATGACAAATTTTGAACAATTTTTGAATAATACTCTAAACGAAATGGGTGGCGTTGCCATGCAATCAGATAGAATTAACAAAGAACATATCCATTCTACTCTTAAAAAATATGTTGAGCAAGTACTTACACATATCCCCCACAGAGGATATCAAATTCTTGGTTCAGCTGGGAAAAAACCAACATCAGGTGATATTGATCTAGGTTTTGATACCGATTTGACTATAGATGAAGTTGCAGAAAAATTAGAAGACCTAGGTGTGATGTATAAAGTTGGTAAAGGTTTTGATCAAATATGGACAGGCTTTCCGCAATATGATAAAAATGGTGAAAAAGTTAAAGATGAAAACGGAAGAGTTAAAAAGGCTCAAATAGATTTAATGTTTGGTGATCCCGATTGGTTAGACTTCGCCTACTATTCTCCTGGTGCAGAAGAGACTGAATTTTCTGCTCACCATGCTAAAGTCCTTCTCGCAGCAACTATACGATATGCAGAAGAAAAAGCTCTCGATGATGGTTCCATCCAAACGCATGTTATCAATTGGGGTACTGGTTTATGGACTAAGAAGAGAAGTAAATATATCTCTCAACGTGGTAAGTTTAAAGGTCAAGAGAGAGAAAGACAAATTAAGAGTGACAAGCCCGTAGTAACAACACCCCAAGGTGTTGCAGATTTTCTAACTATGGCGACAGGCCAAAAATGGTCTGTTTCTGATATGAAACAACCCTTCGAATTCATATGGGAAAAAGTTGTTAAATCTTTTGATAAACAGACTCTTCTTCGTATTGCAGCATATGTCAGAGATGCTTTAGCTCCAAGGCCAGGTTATGACCTCCCTGATGTAGTTGCTGAACTTTTTAATGAAAATCTAACTTTGTCTTTTTCATTGATGAAGAAATTATCTGAGGAATTATGACTAATAAAGAAATAAAGAAAAAATATCCTGGATATCAAATTCGGAGTTCTAAAAGTAATACTAATAAATATACTCTTAATATCTTATATAAACAGAAATTAAATGATAAAGTTATAGGTGATTATTACGGAGAATGCATACTTATTATAAATGATATAGAGAAAGGTAGATGGGATTATATAAAAAAACATAACAAGCCTTCTGCTTTTATGTGGAATACAAATGATAATAAATTTGTTATACTAACACTTAATCTTAAGGATAAAGAAAAAAATAATGATGGCAGATTTACTGTTATACCATATCAATGTGATGTAAATAAACATGTTATACGCTTTGTACATGAAAGAGCAATGGGTATTGCGTCAGGTAATATAAAATTTGATCTATATTACCCTATTTTAAAAAAGGGAATGTACACGTATATGCGCAGCTCTACTACAAAAATTGTAGTATTTAGTTATGAAGTACCAGACTTTAATTATGGGAATAGTGCAAGACTTCGAGGTTTATATTCTATAAAGTTGAGTAAAGTTATAATACCAGCTGTTTTTAGCAATATAATAAAGGATGAAAATATGTATCTTTTCTTTTTTGATAATAGTGCACACTACAATGATTATGACATTGCAATCCCTAGTAAGGAAATATTAAACTTTAATCCAGAGACTAAATATAAATTTATTAGTAGATTATTTAAAAAGGTACAATAGTGAACATAATTAATAAAATGATTAATGAAATGATTAATGAAGAAATTAGTACACGACTAAAAAAACAAAAAACTCCAGGCAAAAAACGTTGGAAGCAATTAAGCAATAGTGATAGAATACGTATTTTAGAATTATATGATTTTATCGCTACAGAGTTAACGCGTAAATTTACAGCTAGTTTAGATGATATACCTGAAAGTGCTGGAGGTTCTGACATAAGGTTTTCATTTAATTATGAAGTGGATGGAGAAGTCAAGTCACTATCTAAAGAAGAAGTTTTATCATATTTAATACAATTATTAGCTAAAGATAAAAAATACGATGATTTAGTGGTAACAATAATACCTTCAGGTATAAATTTTACCGATATTAAATTATCTGGATCATTCCCAACGTTTATGATATCGAAACCGTATGCCACAGTTAAATCCGGTGAATTTTTATTTTTTATAACTCACACTAAAGAAAATAAAAGTGGTGATAAAAAATTAACTAATAAACAATTAACTCCAGAATATTTTGATATAAATGGTAAATCATTTACATATGATTCGTTATATAAAGACATAATGCATAAATTGAAAACTAAAAAATTAGATTCTGACGTACGAGCATTTATTATTGAAATTATGAATATAATAAATGATTCTAATAATTATACAAACATTGAAGATAATATAATTATCAAAAGAACAAAATTACATAAACAGTTAAATTTAGGTCTAGCAGATCAATCCATAATATATAAAAATTTTGGAGAAATTATACAGCCCTTAGTTATAACAAAAAATAAAGATAACGAAATAATGTTTCCGTCTTCAGCAAGCGAACAACTTGTTGATTTTTACATAGATGATGTTCCGTATTCTACTAAATATAAATCAGGAGCACCACCAAGTATAAAAAAAATGGCCCGTGTATATTATCAACAAGCTATAGATACTTTAGGCGAAAATCACGTATTAGTAAATTTGTTTAAAACTTTAAATAAACGGCCAAAATTTACTGCAGGATATGTTCCTATATATTTTGCTATCAATAATATGCCTGATATTATGTCTAACTTATTAAAATTTATGGAAGTTGATAGCTTGTATACTCAAAAAAATCCTCATGTGCCAATCAATAAAAAAATCGTTGAATATTATAATAAAGACATTTTAGAAGAAAAATTAATTAAATTTTATACAAATGCTAAGTTAAATGTCAGACCAGTTGATTTTAAAAATTATATAAATAATAGTATATATTTACATAGTTCAGATGCATGGGGATTAATATCGTATCCCATAAGAGTTAAAGTTATTAATGCTCTAAATAATGATTTTGGTGATGTAAAAAATGAATTAGTAAAATTAATTAATGCAAATTCTAATATAATCCAGGTTAGAACATATGATACAGAGAATGAATTAAAATTTTTATTTGAACATTTCAATGAAGATATAAAAATAGATTTTGTACCTGGTGGGAGTTTTAAAGAGCCTAACAATCAAAACATTAGAATTAAAATATCAAAGGCTTAATTTCTGTTTTAACATTATTCATTTTTTTAAAGAAACCTTCGGTTTTAAACCCTATAGTTTTATCATCCATTTTAACAAAAACAATTCCATCAAATTTTTTGAGTGGTATATTATACAATATAACTCCTGTATCATATACTTTAATCTTTTTTCCTTTATAAGATATATATTCCTCTCCATCAATAGATACAACTTTATTGATGAGGGTTTCTTCTAGTATATACTGGTTTGAAAACTTAATTCCAACTTTTTCTTTATTTATGAGAAAGGTAAGATATTGCGCCATATTATTATCTTATATAAAATGTATAAAATGTATAAAATTACAAAAAAAGAGGGAGTATAAACTCCCTCTTTCCATTTATTCGTCAACTACTTCATAATCTGAATCCTCGGACTCAGTAGCATCATTAGTTTCAGTGTATACAGCTTCTGCAATTTTATGTGCGACTTGCTGTAACGCTTCAAATTTTATTTTAAGTTCATCCAACTCTCCGTCTAAGGAAGCTCTTAGATCCGATATTGCAGTTTCAACATTTATTCTATCTTCTTCCGCAATTTTATCCCCGAAATCCTTCAAAGTTTTCTCTGTTGAATAAATAAGATTATCAGCGTCATTCTTAACTTGAATCTTTTCTACTATTAATTCATCTGCTTCAGCATTAGCTTCAGCGTCATTAACCATTTTATTTATTTCAGCATCTGAAAGACCGGATGAAGATTCAATTTTTATTTTTTGCTCCTTTCCTGTTCCAAGATCTTTTGCAGACACGTGTACTATACCATTAGCATCAATATCAAAACTAACTTCAATTTGTGGTACTCCTCTAGGAGCTGGAGGTATATCTGTTAAATCAAAATTACCTAATGTTCTATTCTGACTAACAACCTTTCTTTCACCTTGAAGGACATGGATTGACACAGCAGGTTGGTTATCAACTGCTGTCGAAAATGTTTGACTTTTTTTAGTTGGAATAGTGGTATTTCTATCAATTAACTTAGTCATTACACCACCCAAAGTTTCAATACCCAAAGAAAGGGGAGTAACATCAAGTAAGAGGATGTCATTAACACCACCCGATAATACACCTCCCTGAATAGCAGCTCCGAGAGCAACTACTTCATCCGGGTTAACACTTTTGTTAGGTTCTTTCTTAAAAATTTCTTTTACTATTTCCTGAACCGCTGGAATACGAGTCGAACCTCCAACTAAAATAACTTCATCGATATCTTCTACTTTAAAACCAGAGTCTTTAATCGCATTAAGACATGGTTGTTTAGTCCTTTGTACAAGGTCATCAACCAACTGTTCAAACTTAGCACGTGTTAAATCTACCTGAAGATGCTTAGGCCCTGATGAATCAGCTGTTATAAATGGAAGATTGATATTTGTAGCTTGTGCTGTTGACAATTCAACCTTAGCTTTTTCAGCTCCTTCTTTTAACCGTTGCAAAGCCATCTTATCCTGTGATAAGTCAATAGCATAATCTTTTTTGAAACCGTCAATCAACCAATCAATTATTCTTTGATCAAAATTATCACCACCAAGATGGGTATCACCATTTGTAGCTTTAACTTCAAATACCCCGTCTCCAAGTTCTAGAATAGATATATCGAATGTACCCAATATGTTATCGTTAAGTTCTTTATCTTAACCTCTGTATCTTTCAATACAGTTCAGACTATATCTTAATTTTAATTTTGTTTATATTTACAGTTATCAAAATGCCATCTTTTCATATTAGATATTCCACCGGTTTTATTACAATGTGGGCATCGAACAATTTTTTGTTTGCCTCTTACATATCCAGTTAATGTTAAACTTCTTTTTAAATTAGATTCAGGTGTTTGTTTTGAATATTTTGTTATTCCAACCAATTCACCAGTTTTAATTCTATAATCATTTACATCAACTACACTTATTTTACCAGTAATATCTTTAACTACTGTTTTACCTTTAGTAGTACCAACTAATTCACTATTATTAGTAAATTCATCATTTGTAACAACGATATATTTACCAGATATTGTTCTAGCTGTTGTTTTACCATATGTGGCGCCATGCATTTTTTTCTTATCAAATAATTCTTTATCTATTACTTTATACGTATCATCATTTTCTTTTATTACAACTTTATTTTTTCTAGCATTAGAAATTGATTTTTTGCCAATATCACTTATATTTCTATATCCACCTCTACCACCTAAACAACAATTATATGTTATAGGATCATTAACAACATCAATAGTTATCAATTTTTCTTCTTTTAGAAACATATCTGTCATAGAATCACAAAATTCAATTATTTCTTTTTTAAAACAATTTTTACCATATTTTTTAATGGCACGCTTTAAAATTTTACCAGAACCTAAATAATTGTCATTCAAATTATCCGTAGCATGACAGCCAAAATAATATCTATTATTTAATAAATTAACTGTTTTATAAATATAATATTTCATATATTTATCTTTAGTCATTATGTCAAAGATCGTATATTATAAACAAAATTAAAATTTGCCGCACTCGTGGGTTTTTACCGTCCTCGTCTTTACGTTAGGACTCCATAACCTAGTCGTTGAACCTTCTACCTATTTCTAGGCAGCTTGGATGCTGATTGCCCAATCTTAAATATTTTTAACATTCACGCTTATCATTACTGATTACGTTGTAGTTATTTAAGCTCTAAGGACTTTCCAGCAGTTCACGGCATTTACGGAAGCAGTATTATTTACCACCGAGATCGAAAACTGCAACCTTCTCTTCTTTGTTCATACTGTCAAAGCCATATGACAAAGCTGCTGCCGTAGGCTCATTAACTATTCTTTTAACTTCTAAGCCGGCAATTTTACCAGCATCTTTTGTAGCTTGTCTTTGCTCGTCATTAAAATAAGCTGGAACAGTAATAACGGCTTCAGTTACTTTTTCTCCTAAATAGTCTTCTGCTGTTTTTTTCATTTTCTGTAAGACTGCTGCTGATATTTCTTGAGGAGATACTTCTTTATCATGTACAAGCATACGCGCACTTGAGCCACTTCCGCTTACAACTTTGTAAGGAATCATATCAATTTCTTCTTTAACTTCAGAAAATTTTCTGCCTATAAATCTTTTAGCAGAATAAATTGTATTTTCTGGATTTGTAATAATCTGATTCTTCGCTGGTTGTCCAGTTAATTTTTCGCCCTTAGCTGTAAATGCAACTATTGATGGTGTTGTTCTTTGGCCTTCAGCATTCTGTATCACGATGGGTTCTTTACCATCCATTACAGCAACACATGAATTTGTAGTACCAAGGTCAATTCCAATGCAAACGTTTTTCATTTTTATTCTCCTATATTAATATTTATTTTTCTTGCTTTCTTTTCTTCAAGTTTATGAAGTACAATTTTCAACACACCCTTATTAAGTGTAGCATTAATCTTAGTTGCGTCTACATCTCTGAGCGGAAAAGTACGTTCATAATTTCCACGTCTCAAGCCTCCTTCTCCGTAAGAAGCTTTAACAGTTAAAGTATCCTTTTCGTAGTTAATATCTATGTTTTCCTCATCGAGACCTGGCAATTCAACTTGTACTGTATAAGTATCTTCGTTTGTGTCTACATCTACGTGTAAACCAGTGTTAAATACTCCAGTGTTAAATACTCCAGTGTTATGAATCCCTTTTTCTAATTCTGTTGCGTAATCAATTGCTTCGCCTAGTGTTTCAAAAATATCCATAGTGTTCTCCTTTGTTTATTTTTATCTTTGCCATTAAATATGCTAACTTTTTAAAAATTTTTGTGTCATAGTGGAACCGCTCACTGTGTCATAAGGATACTACGCACTATAATTTACATAGTCAAAACGATACATACGATTATTTTTTTATTATTTTAATACTATTTATGTGTCTTAATGACACAAATCATAAATTTAAAAAATATTAAAAAATATTAAAAAAAAATTGCTTTTTTATATTTTTACACAAAAGATATTGTATGAAAAAATATGAATATGATTATAAAAGTCTAAGAATAGACACAGCTGTTTGGAAAGAGTTAAAACAAATGGCTCTAGATAGAGAAATAACAATGAAAGAAGTTGTTAAAAGACTTGTTGAAGGTAAAATGAACACAAGCGGTTATAAAATAAAAGATAAATATAGTTTAGGGGGTAGAAATGGCTTTTCCAACAAATCCAGTAGATGGACAAATTTATAAAGATTATGAATATAATAATGGTCTTTGGCGCAAATTAAAAAGTTTAGGATTTCAAGTAAAACACCCAGCTATCACCTCAACACAAAATACTATTATATGGGGTTCCGTTGTTCATGATTCACACAATTGTTTTAGCGAAGCAACCGGTTTGTTTACAGCGCCAGTAAGTGGATTGTACACATTTTCTTTTAACGCATTAATGCGTCTATCAAATGAAGAAACTTATCATAGATTGTGGTGGATTATTAATGGAAGCAAAGATGCAATAACCGGGGATACATTAGCTGGTGGCGATAGTACTGCATTTGACGGTTGGGATTATGATTATTCAACTATGTCTATGACATTTTATTTAAATGCAGCAGATACTATCGGTGTCTTTAATGAAGGACCTGGGCCAACATATGGAACTGGATATGGTGCATTTTCGGGATTTTTAGTAAATTGAAGGAAGTAGAAATGACTTTTTCAACAAGTCCAGCAGACGGACAATTATTTAAACAATATATATATGAAACGGCTAAAACAGCTTGGATTAAATTAGATCCAGATAAATATTTTAATATAGACTTTATTTATACTCAACTGCCAGGAAAATCAAGCCTAACTGGTGCTGAATGGTATGGATGGTGGACTAACGTTTCTTCTACCTATGCCGGAGATTTCATTAGAATAGAAGGTGGTGATGCATCAACATTTGAAAATGGCCAACAAAGTGGCGATAATAAAAGTTACAGCTATAGTCTATCAAATATGTCATTTTTGCAAGGCATTGTAAATAACAAAACTGAATATGGTTTTACTGAAGTAGCATTAAATAGATCAAGCTATGGAAATAGTACTAATTCATCTGGTGATATAGAAGCTAGGCCAGTTAACCAAACAGTAAGAATACGGAAAAGAACAGTTTAAGGAGTAATTAAATGGCATTTCCAACAAGTCCAGTAGATGGACAACGATATAAAAATTATTATTATAATGAATTACAATCATTATGGGATGATATTAATAAAAATAAAGTTATTATGGTAAGTAGTTGTTCTCAATCACCGCCTTTATCTATTACTGACCCATTTTATGTACCATTTGTGGCTAGTATTGATTCTCATAATACTATGGTAAATAGTATTTGGACATGTCCTTTATCAGGGCAATATCAAGTTAATGTAATATTAGCTACTAATGCATACGAACCAAATATATTAAGAGACCGTGCTTCGTATCTCGTAATAAACGGAAATGCAGAATTAATTGTAAAAGCCGGTCTTAATACAACTGGAATAGCTGCAAATGCTTATATTCATGGTGCTGCCACAATTAACGGAATTGTTCAACTTAATAAAGATGACCAAGTAAAAGTTCTTTTAAGTAGTGACTATTATTATGGCAACTACTCCTGGTCCATGTATTTGATAAATTAATAAAAGGAGTAATAAATGACACGATTAGATCGTTTAAAAAAAATACAGTTTCAACATTTAAAACCACAAAAACCTGGTATATTAGTAAACTGGGAAGACGCAGATTATGTAGCTGCTGCAGAATCTACTCTTAATGGTCTTGTACTAAATGACCTTACAACAGTACAAGATTCCGAAATGCCAACCACTTTTCTGGATTGTAATTTAGATTGGAGTGCTGGAGAGGACAATGATACAATAGTTAAAATTAAAAAAACTGGCGTTTACGTTATTCAAGACTTAACAGCAGAAAATATAGAAAAAAGAAATTATGTAAATTCCCCAAATATTGGGATGGGGTATTTCGGTAAATCATATTATGGAGGAGCATTATAATGGCGTTAAAACAAATGTACGATATTATAGAATCAGGGCACAATTTTGTAGATTATCAAATTAGTGATGTAGGGGTTGAACAGGTAAATTTACCTGTACGATTATTTTATGAAGATGGTTTAACTATTGAACATATTGATGGAGAAACTTTATTATCTGAAGATTATTCATTAGTAACTTTAGATTCAAACTTAACCAATTTATTTGGTAAAAATGTATACAAACAACTATACATTTTAAACCCAATATATCAAACAGGTATGTTAACAATTAATTTTGTAGGAGTTGGTGATACTTTAAATGCGACAGATATTACAGACCTCCAAGCACAATTAAATACAAAATTAGATGTGCTTGCTGGTGGACCAATAGAAGGAAACATAGTTGTAAGAGATATATTACCTAATATGGTTGGTGCAACTGGTGAAGTTTCTGTAAGAAATATAGGTTCAGCCACTCAAAAATTTAACGCAGTCTATGCTGATGAAGTTTTTGTTGGGGCTTCTTCTTTATATGTAAATGGTAAGAAGGTAATTGAAGATGTTGCAGACACTATGACTTTTAAAACAGATGAAGATCAAGGTCTTGCAATTAAAACTCTTGCTTCAACTCCTGGTTCTGGTAATGGTAATCTTGCCTTCCAGTCAGATAATGAAGTTAATATTCTAGGTAAAGGTGGTGTTGAAATAACAGTGCCAGTTGGAATTACAAATAAAAATTTAACAATATCTAACGCTGCAACTAATGGTCAAGTTTTAATATCCTCCACTGAGGAAGTTGACATAACAGCAACTACTATCGATCTTAATGGTACTGTTCAAGCAACAAATCTTATTATATCTGGAGATTTAACAGTCGAAGGTGCAACAGTTACTCTTGATACACAGACTCTCCTTGTTGAAGATAATATAATTGAAGTTAATAAGGGACAAGTTGGCGTACCAGCTGAAAGTCTTGTTTCAGGTATTGAAGTTAATCGCGGTGATTCACCTAATTATAGATTTATATTTGAAGAATTAACTGATTCTTTTAAAGTTGGTGAGTCTGGTACTCTCCAAGCAGTTGCAACTCGTGAAGATGCTCCAGCTGCTGCTGGTGTTGCTTTTTGGAATGATAGTACTAAAAGATTTGATACTCATTCAAATATGACTTATAACGGAACTGACCTTTTGATTCAAGCTCGTAGAGTTGTTACCGCTTCTGCAGGTATTGCCTTTCCTGGAACACCGGGTTTTGCGGATGAATGTTATCGAACAGATTTAGATGAGTGGTATAAATATAATGGTGCAACTTGGATGCAGATGTAATGGTATTTCCAACATCTCCTTCAGATGATGACATTTATAACGAATACTATTATAACTCAACACGGGGCGCTTGGAAAAAAGCTGGGGAATTATATCATCCGGTTCCAATTTAAATGGAGGATAGACAGAATTTTCAGATGGGACATTAATATATTATAAAGCAAGAACAGCTATGAACGGTACAGCTGCAAATTCAACTCGAGTTGGTACTTGGACTTTTCCGAAAGCTTTTGTTGCGGGATCTGTCGGTGTTTCATGGTATTTTATGGAAGGAACAAGTGAACTTGGTTATCATAATAGTGCGGCAAGTAATTTTACGACCGGTACATCAATTTCATTTTCTGGTTATGCAACAAGCACCGGGACTTCATATTATACAGCAACAGCTATAGGAAGAATAGCATAAAGGAGTAAGAAATGCAAGAAGTTAAAGAGAGGCTAAAGAAATTAAAATATCAAATTCTTAAAGAACAAGATGGTGATTGGTCTGTTGCAGATAGAATACCTATGGTTCAATCTATATATGATTCTGCTATAAATGCAGATTCTCCTGATCTCTCAGGAGACACTTTCCCTACTGAAGCTTTAGGACTCACTTTATTATGGAGTGCGGATAATCTCTCACTTTCAATTGATGGTGGAGAATATGAAATCAATAATGATGATTTAACAGATGAAGTAACACCAACGATAAATGATCAACTCATCACAGGAGCTTTTCAAACTAATAATGAGTTTTTCTATATAAATAACGAAATTTTTGAATTACAAACAGCGTAATAGGAGTATAAATTATGGCAGAGAATTTTAGTACGATAGAACTTACGAGTTCATTAAACGATGTAGATAAATTAGTTGTAGGACAAACTGATTTAGATAGAGCAACAACTCTATCATCTTTAGTAACATACATAGAAGCTAAAGGTCTCACTCTCACGAATGATATAACAACTGAAGATATCCTCCCAGAAATGACTGGTGCAACTGGTGAAGTTTCTGTAAGAAATCTTGGTTCCGCAACACAGAAGTTTAATTCTGTATATGCTGACGAAATTTTTGTTGGTGCTTCCTCTTTATATGTAAATGGTAAGAAGGTAATTGAAGATGCAGCGAGCGTTATGACCTTTCAAACAGATACAGATCAAGCTATTGAGATTAAAACCTCCTCATCAACTCCTGGTACAGGTAACGGTAACCTTACTCTTCAAGCAGGCAATGAAGTAAATACAATAGCTCCTGGTGGTATGGAATTTACAGTAACTGGTGTTGCTAGTAAGAATATTGTTTTCTCCAACTCTTCCGCTGGTGGTAATATTCAATTTGCTGGAGATACGATAGCTAATAATAACTTAACTGTAGCAGGTGATTTAATAGTTTCAGGCACAACGACTACTATTGACACGGCAACCCTCCTTGTTGAAGACAATATGATTACAGTTAATAAAAGTCAAACAGGGACTCCAGCGACTTCATTAGTTGGTGGTATGGAAGTTGAGAGAGGTGATGAATTAAATTATAGATTTGTATTTGAGGAATTAACTGATACATTTGTAATAGGTGAACAAGGTTCAGAACAAGCAGTAGCAACTCGTGAAACTTCACCTATAGATGGTGGTATTGCAGTATGGAATGATGTTGAGAAGAGGTTTGATACTGTTGTTAGAAATTATGTTACTTTCACATCTGGAACATCCTTCCCAGGAAGTCCTGTTGCAGGAGACGATTGTTTCAGAACAGATTTGAATGCCTTTTTTAAATATACGGGCTCAGAATGGATACAATTATAAAAATAAGGAGTAATAAAAATGGCATTCCCAACAAGTCCATCTAATGGACAAATATTTGAAAATTATAGATATAATACAAGTGCAGGAGCTTGGCTAAAAATTGAATTAGAAAAAGCTCAATCATCTTTAGGTGACGATAACCTTGGTACTTTACATATGGTTGACTATTCTAACAGAAACGCTACGTCTATTTGGTCACAAGCCAGTCCAATAACTGGTACATTATATCTATCACCTTCTTTAGCGTCAAGACTTCCAGTTGGAGCAAAAGCTGTTGTGTTAAGATGGTGGGTCTATAAATCAGAAACAGGCGCAAATGATTGGTATTGGGCTGGGTTTGGTAAAGGAAACGAAGCACTTCCGGCAGATGGCGGAACTATTGCTATTGGTAGTGCAATGCCCAATTCAGGAGTTTATCAGCATGCTGTTATCACAATACCATTGGATGAAAATTATCAAATAAATTGTTTATGGACAGCTACAGGAACATTTGGTAGTTTTAGTGCAAATGTTATAGGATACTATATTTAAACAATCTTTTCCTCCAGATAGATGAAATCATCGTCTGGAGTGAAATATCCTACACTTCCATCTTCGAAAGGAATTCCCTCTCCTTCAAACATAAATGCAGCCATAGAAGACATATCTTCTAATGCATTCATCAATTCTGACTCCAAATAAAAACTTACTGTGCTTTTCTTCCCTTTAATACTTGCATGCATAATAAAATAATCCATTAGCTAAACTCTCCTGGTGAGAAGGAATATCCTTCCTCATCTACATAATCTCCATGGTCTATGGATGTATAATCATTATTTATATATTCAGCATGATTCTTACCATCTCTCTTACTTTCTACCAAATTAAAAAACTCTTGTGCAGACTCTTCTTCCCCATACTCGTTATATATTTTAGCAGTTCCTTGTTCTATAACATATTTCTCAATGAATTTTCGCCAATCCTGGAAACTCTTAATAATGAGATGAGAATCATCTTCTGCCAACATATTTTTAGCATCGAAAGAGGACATCTTGATATCATAATCATCTACAGAATGGAAGGTGAATTGCCAACCCATAGACGACTTCCCTATATGCACTTCATCACTTCTGTTACAACAAGAGCAAATATTATATCTTATGTAATAGTTTGTACCCATAATAATAAGTATGCACAATAGTTGCAAGATAATGTAAGGAGATTACAAATGACTAAAGAATTAATTCATTATATAGCTCAAAAATATTGGGATGTAAGATCGGCAGATAGAAAAAAAGTATTCAAAGGGGAGATAAAAATAAATACCATAGTTGCAACTCTCCAAAAGAAACATGTTCAAATAGCTATCGGAAGATATAACGGAGATGAAATTATATTTATTCTAGGTTCAAATGAATTTATGGATTGGATGTATAATCTTAGTTTCCCGTTAATGAAAACACCGTATAAAGGGTCTAATAAAAAAATTAAAATGCATAGGGGTTTTTATAAAAGTTATTTACTTATTAGAGAAGATATGCATAAGATAATCAAAGATAGAAAGAAAATTATAATAATGGGTCAAAGTTTTGGAGCTGCTATTGCTACTATAATGGCATTAGACTTCCAATATAATTTTCCTTCCTTAGAAATTGAATGTATGACTACCGGAAGCCCTAGGGTTGGTAACGGGGCTTTAGCTGCTTCATATGATAAGAGGGTACCTGCGACTACAAGATATGTATATGGGCATGATATTGTTCCTCTTGTACCTTTCGGCGGATGGGGATTTAAACATGTTGGTTTATTAATTAAATTAGGTAAAAGAGGATTTTTCCCAAGTGTGAAAAATCATCTTTTTAATAAAGGATATTTAAAGGAGTTGTAAAATGATTGAAGATAGATTAAAAAAAATAAAATATCAAATTAGACGTAGAGACAAAGGCAGTTTTACTGATACCGAATTGGTAGAAAGTGCAAGGTCTTTATACGACGCTGCTATAAATGCTGATACAATAATTACGGAACCAGAACTTTTACCAACAGAGGTTTTTGGTGTAGCAATGGAATGGAATGTTACTGGTAAAATTGCATCATTTACTAAGAATGCAATCATTATAGAAGATGACGATCTTACTGATGATGTACAACCTAATGTAGCATTTGGAGAAAATGCTTTTACAATTGATGGAGAAGCGTTTATGTTATCAGATGGTAATAATTTAGAAATTAGAATTGCATAAATAAGGAGATAGAAAATGGCTAAAGATTTTAGTACAATTGCTGCTGCCGGCACGTTAACGACTGCCGACAAAATACTTGTTGGGCAGACTGCTGCAGACGGCGTAGAAACACTCGCGAAACTTAAAAGATTTATGGAGAGTCCTGGAATCTCCTCATCACAACAAACAGGAATAATAATTCCTATGTATATTTATCCAACAAATTCATATACAAATGCAGATTATCTTTCATTAATTGATTTTAAAAGGAAAAATAGAACAATTCCAATGATTGCTATTACAAATCCAGATGAAGGAGCTGGTGCTTCAGTAGACGCGCAATATACAGAAGTTCATAATAGAATGCAGGCTGCTGGTATTAAAGTAATAGGGTATGTTCCTACACAATACAGAGCAGCTTCAGTTACTACAGTTAAAGCTGCTATAGATAATTGGAAAAGTCTTTACCCTGAAATCTCAGGTATTTTCTTTGATGAACAATCTGATGGTACTACAAATTTATCAGAAGAACTAGCATACTATTTAGAAGTAGCTGATTATGCTAGAGAAGTTGGTTTAGGAATTACAGTTTCAAATCCTGGCTATAATTTGGATGAAATGGCATTCCAAGATATATTTGATATCGTAATTGAATGGGAAAATTCAGTTTGGCCTTCTTCACCTATGACCGACGGTCCTTGGCCTGGTGGCTCTAAGCTATGGAAAAGAGGTCTTCTTAAACATACCTCAACTGTAGGTGCTTTAGCTGGGGCCGATGCCACTATATTTGCAGAAGTTTTAGAATATTATGGTTGGGTTTATGTCACCGACGATATTATGGATAACCCATGGGATACCGTTGGACTAATGCAAGAGGTTATTACAGCTATTAAGTTAAATTCATAAATTAAAAGATTTATAACAATCAGAAAGGAAAGCATTAACTTTCCTTTCTGATTACCATTCATCCTTTGTAAAATTGTCTTTTATAAAAAGTAGACCAAATATAAAACCAACTGGTCCAAACATAAGCATTATATAATACATTATTAAATATCCACGAGTAAACTCCATCTTCATATGATGAAAGAAAGTAGCAATAATAATTACTGTTATCAGTGGTGGTATAAAATACAAACTAAATAAACTAAATAAACTCATTCCAAGTACCTAAATCTAAATTTAACTTAAGTGGAGAGTACTTTACATATTTATTTATTTTACTCTGTAATTTCTTAGATTTATTTTCATCCATTATTTATAGCCTTTTGACTTTTCCATATTAATTTGTCATTTTCTTTTAAAACAGCAGCGAGGGCAAGAACTCTCAATCTCTGACCTATAGGATTTATTTCTAAATTCTTAGCCTTTAAGATAATTTCAGCTTTTTCTTGATATTCTTCTAATATTTTTTTAGTTGTCATAATTCTTCTCCAACATTAGACATCCACTCATCCTCTTGCGCAACGTCTTTAATTGCCCTCGCAAATCTCTCGAGTAAGTCTTTATCTGCACCAGCTTTTAACAACAGTTCACGAGTTTCTATAACAATCCATTCATTTTTCGAGCAAGTATGCCTTTGAGAAGAACCATTATCATAAGTTGCCATGTAATCTACTGATTGACCTGGCCAACCTTCATACTCTTTAATAAATTTAATTTTCACCGTTCACCTCTTTGTTTCTTTATATTTACATTATAACATATATTAATAAATCTCCAAAATTATTTATAAATTTTAAACCCCATACGTTTATAAAATAAAGTAAGTTCTTCCAAACTAATACTATTTTCCTCTGGTAAAGCTTCAATTCTTATTTCATCACTATAACCTGTTTTTCTTATAGAATCAATCGCTTCTTGCAGAATTTTTCTTGATTTACCTTGTTTTCTAAATTCTGGATAAACACGCAAATGAAATACTTCAGCATATAATTTGTTTTCTTTAGTATTATCATGATCAAATACATAACAACAATATCCAAATTCATTTTCAATCCAGTGAGTTTCAACTTCCATAATTAACTTCTTAGTATGTTTTTTATCATTTCCTGATACATCCAATGTTTATCTGTTTGTACGTGGTTTGGTCTAACCCATTTAGCTACATGAGTAGGCCAATCTTTAAGAGTTATTATTCCGGTTCTTCTTATTACAAAACCTTCCTGGTCATCTCTTAGAGATGACGGAAGAGCTGCAAGAAATAACGGGTCATATATTCCTTCATACAGAACTGGCACCAACTCAACACTTAATACATCAGCTATTTGTTTAGTAATTTCCCATGGCTGACATACATTATCAGTCCAGACACCAAAGAGGTAGAAATAAGACTTTAAATTTTTATAATGGATGGAATGTTTAGCATACATATTTTCGCCACAAAGTCTAATGTCTTCGCCTATACCAGTAAAATCCAAAGAAGATGCTAAACTTTTAACCCATGATCTTGAAGGATGAAATTTACTATCTATGGAACGAGCATGTGTAAAACCATCAGAATAAATAGTACATGATTCGCCATCCATTTTCTCTGTTATTACCACCCTTTCACCTTCAAAGGCAGACATATCAGAGATGGTTTTATCATCTGATGTTTTACCTGGAGAAAATGTGAGATGAAATGTTCGTGGATATTTATATCTGTTCATAAGTAATTACAACTCCCAATTACTATAATAATTATACTACAGGTTTATCCTTTTCCAAAGTCTTAATATAATCTTTGATTATATCGTTTATAAAACCACCTAACAATTGTTCTTTCTCTCGAGCCATCTCATTAAGAGTAAAATAATCTTCTAATGAGAGGTCAATTTCTATAGTTTCCATTTTATTTCTCCTTTATTTTTGCATTTTTTTGTGAAATGTATACTGTAGAAAATCCACCTCTTTTACCAGGTTTACAAAATTTAACAGTTACACTTCTTCCAGGCCCTTCAACAATAAGCCTAATAGAATAATTACTTTTACCATTAATTATTTCAAGATAATCATCTTTAACTTCTAAAAGAAATTGCCCGTTCTCTATTACAGATTTAGTTTTATAAAATTCAACACCCATATTTAAATCTACTTTATCTGGTATTAATCTAACATAATTGTTTGTAACATCATCTATAATATCTAAATAATTTTTCTCCCTTCGAAGAGATATTAATTTTTTATCTTTCCTCATATTCATCCTTCAATTTTAAATACAATCTCTTTTTAGCAACTTCTTTTTTCTCTTCGATTAATCCATTTTTTTTTTTCAATCTTGACTAAAGTTTCTTTTTCTTTAAGGATGAATCTTATTAATTCTTCCTTATTCATAGTCTCCTTAATGGTTCCGGTAACTTTAAATTCCATACAACTCTATATATTAATCCATATATAAATATGCAATTAACAATAATACTTGAAAGAATTAAATATTCTTTATTTTTAATCCCCCACCATACTAATATAATAATTATACCAATTAAACCTGCCATAAATCCCAGCATAAGTATAGATATACCAATTATTTTGAATCCTTTAATAAATGTCCATAAAATCCATAGTGCAGTCTTCTTAATCATATCTCCTCTCCTCTCCCAAGGTTTAATTAAATTTCAAATTCCTGCCCAACTGCGACAAATCCATTAAACCCATCACTATGCGCAAGATTACTCCAATCACAATTATTGCCAAAACCATCTTTTCCTTCTGATACAAAATCTTGATAATGAGATAACCACATCTTGGCCTTAATATCATCGTCTAGACGTACAGAATTAGCAGATGAGTAACCAGCAAGCTGAGCATAATTTGCATGTACTCCAGAACCGAATTTATATTCTTTTGTAGATGTATCAACTCCGACGCATTCACAATCCTGAAATATAATATCAGCCTTTTTGTAGAATGTCTCAATCTGTCTTGGAGAGCAATGCTGACTATCAGTTGTGAAATATATTGTTTTATGTCCCTTCTTAGACATGAGGAGGCCGAATGTATATTTAATTATACTTCCTGTCATTATATGAATTTGTTGAATAAGATCAAACTTCCATCCCTGCCAAGTGAACGGGACATTGGCTTTAACTGGGATTGGTTCAAAAAATGTTTCTAAAGAAGAATCAAATCCTTCCATAGAATCTAAACCGCCCTTCAAAGAATGATCCCACAGCTCTTTAAGCAAAAGTTCATTTGCTATTAATTTAGGTGCATATTTTTTTTCATTCCCTGACATATAATCTCTAGGATTCTTCAAATATTTATAATCGTCCCACTTACGAGGTTTATTCATCCAATCATATCTCATAAATGCCATTTCTTCAAGACCACCAATATGATCTGCGTGTGCATGTGAAATATAAACTGCATCAATATCTGAAAGCGGGATATTTGCATCATGGAGAGCTAAAGGTACTCTTGCTCCTATATCAATGAGCATTTTCTTTCCGCCTTCCTCTAATAAGAATGATTGATTATAATTTTTGTATGAAAAGGCATTGCCAGCCCCTATAATTTTTATTATCATATTAACTCCTTTAAAGATATATTAGTTAAATCTATATTATCTAGTATTTCTTCCTTCTTTCTTAATTCTTCGTTTATCACATCAATAAGTAAATTGTAAAATTCCTCTAATTCAAATATTGCTTCAGATTCAAATTTTATTATTTCAAAATTATCAAACAAATTATACCATTTATCTTTTATTTTAAATAGTATTTTCTTATTATTATTATATATTACCAATCTATGGTTTGAGTTTTCCGCATTTCCGAAAACTATATATTTTTTCATAATGTAAGAACCCAGTTTAATTTTATAAAAGCCTTTATATTTATCTATATTTTTCAATTTCAAATAATAATAATATAATATAATAAATTTTTCTATAAAACTTTCTTTATCTTTTTGTATTTTTTCAATTCTCCTATCTAGCTCGTATTCTCTATTTCTAAGAATCTGTTCTTTACTTATTTCAGGCTTTTGCCGTTGTTCTTCCAGCCAAAGTTGTTCTCTAATATCAACAATTTTGTCTTTTTTTTGATTTGATAATATAGAAATATCCTCATCAATACATAATTTAGGAAAATTTGGTGTAGACATTATTACCTCATTAAATATGGATTTTTAAGATGGAAATCTGTGGCTCCATCAGTTAGAAGTGGGAGAAGAGAATCTTGCTCAAATAAATCATTGATGAAAGCACGAATAATTTTAGCATCACCTAGGGAGCAATGTAATTTTTCAGAGATATATTCTAAACCTGCTTCATGTGTAAACTCATTAATATGAAATTTATACCAACCATTATCATAAATGACCAATATATAATCATCGCCACTTTCAGGATAGAACATTGAAGCGCCTGGTTCGCCTTTTCTAAAACCAGCAAGTCCTATACGGAGAGTATTAATTCCATCTTGAATTTCATAAAATTCAAGATTAAAATTTTGCCGTCTTATAATTTCCATTACTCCATTCCGTATTCTTTAGAAAACCACAGCCAATGATCACCTTTCCAACGTTCAGGGTTTTTCATATCCTCTTCAGGAGGTTCAAACCCAACCTTATCGATTTGTCTAAGATACAATGCTTCCATTCTTGAAGTCATCAAGTCATCAATATGACGTGTGTGTTTCTTATACCATTCTCTAGCTATCTCTATCATTAATAAGCTCCTCTTCTGTATAATCTTCTGCTATCGCTTTCATTATTATTTTTTGCCAGTTATTATCAAAGTCATGAGGGTTCCAATTTTTACATAAAGTAGTATCTCTAAGGAAATTTCTCACGTCCATACCTGCTGTAAAATGGAAGTAAATTAAATCACTTCCTAACACTATCTTAGTAAATGCAGTTATACCTTCATCCCCAAGCCACTCCCTTGTTAATTCTATAATTTCTCTAGTAATCATATTGTCGTTATTGGGAATCGAACCCAAACCGCAAGGATTTAGAATCCCGCATCATACCATTAGACCATAACAACATATAAACATAACTATGCTTCTTAATCATAAAACTTCTGTAAAATCTTTGTTTACCCATGATAATTCCATGATGCTTCTACTTCTTTTATAGCTTCCTTTAAAGTAGTTCCTGCCATTCCTACATATTGAACGCCGTCCTTCCACCACGCATAACAAATAAGACCATCAATAAAAGCTTGTTTATATGTATCCGTTTTTCTGCCTCTAACTATAATAGGTGGTTTTGGCGTAGTTGGTGGTAGCTTTACACCTTGATAATTTCCTTCATTCATTTCTTTTTTCTCACTTTCACAATAATATTTTAGGTTTCACTTAATAATTCTTTAGCAAATGTTATTAACACTTTTTCATTCAAATTAGCTTCACTTATTGGGATATATTTTAATATATCTTTTATTTTTTTCATACTATAATAGCCGTCTTTAAAATCTTTAAAATTATCACTTTCATAAAAAATAATAGTATAAAACTCTAAACTGTCTTCATAATATATAGTTTTATCTAATAATTTAATAGCATTAATTCTATTGTATTTATCAATTTTTATATACCAATTGTTTAACATCATATCTATAATACATTCAATTATATTCATAATAATAACATCCTAGCTTTTACTATTAATATTTTTCCTCGTCTTTTTTTCTTTATAGAAATTACATTCTGATGAATTTCCATTAATATATATGGGAGGATAAAAAGCACTACATACCTTAAAAGTATATTCAGTCAATTCTTCTTCTATAAATTTTGCATTTAATCTAATTTTCTTCTTTTCTAAAGAATAAAATTTACATCCTTCACATAGTGTTTTTCTCACATTCTACCTCCATATCATGTAACTCAATTTCACATTTCTTAATTAACGTTTCAATTTCATCAAGCTCTATAATTTAAACTATATTATCCAACGATAAATTTAACGCTGCACCCTTAATTAAGTGTATTTCAAATGATATCAACTCATGGTTATTTGTCTTTAAGGCTTTTTTTATCGTTACTAAACTTCTAAAAGTATCTTCAATAAACATCTCAAGTAGGGCTTTATAAGTAGTGGCATCAAGTCCAATATCTTATGCTAATTTTTCAATATCCATTATATCCTTTGCTGTAATAGTTTTTTAGTATATGATGCAATCAATTTATCTTTTGTATCTCCATCTTCGAGCCGTTCATACTCTAAAAGTTTTGCCAACTTTACATCAGCATAAACTCCACTCCACCTAATATTACTTAGGATGCCTTTGGAGGAGGCGATACTAACAATATAAACTTTTACACTACTTAATGAGTATGCATCACTATCAACCAATATATAATTAGTATACTCGTATTGTGTGTCTTCCCATATTATATAGTAATACCATTCCCCCATCATCTCTTGGATGGTGTGTTCAATTATAGTCATAGAAGTCTCAGCTTAACTTCTATGAGTGTTAATTCATTAATTTTCTCTTCATCTTCTATGACAGTGCAATTTTTAAGTAATTTATAGTATGAAAGGTTTTCTGTAGCATTGATGATATTTTTTATTTTATCAATTGAATTTTTACGAGGACCAATCTTACCATCTTTATAAACAGAGATGACTCTAATGTTTGAACCAACATCACCGCTATATTTCGGACTGAAATCAATAACTTTAACCCAGGAAATGCTCACTCTTGCTGGATGTTTAAACTCGAACCAGGACTCTTCAAAGGCATTATAGAAGATGTCTAGTCCAGTCATTTGTTCTCTCTATAAAATATTTTTCTCATGTGCTGTCCTAGGGGTTTGAAGTCTTCATCCTTCTCGATTGTTAGCGTCAGAGTCCAAAAATCTTCCAATATATCAGCCATTTCTTCCACATGATTTTTAGCTTTAGGAGAACAAATTGCTTCATCCATTTCTTTTAAAGTGTCTTTTGTATCTAATAGAATATCGCTTCTAGTCATCTCACCCTTCCCTCAATAAACTATGCATTATTTAAACGCCATAATCTCATAGAAATACTTTTTTTATTCTACTCAACATACTCACATTTCCATCCTTTATATTCTTTTCTTCTTCCTTTTGCAACACTACGTAATAAATGAGGAACTAAATTTCTTTTTTCGCAAAATGTTCGTAAATTACCTTTATATATAATTTCAACCCCATCTGGATTTATTATTTTATATGTTTTTGATATTGCCAGGCTAATCTTTTCTCTCACGTCTAAGCGTTTAGAAGGATTTTTATCACCCTTTAATTTACCTTTATTAGCTTCACCTATTTTCTTTCTTGTTTCTTCGGTGTGGTGTTTACCATACCAAAAACTATCTTCTCCTAAATATTTACCTTTACGAGCTTCACTTATTTTCTTTCTTGTTTCTTCAGACCTTACTGCCCCTTTTGCGTATTGATTACCTTTATGGAAATCACTTATTTTTTTCTTTGTTTCGTTCGTATGATGTTTACCATAAAACGGGTTGCCAGGGCCACTAAACATTACAGAATTTTTTTTATTTTTATATTTCATTCCTTTGTTCCATGGAATTCCTGTATTACCTCCTTCTCCACCTTTTGTAAGATTAAATAGAGGACCTTGTTGAAGATCTCGTCTTCCTATTAAATTTATAAAAAATATTTCAGCTTTAATAGCTTCTTCTTTTGAAATATTTTCTAATAATTTTATTATTATAGGCTCATTACTTTCTTTAAACATTTTTCTTATTTTATAATGTTTTGGCAAAAAATTATAATTTTCTTTTTTAGCATTTACTAAGTGGTTTAAATATCTGTCATTAGATCCCATTCCAATATAAAAAGGTTCTCCGTTAAATTCATAATTTTTATAAATCGTATTTCCCTTTTTTCCATCAATATAACAATAAACATAATAATTCATAAATAACTCCTTTGTGAAGTTATCTTTATAACCTGTTGGAGTTATTCATAAATTTGGCTAAGGAAATTATGAATTTGCTTTATAATTGTACAAAGGTTTTATCATAGTAATAATGTCAACAGTTGGTTCTATGTATTTAATAATATCCTCTGGTTTTTTATATGCAGCAGGTGCTTCATCCAAAGTTGATTTATTTACACATGTTGTCCATACTTTAGCATCTCTCATAACCTTTTGATAATCTTCTAATCTTATGGAAGCTTTAGCTTTAGTACGAGATATTTTGCGACCCGCACCGTGCGGTGCGGAACAATTCCACGCTTCATTTCCTTTGCCTCGGCACAAAAGCGTTCCTGTTTTCATATTCATAGGAATAAATAACATCTCGTCTTTATGAGCAGATACAGCTCCTTTCCTTAATACTCTATCCTTAAAATTTATATAGTTATGAACTGTTTCTAGCAATTTATCTTTATCAAATTTCAACCCATAAAATTTAACAATTTTATAAATCATAATATGACGGCTTAAACTTGCATAAATTTGAGCAATATACATATCTTTATAATAATCTTCTGCTTTTTCACCTTCAAGGTATTCAAGACCAGTTCTTTTATGCTTCCGAACTTTAGATTGTTTTCTCAACTTCTGTATAGCAACTTCAATGCCTTTCCCTTTCTTAGTCTTTCTAATCTCTTCAACTTTAGCGTCATAATCATCTTTAGACATAGTGAGAGTTTGATCTTCAGCTATCTTCTGGTGGTGGAGGGCTGTTTTCAAACCAAAGTTTCTGCTCCCTGAATGGACTATCATCCACAATTCACCTTCATTACTTTCACCAAGTTCTAAATAATGGTTTCCTCCACCCATGGAACCTAATGATCGTAACACATAATCAAAATCTTGATGTGTTCTATTACAAGCTTTTTCTAATTCTTTTTTATATTTATCCCAAGTTTTAAACTTAACATTCATATAAGAAAAAATATTATTTATTAAATTTTCATCAAATTCATCATTTACTGTTTGACCAGCAGGAATATTTTTTCTAATAAATTTATCAAGTTTATCAAATTTCAACTTTATATCTTTTTTATGACCCAAGTTAAATCCCAAGAGCCCACACGAAATGTCAACTCCTACGAGCTGAGGAACAACTTTATCTGTAAGCATAGCAGTGTATCCAATAACACAACCAGCTCCTGCATGAATATCCGGCATTATACGAACTGTAGATCCCTCAATCATAGAATCATTCATAAGAGCATAAACTTGCGATATAGCTTCCTGTTCTACATCATCGTTATATATAATTGCTGTTCCGTATTTTCCTATAACATCCATTTTTTACCTCTTATTACTATAGTAATTATACCACATTTTCACGTGTAGCCAAAACTTCTTTTGTTAAATCATATTGATCTTGAAGGACTTTCTCCTCGGGATCAAAACCTATAGGCATATCTCTTGCCCAATCATCCCAGCCATAACGGAAGTGGAAAAGCGTCTTCTACTGACTTCTTAAATAGGCTAACAATCTCTTAGTTGTTAACTTTTCCAGCTTCTCTTTCGTCACGTTATATCTACCATACTTACTTCAAACTTTTTCTTTATTTCTACTTCCATAACTACCTTTTTATATAATTAAGCTTTATTCAGTAACAACCTTTTTGCCACTCTTATTGTAGCTAAATCAATAATTTTTCTATCACTTTCGTCTATATTTAAAATAATATTTAAATTCCGCCATTCAATAATACGTCTATCAAATAAAGAGAAGTGAGGCCCATTTACTTCATATTCCCAACACTTAATACCATCTGGAACTATTTTAATTGGTTTAATATATGTGTTTTCTTCGTCACAACGTTTGTACCACTTGTCTATGTATCTTTCCAAGTCATCTTTAAGTGTCATATTATATCTACCATACTCACTTCAATCTTTTTCTTAATTTCAGCTTCCCTGACATCAATTTCCATTACTTAAATACTCCCATCCCAGCACTCTTCATACCAAGTTGATATATATAATTCTTCACAGCATATTCACCATGTTGTCTACCCATATCTCTTTCATACTTCCTACGAGTTGCTGGAGCCATAACAATATTAGGATTGCGGATAATGTCAAGGAACTCTGCCTTAATATCTTCACTCTCCATACTACCGATTTTCTGCATGAAGTCTTCATTCAATATATGAGCCATAGTATTCTTAAACTTGCTTATATTCTTTCCTGCCATGTGTAAACTCCTTTAATTAAATATGTTTAATTATACCATATTTGAGCAATTGTCCAAAGTCAACTATATCTCTCTTTCCAGTAATTACATATTCTCTCTTCTGGGAGTTCTCCATATTCATATGAAGGAAGTATAACTCTTTTTTGACATTTCATATCATGACCTCGAAGCCAATCGCAATTCATACAACTTCTATCCAAAAGCATATTTTTAGCCATCTTTTCATCTTCGTTCTCTAAAGAGATTTCGTGATTCAAAATGTTAATCTGTTCCCAATCGATACAAGTTTCTTCTTCCGGATAAGCTGCATATGGCTCATGAGGGCCATATATCAATCTATCTTTTCTACATTTATTGTTATAATTATGACAACAATTACGACACGTTCTATTTGATAGAAGATTTTTAGCAATAATACCATTCATGTTATTTTCTGCCAATTGATGCATGTTTTTTCTTCAGGATATTGAGTCATTGGCTTTAAAGAACCATATAGTAACCTTTCTCTTCCGCATATATTCCCAAAATTAAAATTAAAATTACAATTATAGCATACATGATTTAAAAGTAAATTTCTTGCTATTTTAGTGTCTAAATCATTATGTTCGTTCATTTAGCGCCCCAAAAAGAACATGTTTTATTTTTTGATTGTTTTTTTAATATATGATTCCATGGGACTGTAAATGAACAATTATTTTCGCCACTATTAAAGAAACAATTATCACATACTTTGTTTAAGAGTATGTTTTTAGCAATTCCTTCGTATTGTTCAATTATTACTTTATACTTTTTCAATGAACAATTCCATATGATCCTTACTCACCCACTTGTTTGCATGTCTATGCCATTTACCACCCCAATTGGGATCTGAGTTTATTTGTTTAGCCATTTTTTTACTTTCAAGGGAGAAAATTTTAGGGATATAAGAAGTGTCGGTTTCATACCATTCCCCTTTGTGTCTGTAGTAGGTTATTTCTGGATGGGAGTGAAAGATATGAGTCCATATCTTTCCTTCATATTTGAAACGTCTTTGTTTATCTATATGTTTCTTCTTCTCTCCTGTATCATCATCATACCATTTCCACGCAACAAGGAAAAGTTCAATCCATTGAGGATGAAAAACATATATACCTCTTTTTACAGGAGGAGCATGAAAAGAGTCGTTTCTAAATATTTTTTTGTGGTTTACAGAGGAGAGCCCTCCCCACCTAACAAGTTCAATCTTCTTCATACTTATATTATAACTCCAATTACTACAGTAATTATATCATAAATATGCTTACGTCCAAACTATATTACTTTAAAATTATCTTCAAAAAATTGATTACTTTTAATATCGAAAAGTCCTGTTATTAATAAAAGTTCTTTTTCTTCACTTGTTAATTCATTGCCGGTATCAGCCTTATCTACTGCGCTTTTTCTACTCCACATATTATTATAACTTAGTTTATTCCATCTATTATCATATGGGAATTTTTCACCGGTTATTGCATGAGCATATACAGAAATATTTTATTTTCAAATAAAGATGATATTACACCAGATTTTTTTACTTCAGTCATTTATCCACTCCCTGCTCAAATAATGTTTCTATTGCAAAGTGAGCATAAAAACCACTATATACAATTTCATTCTCAGGCCAATCGTTATCAGTGCTAGGAAAACCGGCTTCCACCAATTCAAACTTTCCATAATTGTAAGATCTTATACATAACTGTATTAGTCTCAGTCGTATCTATAGGGATGAAAAAATATTTCTCATCATGGTCAACAATACGATATAAATGCCAAAGTTTCATAACACCCCCAACCCATGTGTGAATAATGCTTTAATTGCTATATAAGCCGTTTCTCCGCTATCAACGATTTCATCATCTGGCCATTGGTTTGGGAAGTATTTAACACCTTCCATCCACAAGAAGCCTTGCCCGCCATCAGACCTATACATTGTTACTTCTTCATTTTCAAGTTTTATAGGAATGAAAAAGTATTTATTTATAGTATCAGGTGAGTAATATAAGTACCACAATTTCATTCGCCAATTCTCCCAAAATATTGCCATATAATATCTCTTTCATTTCCATATTTAACCAAATCACTCTTCTCGAAACTCACCTTTCTATAATTATCTACACCTAAATTAAATATTGAACTATCAGAGATGACATGCACCTCTTTATGTTCAGCCAATTCTATTTCAAATGCTGGCTCGTTATCTATATAAATAGTATAATAATAAAAATGATATTTAACTGTTTTATCATTTGATTTAGCTCTATATAATTCAATCAAGTTTAAACTCCTAAATTATGTGCACTTTTTAAAAATAAATCATCAACAGCTAATCTTCGTAATTTTATTAATTCACTATGTTCCAATTCTCCGATATCATCAGTATTATTTGGATTACTGTAATCAGACCATATACCAAAATTCCATTTCCAATTTGTTCTTCTGTCTTTTCTTACACCAAATAATTTATTATTTTCTTTAATAAAAAAATATGTTTGTTGGCCAGAGCGTCTATTTATATACAGAGTTTCTAATTTTAAATTGTCATTAATCATTTTTTTAATAAGTGGAAAAGGCCCACTGCTCCAGGTATTTGATACATTCTTTTCACTGCGTCAATATCCACAACGCTAACGTTGCCTAAAAATCGCTTAACACCCCAATCAATTTCGCCATTCCATTCATATTCAACTCCCATTACTCTTTTTTCTACTGGTTTCATTTTACCACTAAAAATGCGTTTAATAAAATTTTTATATTTGATACTAGTCATCACCGGTTTCCCATTAATAATATTATATAGCAACTCTTTATTAAACACTTGTTTTTCTTTTTCAATTTCTTTTGCCCGATTTTCTTTAGCTAAAATTTGATCCATTTTGTTTGCTATATTATTAAATGCTTTATCATAAGAAGATAAGCTATCCATGTTAACATACCCTAAATCAAATGCAGGACCTGCTGATTGTCTCTTAACATCACCTTTGCTAGTAATTTTATAATCACCGTAATCATTCTTAACACCAGTTTTCAAGTTATATCTATGGAATAGGAAAGCTCCAGTCTTTTGTTGTCTAGGACCAGAGTCATCTTTAGCACCCATACTTAACAATCGTTTATATCCAGTTGTCTGTTTTAAATCTTCTCTATTTACCATATGATAAACTCCATTTAATGAATTTTTCGAGTTCAAATACCTCTTTTATTAAATTATTCATCTCTTTTTGAATTCCCACCCTGACTGATTTTTTAATTTTATATAAGCTTCTTCATCTCTTTTTGAATTCCCACCCTGACTGATTTTTTAATTTTATATAAGCTTCTTCATATATTGGAGATCTTTTCCTCATTTTTTCTAATTGATGGAAAAATTTATGACATGAGTCACAGAGAAGCATTAAGTCATCCCTCGATTCATTCATCATTGTATCATAATGTTTATGGTGGAGATGTAAATGGTTTACACTTTTAGGTTTTCTTTGTCCTTTTTTCTTACCGATCTTATAATTTTCCCAACGTCTACTGTGACACACTTGACATTCAGCCTCGTCTCCGTATGAATATTTATTTCTCAATTGCGACCAGTGTTTAGTTTTATAATACTGTCTTAAAGTTATTTTCTTCCTTTTCTTTTTTGCTTTAGCCATAAGTCCTTTCTTTTTTATTGCCATTTATTTATTATCTCAATAAATTCATCACTAAATATTTTTTCAATTAAATTAGATTTTGCAAACGCATCTTTAATATCATCAAATTCTACTTCATCTGAGTAATCTAAATCATCACCTGCATATATGCCCCAAATAGCTTTTTCTACATCATACGCAACATATACCACATAATTTGGACCTCTTTTAGGAGCTTTTAAAACAGGGTAAGAATATTGTTCCCAAGCACCATAAATATTTTTTCCTGTTTCATAATATAACTTGTTCATCTAGGTTTCCTTAAATAATTTCATAATTAAATCTTTTAATACCTCTGCAGGAATGATATTAAAAGTATAAGGCTCTTTATCTGTCTCTGGACCAAACCATCTGCGAATAAAAACACTATGCGGCCCAAGCCACACCTTCCCATTAACATCATATTCATAATATATATACTTATCCCCTTCTTGATATATGGGGATATCATAGTATATATGTCCGCCCTTAGTAGTATATTTATATAGTTTAAATAACATAATTTATCTTGTATAGTAAGTAAGATAATATTATGAAAGTAGAAATATTTTATGGAAAAGATGACCAGACAGAACAACACCAATGGGGTGAATTAGAACATGTTGATACTTGGGATTTATATTATTTTAAATATAGTGAAAACGATATTATCCTTATTTCCCACTCACAAGCTGGAGCTGGAACAGATGTTTTTCCTGTAAATTTTATACCTGATATACATAATGTAAAGAAGATTAATATGGAAGAAATTAGTAAAAAACTTTTGAAGTTGGCTATAGGAGCAATATTTAGATGAAAGTAAGTAAAAGAGCAATAAAAGAATTATTCATAAATGATGAATTTTCCACCCTTTTAAAAAATTATTTCTCTGGAGATTTTGATCCTTATGATTATGACCATTGGCTTCCAGCCTCTTGGGGAGCATCTTTTTTTAAATATAGTATGGATATGGACGGAGCAAAGGGAATGAAAAGATTAACTAATTTAAAAAATGCATATTCATTAAATGTAACACAAAAAAGTGACAGTGACTTTAGTGTGATTGCAGTTGATGATACTTATGCCTCAGTTCTTATATGGATTTTAGATTTAATAGGATTTAAGTATGAAGAGATGAGAAAGTTTGATGCTTATGAATATGAAGACTTTAATATGTGGATAACAACAAATGGACTATAACGAATTTTTTGATCTCTTACAGGACGCTGGTTTAGATTATGTTAGGACATGGAAGTGGGCGAAACGTGTTGTTATTGGAAAACATAAATTAGACGATGTTTACTTCCAAGATGATGTTACTGCTGTATGGTATGATGAATCTGAATCACCAATACCTTTCTACTTTAGCGAACTAAAAGTTGAAGTTGAACCTAATGTAGACTGGATTAGATTTATCTTTGAAGCATAAATTTAGCAAGTTCAGCACTTAATTCTTTTAATACTTTCCTATCAATTATTTCACCCGCTTTTATAAAATCTTGTATAGTTAAATTTTTAGTTTCATGAGTATACTTTTCCACGCCTTGCATTATAAATATTTAACTACCTTTTTATCAGTTTGCTGCACAATTTTTAAAAGATGAAATATATAAATATATTGTTGAGTAGTATATTTCTATTTATGAAGTCTTGAATAAGTTTATAAAATTCTTCTTTGAAAGATTTATTTAAAACAATATAATTATCAACTAATTTTCTCATTTTATTTTAACTGAGGAAGCAATAGGTTTTATATTGAATTGCTCCTGGAATATTCTTAAATTTTCTTTTTGGTAAGATTCTAATTGAGTTGGAAGTTTAACTTTTATAATAACTTTAAGATATCCTCGAGTATCACTTCCCGTAAAAGGCACGCCTTCACCTCTCAATTCTATTATATCTCCTGGCTGCGTTCCTGGAGGTATTACCAATTCTACTATTTCACTATTTAAATTAAGAAATTCAACAGTTGCCCCGAGAATAGCTTGAGTAAAGAAAATCTCAACTTGAGTATAAAGACCATCTTTTTTCTTCCAGAAATAATCATGTGGTTTAGTTTGAATTATTATATTTACGTTACCATCTCGTCCACCATTTAATCCTTGATGTCCTTCACCACGGAGATGTAAAACTTTTCCGTTTTCAACACCTTTTGGTATATTAAGTTTTATCTTCCTGCTTCTTACTTCTCTCTTCTCAGAATTTATTCTCTCGTTACGCTGTATTTCCATTTCAATGGTTTTACCGTTAAAAACCTCTTCAAGAGTGATAAAAATTCTAACTTGGATATCTTTTCCGTGTATTTTCCTTTTAGTATCACCATAAGTAAATCTAAACCCGCCAGGCCCTTGAGAAAAACCGTTAGAACCTTGAGAAAAACTTCTAAATATATCCCCAAAATCCATACCACCCATTCCGCCAAAAGAATTAGCAGTTTTTTTAAATTGTTCTGACTCATATTGAGCTTTAGCTTTAGGATCGGTTAATATTTCATATGCATGACTTATTTCTTTGAATTTAGTGTCATCACCACCGTTAGCGTCCGGATGATATTTTTTAGCTAAAGACTTATAAGCTTTCTTTATGTCGTTTGCGTTAGCACCGGGTTCAACACCTAAAATTTTATGAGGATTCAATTATTTTCTCCAGTCTCCGAAAAGATATTTTTTTATAAATTCAATTTTATCAAAAATGTCAAGATAAGGAATAAATTTTCCAGTCTTTACCCATACCTTAGTAAGTAGAAATAAATTTACAAAGAAGGGAAGAATAAATACAATAACAAATTGTGATAATATCCACATAAATGGAAAATCTGAATTACCAGTATAGAAGAGGGCTACGAATATCCCTACATCAATAAAAACGAAGAGTAGGATAGATACAAGCATTTTTAATCTACCTGTTTGGTCTAACTCACAATTTGTTATTTTCTCTTTCTTCTCATTCGTCATCGTTACCGTCCATTATTAATATTATCTTATTTATATCTTCAAGGGTATAACCTTTATTGACTAAACTTTCTATCAAAAGTCTTTTATTATTTATTTTAATCTAGGATAATATAGCTCGAAATGGAAGGGACAAAATCTCTATTATAATTATAAAAACTATAAACCATATAAACCCATACATCTCAGTAAAAAGACCCATATATCATGTAACATATTATACTTCTTTATATTAATTATGCTTTATTCTTATTGTTGTTTCAAATAAGGTATCAAAACCCATACCTATATAAGGGCCGAATGTTTGCATCAATTCCCATAGCTGACATTTAAACCAGCCGTCTACCTCTTTAGGTTTATCCTGTGGAAAATGTGCTATGCCTAATTGATTTAAGTCATCATTCCTATGTGAAAATATATATCTTCCCCTATCTGTTAAACGAACCTCGACCCTATCATTCATATTTATTACAGTATATCCTAATAAATTATTTTTAGCTTCTTCATTTTCAATCATATAGTATACCAAATATGAACTATTTCATGTGTTTCAAACTTAATATGTTCTATTCTATCTACTATTATATTTGAGTATTCTATCATCTATGCATTAATTTCCGTATCAAGAATCTCAACACCTTCTTTCCAACCGTCTTGATAATAGGAAGCTATAAAACTTTTAACTCTTAAGTTATTCATCTAGCATCTCCTTTGCTATTTTATTTGGGTATAATATTTCATGAAGGAAAAGCCACTTATTTCTATAGGAGCCAAAGAATACTCTAAATAAAGTAGCTGTAAAATCCCACGGCTTCTCTACCAAAAAAAAGTTTAAACTATTAATACCAGAACGACCAGTTAAAATCCATGACACAAACATCCAAATTAAAAATATAATTACAATACTTATTATTACAACTACTGTAGCTACTAAAACAGTCATAAAATTACCAAGGAATATTGATACTGGTCCTGATTCCATATCAATTATTTCTATTGGTCCAAAAATTAGTAAAGGGAGTAAAAATAAACCTATAATTATAAGAGTTAAAACCACTCGTCCTATAGGAGTTAAATTAGCATATTCAGCATTGTACCATCTATCCGTCCAACTCATTTTTCCTCCAGTATATCTTTAGCTACTTTGTTAGATTGAAACCATTCTCTAAGAAAGGTCCATTTTCCTCTATAGTTATCTGCTGTAATTAATTCAGCTGTTTGCGCTCTTCTATATTTAACTGCAAATATCATACTTCCAACTCCTTTAACGCTAATTGAAAATTATTCAACTTATTTATTTTTTCATTTTTTATATGTAATTGTTCCTGGGTTAACGTAATTAAAATATTGTGAAATGTTTGAAGTTCAACAATTTTAGACATATCAAGTTTATAAACGTGACGTAATCTAAATTTAGCATCTTTCCAAGTATTAGCATTACCATTTTCTCTACCACTTACTTTTAATATAAGTCTTTTTCTGTAATACACCTTAATTAAAGGATACCCATCATTATATTCATTTACGCCTATCCATTTGCTTTTAATAGTAAATTTACCTATTTTTCTTCTTCTTCCAAAGAAGGTACGTAACTGTTTATTAATAGAATATATATAAGAAGTATATATTTTCATAATAGCATCAGCAACTTCTTCTTTAGTATGTTTCAACGCTTTTTCATTAGCCTCAACTTCTTTTACTAATTTATCTACATTATTCATTTTACCACCTATATTATAAGAGTTTATACTCTCCGCAATATTCGCATTTTTTAAACTCACTTATTATTTTCATCGTTTTCAACTATATCACTCACAATCCAAATATGCTTCCCTCTTATACATTTCCATGTTTGAATAAACCATTGAGTTAGGGATGGTGAGGTTAACCTTCTCTACTCTTCAGATACGTTTTTTGTATATCGCCCCCAAGTATCATAATAAGTACCATCAAATTTATAAAATCTAATATTTGCAACAGATATAAATCTGTCATGTATTGTTTTAGTTAGTATAATCATATTATCATTTGTATAAACGAAATTCTCCATATTTGATATATATCGTTTAAGTTTATATAAATCATAATATGAGTTTGTATAAACTTTAATATTTACGAAATCATTTATTCTGACAGTATGAACTCTATGGCTATTAGAACTAAGCGACACACTAATAAATAAAGCACCTAACACCAGTCCAAGAATAAATACTAAAATAATAATGAATGCAATTGCACCCTTATTCATTTTTAATCTCCTCGAATCCTTCTCTATACCCATCACATTCTAAATTGTTACAGAAGTAAACACCATTCTTCTTACGAAGTATATTCTTACACATAGGACAGACTTTACTATCTAAATCCTTATCATTATCAACTATGCCTAATTCTCTTAATGTGAGCAATTTAGCTTTTATCATTCTTCTTCTCCAATTAGTTCAATAGTCTCTCCATAATAACTACAATCAAAATTATTACAAAAATAAGTTTCACCTTTCTTAAACAGAAGATCTCTACAGTGAGGACAAACATAAGTATCTAAATCTTCATCTTTCTGCTTTAACCATATTTCTATAACTTCTCTTCTTGTGAATAATCTATGTCTCTTCATTCCCAAACTCCTTATTCAATCTATCCCATTCCTTTTTTCTTTTTGCTTTAGCATCATCCAATTTCTTAATCCTAATAGCTTCTCGAGATTTTTCCTCTTCTTTGGTTTCTTCTCTAAGACCATAAAGATTTAAAGCAGTATATTCCCCATCGTAGTGATATTCTTTTTCGAATTCTAATTTAAAAGAATCATACTCAGGATGAAATTCTTTTTGTTTTTCCGCCCATTTAATCAAATCATCCAAAAGCATTCCATCTATATCATAGAAAACATTGCCAAGATTTTTACTCTTCTTCATTTATAATACTCTCCTTAAGAATTTTAATCAACCATTTATTAGCCCATTTGAAATCAGGAGTTTTCCTCAACTTAGTATTTTCAAATGCTACATCACACCTTTTATTATAAGTCTCATACATCTTCATTAATTCGTCGTACTCAACTTCACCATTTCTTATTCGCATTATATCATCTTTTAATTTTCCAGTTATTGGAAAATCAATTTTACCAGTTTCTAATAACTGTTCTCCCTGCCCTAATAATCTGATCAAATGATAGGCAAATTTTACATCATAAAATAATTTTTCAAAAGTTGAGGTATTAACTCTCCAGCCATATCTATCTCTTTCAGCTCTGAGTTTTTCTATAATCATATCTAGATCCATACCTCTATGGAAAGATTCAGTATTATTCTTTTTTCCTTTATAATATTTTAAACTTGTGTTTAAAGCATCTGCGTCTTCATCTTTAATGGGATACTTACTACCAAGTTTATCTTTATACACGGTTTCTAGAAATTTAACGCCTTCTACAAGTGAAGTATATCTTTCCTTCTTAACTATGAGTTTCTTTCTTTGAGCAAATGCATATCCCGTAAATGAATAATATATTTTCTGTGAGACTATTTTATCTCTATTATCTATCAACTCCTGAAACACAGGAGTCATTTCTATAATTGATTCAGGAGAGGAAAATAAAACTTCTACTATATTAGGGTTATTCTGTAATGCGAGATGAAGATATTTCTTAAGTGAATAAAGTTTTTCATCTACATCTTCTTTAGTATTACGTCGATCTTCTTTAGATGATTTAGTAGAATTATCTATTTCTTCTAATTTATTAAGACCTAATAAATCTTCGGATGTAGGCATGAATATACCCATATAGTCTTCATCACTTTCGGGAGTATTAAGACCATACATATGAGATCCACTTTTTACCTTAAATAATATTTTCCTCTCCATATTCACTCCTTGATATATTAAAACCTCAATTACTATAATAATTATAACATATTTGCTTCTATATCCAAAATTATTTTTTATTTTTTTGGAGTCTCATATTAACCCATGCGACTATAGCAATAAGTAATATACTAAGTATAATACTCCATATCATATTATTAACCATAATATGAAAAACTAATGCCACACTGCAAGAAATAACAGCAACAATATTTATAATTATTTTACTCCCCGTATCTAAGTAAGTTTTTAGTGAAGTCTAGTTTTGTCTTATTCAATGACTTAACATTATTAAATAATAACCAACTGTTTAATAATACAAAAGCTAATTGGATTAAACACCAAAAAGAATGGCCTGATATTAAATTTGTAACAAATGCTGTTAAACAAAATAAAACACCTATAATGTTAACAACTATAACAAATTTAAGACTTTTAATCCTCTTCTCAAAATAACTCATTTTCTGTTTCAAATACATATTTACCTCTTACAACAATTATACCATATTAGGTGGGTTGTCCAAGTTGCTTATAATATGGATTTTTCTTTAAGTCAGGATATAACTTGCCATCTTTTTCATATTTATAAATATGTATCAACATATCAACCTCATCAAGTGTAAGATCTTTATTATATACTTCTTTTATTTTTTTCTTAAAACGCTCTGGATTTTTATTTGAAAGACTAATAATAATATCGCAATGTGGTATTGACGCATCAAGTAAATTATCAATAAAAGATGGATTCTTCATAGAACAGGACGTTACACTAGCAGAAGCTATAGCACTCATTAAAAAAAGCCAATCGAGTAAATCTAGAGTATCAATATACAACCAAAAATTAGCGGTCTGATCCTTGGTTAATTTAATGTTTGTAGCAGCCAATTCAACTAAAGCATAATTTATTGTAGTAGTGTCTGTAGCAGGTACTTTTACGTTGTCGTTTAAAATATCACTTAATGTTATACCGGGTACAATTTCTTTTTTATCCATTTTTTATTCTTTATACACCAAATCTTTTGTCTTTATCTAGCAAATGGAGTTTAGCTCTTTCGGCATGTAAAACTTTATATTGTTCATGGAGAAAGAGAGCCGCGGCTATAGCATTCTCCTCTTCCATTATCATTTCAAACATTTCAAAAGAATCTTCCATAAAAATATGTTCCTTCCTTATATTATACTGTTCTCTATCATATAACTCTTGTGCTAATGTATTATTAATAAAGGCAAGATCTGTATAAGCGACAGGATAGTATGAGCTTTTTAGTTGAGGTATCTGATCCTCCATAAAATCATCAAAAGTCATATCTAATCTTAAGAAAAGCTAATATAGCTTCAATTCTCTTAATTAAAGCTTCATGTATATTATTTAATTCTCTTCCTGCTGTTAATTCATCCAAAACAAATCTTGTTTCTTTATAATATTTAGTTATAAAAGATAAGGGAGTCGTATCGCTTTCAAGGAAAAGAACATTATGATATCTATCGGCCAGCTTAATAATTAATGCCCTTTCAGACATATTTAATACTTTGTTGGCCATATATATTCTCTTCCCACCCATCAACTTCATTTCATTATCATCTGATGTTACTTCCTGTACTAAGTTAGCAATTTCCATACCAAATTCAATAACCAATTCATCATACATCGTATCAGTATCTTCTATAACATCATGAAGAAAACCAACAGCTATAAGTGTTGCATCTTTGGTAAGGTGCTCAATAGTTCTGGCAACAAATTTAGGATGAGTGAAATATGGAAGACCAGAAAATTTTCTCTCTACGCCTTCATGCGCCTTCTCTGAGAAATTATAAGCTTTTATTACAACTGCTTTCAACATATCTCCACCCTCTTACTTAATTATACCACAGAAGCTTCTTTAGCCAAAATAGTAATGTGAAACATATCCCATACAAGAGTGCTTAAAAAAGCTAGTATAACCATAATACCTGTTATAAGGATGGAATAAGCTTCTAATGCAGGAATTACTGTTATACCTATAAGACCAATAAATGTAACTGGTAGAAAAGCTAATATCCAACCTATAGTTTTATTCCTCATTTTAAACTCCTTGCTTCTTCTAATATTAAGTTTATATTTTCATTCAATTCCATTGGTGATTTAAACTTTCTTTGAAGTTTAACTTTAGTATCTTTAACAAAGTCAAATTCTACTGTTAAATAGAAACTAGTATCATCCTCATAAGATGATATATTCCAAAAATTTATTCCAGGTTCATCAATTAGTCTATTCAACATGTTATCTTGAATGATAACATTCTCTACTTCTACTGTTTCGGTTATGATTTCAGGTTGTTTATCGTTAACAATAGGTCTTACTATTATCATAACTACTAATGATATACAAATAATACCAACTAATAAAATTACCCCAATTTTTAGTCATCCTTCCCGCCCTTAAACAATTTATTTTTAATATCCTCAGTGCTGTCTTCGATAGCAAGATTTATATATTTATTTAAATATCGTTTCGCTTGAACAAAGTAAAGTATCGCTCCAAGATATAAAAAATCTCCAATAACATATGTAAAACGTGTTAAGTTGGCAAATTCTAATCTATTTATAACTACATTAAAAAGGTATAATGTTCCAAGTATAAAATATGTATTAGTACTTATATTACCTAAAGTTGCATTTTTTATAGTTTCATCTGCATTTTTAGCAGGTGTATATAAGAAATATTTATTTACTATAGCAGCATTTTTCAACACTTTCCGTATATCAAAAGTATATATTGCGAATATAACAAGAATGAGACCTATAGAAAAATTACTCGTTATTGGAGTTGAATTAATCATACCAAGATATGTAGAAATACCTAAAAGTATACCCACAACAATCATCAACACCTTCATTCTCTTCCACATATCTAAAAATATAGTTGTATAATTACCCATACTTATTCCTCAGCTAATAAATTAGCATTCACTTCAGCTTTAATATCCTCAAATTTATCACAGAATTCAAGCCATTCCTCGGCCTTCATATTGATACCTTGACGACCAGGTTTCATTTCACCATCAGCTTCATAATATCTACGAATTGCAACATAATCCTTACCTTTATACTCAGAATGTTCTACGTGAATATCTTTACCTATTTCAATCATATATTATCTCCTATTTATAATTAAATATGCACAAGGGGATTAAAAACTCTCCTAATAGGAAAGTTTTTTTATTGATAAAAACGTTCTATACCAAATATATCTTTATATTTAAATACTTCATGGAAAACATAACGATAATCATATGACACCATAGACCTTACAATTTTCCACTTCTTATCTGTATCAAAATCAAAAGGAACTTTTTTTTTATATAAAGTTTCATCGTCAAGAGTATATACAAGAACATAGAAAGCATCATTCTTAACTACAGCGTCATATACATATAAAAGTGAATCATGTTCATCCTCAATAAGCGTAGCTTTATAATCAAATATAGTCATTATTTTGTTTGTTTTTTCTTCTCAGCATCGATACGAGCATTTATTTGTTTCGCAACCATGTTAAGTCGTCCAATAACATATGCTTCAATTGTTGTATTATCAGCTGCAGCCAATATCATTTTAAAAGATGCATCCATTTGACCTTTTAAGGTATCAAGATCTTTAGATTTAACTAAATCCATTCTTGAAGCACGAGTAATTCTTTGAGTTTTTGATTTTTGTGTTGCTTGTATACCTGTAGCTGAAGTATATCTTTTAGGTTTATTTACTATTTCATTTATCATTTTTTTCAAAGTCATAATTTTTCTCCATATTATAAGGTTTATATATTATCTTTACAATAATTTTATTTTATATTAAAAGATAAATAAATAAGGAGTATTAAATGGCTTGGGAAGTAATAGAAAATAAATTTATACAAGACACTGGAGCTGCTGGTTCAGGTATTGAAGAAGCATTATCTGAATATTGGATTTCAAGTGATTTTGCAGATAACGAAGAAATAACTGTTAACGAATTAAAAGCATACATAACCTCACATGGAGGAAATGCTAATCTTTTACCTGGAGTTGATGAATATATAGATGATATAGATGTTAATACTGCACTTGCTTCAACCATAACTGCTGAAGAATGGGCTACTAATTATCCAGGCGGGAATGGCTCTGGTGGAAATTTAGTAGTTCCCGCAAATACAACTATATTTTTAAGCGTTAATACTATACATCAATATCAAAATATAACTATGAAAACTAATTCTAAAATTAAACCAACAGGAACAGGCAATAGATTAGTAATATTGGTTAAAGATACATTATTAATGGGTGCGAATTCCTCTATAAATTTCAGTGGTGAAAACGGGACAAATGGTGTAGCTGGTACATCAGGTACAAAGGGTGCGGATGGTTCGGATGGTGGTTCAGGAACTCACGGCTCTTCAGGATATGATTGTCACTGGCCTTGTAATCCGTATGGAGGTAAAGGAGGTACAGGTTATTATAACAGAGCTGGAGGTGCACGGGTAAATTATGATACTAATGGAAAACCTGGTACCGCAGCTACAGGAAGACAAGGTGGCGGTGGAGGTTCTGGCGGTGGAGGTGGTAATAATGCTGGAGTTGGTGGGAGTGGAGGAACTCAAACAGGAGCGGGTAATGACGGAACGGATGGTGCGGACGGAACGGACGGAACGGACGGAACAGATGGTTCAAACGTTTCTTTAGGTTTTACTAGCATACTAAATTTTAATGATGTTTTGAGTATAAATTCTTTAAATAAAACATCAACAATGGATGGGACTAGCGGGACTGATGGAACGGACGGTGAGGATGGAACGGATGGTAAAGGAGGTTCTGGCGGTAATGGCGGGGACGGAAGCGCCTACTGGCATAATGTTTGGAAGTGGGGAAAAGGTGGCCGTGGTGGTGGTGGTGGTGGACAAGGAGGCTCAGCAGGATTACTAGGAACCAAAGGAACTGGAGCTACGCACGGTACAAGTGGAGAACACGGTAAAATTATTTATATAGAAGCGAAACATTTAAATCTAAATACTTCAGCATCAATAAATTCCAACGGTGGAAATGGTGTTACTAGAAAATCTGGTGGTGATGGTGGTGATGGTGGTGATGGTGGTGATGGTGGTAATGGTGGTAATGGTGGTGATGATGATGATGGTTATGGTGGTGGTGGTGGTGATGGTGGAAATGGAGGAAAAGGTGGAGACGGAGGTTATAGTGGTGCTAGTACTAACGGTAATGGTGGTTTAATAATTATTAAATGTCATAATTACAATGTTAACCCACTCTCTAAATCCCATGTAAATAAAGGTACGGGTGGCGTACACGGACATAATGGTATAAAAAATTTACAAGTAAGGACTTAAAATGCTAATATTATTAAAAACAAAAAAATTTAATCTAAACAATATAAGTGATGAATTAGTAAGAAATTTTGACAGTAAAAATTATGATTTTGACATGTATACATCTTTATTTGAAATTTTTAATGTAAACCACCAGCAAGGCAGCGCATGTATATTCGATATTAAAGAATTTGTTTCTATTTTTCCAAATATAAATGAAATTCCATATCATGACAATTTAAATTATATTTTAGAAAAAAAATACATGAATGAAAACTTCGTAACAGATATAGAATGGAGTATTGCAATAATAAATGTCGACAAAGATATATTGTTTTTAAATACTATTAAACAAAAATATCCAAATATAAAAATTAAAAATGTAATATTATTTAACCATGTGTTTATAACAAAACATTTAAAATTGCAAGAAGAGTACAATGTAATAGATTTAAACAAAGAAGAAGAAAACGAATTAATATTTTTTAATATTATTTAATCCAAGAAGGTGGCGGAGTTAAGCCTAAATTTTTTCTGTTATTTATATCTTCTAAAAGTGAAATATCACTTTCTCTATCTACAATACCATCTTCAGCCTCTTCTGCTCTTTTCCATTCAACATATTCTTTCGGTAAAGGTTTACCTTGTATCCAATACCAGTCTTTCATACTCATACCATGGGAGTTAATAAACATGTCTTCTCTCTCTTCCCAATCTTCTTCAAATTTGTTCATGTTATTATAATCTACAATTTTTTTACTACTGTGTATTGCAGCTGGTTGAGCTGAAAAAACATTATCAACTAAATGAGTATAAAATGTATAAGCTATAAGAAGGTCGTCGTTATTACCACGGGCTGCTTCCGGCTTACCACCTTCAGTCCAGATAAAAGTTTTAATTTCGTTAGAAAGACGTGATGAATATATTTTTGTTGTTTGATTAAGAATATCTTTGTAAAAGTCCTCAACTAGAAGAACGCGACTTTTGGCAGTTGTATCCCAACCCCATGGGTTACCACTTTTCATTTTAACGTAACAATTGTAATAAGGATCAGTTTTATGCTTATAAACTTCATTAAATGTTGCAGGTCCTGGATGATTACATTCTATAAGAACATACGCACCATTATAATATGTAGCAACTTTTTTTATTAGTCTGCCCATCTCATCTGTTGGTACTTGCCATTTATATTCAGCAACTTGTTCCCTTTGATAGACATCTATAACATGCATAGTTGAATAATCTTTTCCGTGACCTGTCGCAGTATCTGATGTTAACATATACATAGAATTTATATTTCTATCCTTCCAAATCCACAAACCTTTTATAATTTCATTATTTTCGTCTTGTGGAAGAACATCCTTCCACTTAGGTTCACAAACCCATTCCTCATCAATTCTTTCAATTTCTCTGTAAGGTATAACGGTAGAACCAGAACCTAAAAATTGAGCCATGATTTCTTGGTTAAATTCTTGCTCTGACTTTGCGTTAGCTCTTCTTATCCATAACCAAGGAGCAGTTTTAGGACTACCCTTGTATGATAGTTGTTCAGTTTCCATTTTTTTAACATATTCTTGTACTTTATTATCATCCCATTCTTTATTCTTAATTTTTTCCATAACCATAGGAAGCCAAGGATTAGAACGGTCTGGATATCTCCACCAAGGGATAAAAATGGGATAGAATTCATTCAATTCTTCTTCAGCCCTTGTATATGTTAAGTGATACCAATTACCAACACCATTTGTCGTTGAAATTACAATTATATCTCCACCTTTATCTAATGCCGGTTCGATTGCTTTCCATATATCATCCATCCACTCATTAAAAGCTGCTTCATCGATTATTACCAGTGATGGTGTAGAACCACGACCAGCATTTTTACTTTTTGGAAGTACCTGTATTTGAGAACCATTTATTAATTCAAATTTAGTTCTACCAAGCCTTCCAGCTTTAGCAGCTGTTTTAAGAAAACCAGGCATTTTCTCATAGTTGAGATCGATAGTTTTATCTTTAAATTCTATGGCGTCTGCCTTGGTGAGGGAGATTACTTTAATCATTTGATTTTTATAGAAATTGCCCCGCCAAAGGGCGTAAGCACCAGATATTACACTTATACCAATTTGCCTAGATTTTCTGAAAATAACTTTATTATGTTCCTGGAAGTCTTTTAAAGCTTGCTTTTGAAAGTCGTGCAATTTAAATGGAACGAATCCCAGTTTAGGATGATTAGTAAAACAATATCTATCAATGAAATAGTACGATGATGTCTTGCATAACGTGAACTCAACAAGGCGATCAACTACTTCGACAGTACCATCATTTAAGGTAACATCAATGTAATCATCAGACCATCTTAATTTATTATATGGTATTTTTAAAGCGTACTGCTCATACTTTTCTTTTACAAGATTTTGTACATATTGTTTTCGAGTTATTGCCGACTGCGCCATTATATCAGCTCCAATTTATTTTTGATATTTTCATTATATTTTATTCTGATAAGTTTTATATTATTATTTTTGCAATATTTATTTTTTATTCCATCATTTTTTTGTATATGTTCTAGACCTTTCTTACCGCCAAAATGTTCATTTATTTCAAAATGTTGTATTCCGTCATATTCTATTAAAATATTATTTTTTGGAACATAAAAATCAAAAGATAGCGGGTGTTTATTCCTACAATCATTAAATCTTTTTTGTCTTATATATTTAATATTATTATCATCTAGATATTTTGCCACAGCTTTTTCGCCTTTAGATTCATTGCATATCGGGCACCCATGATTATTTAAATGATGTTTTGGAACTTGTTTAAATATTCCATGTTTTGAACATATTATATCAATTTTTACCTCCATACCCATATATAAAGATTTAGAATAATCATATTTATTATTGTGTATTTTTTTTGCTCTCTGAATAAAAATATCAGTAGTTAGCTTTTTACTTCCACCGCATATAGGGCAACCTTGTTTTTTAGTTATATGGTTATTTGGTGTTTGTTCAAACACACCATGTTCAGAGCATATTATTTTAACTTTAGTTTGACTATCTACATATTCTACCAAAGAATAATCATATTTATTATTAAGCTTTTTAACTTTTGATATAAAACTATTATAGTCGTCTTTACGTGAATTTTTTAATATATCTGCATAACATTTAGGACAATTATTTCCGCGGTAATGATTATTTGCGGTTTGTACAAATACTCCATGCTTTAGACATATTATATTTATTTTCTTATGTGCACCTCTATAATTAACTAAAGAATAATCATATCTATTACCATGAATAGCTTTAACTTTTTCTATAAATTCTTGCGTTGTTAGTTTTTTTCCCATATAGTTTATCTTGTAAAAAAGTGTAAAAATATGCTATTCAACTAATAATTTTAAAGCTATATCAGATGTTAATAATCCTATTTCTTTATTAGTTAAAATAAGACTTTCTTCTATAATTTCCATAGTATCATCTGCAAAGCTACCGGCTATTATTTGTATAATTATACCTTCGTTTATATTAAATCCAACTATAGACACAGAATGAATTTCTTTTTTTATTTCATTTATTCTAAAATCTTTTTTCAAGGCAACAGGACCAGAACCAATTGCAATACCTACCGAAACAGTAGTGTTAGTGTGTGTGTATAACATAGCTTTAAGCTTTACGCCTTCTATATTACTTACATCTGCAGTTATACTAGCCGGGTCGCTAATCATTCAATATCAATCATGGCTATAATACCCTCGAGCATTTTTTGCATACCTTCATATCTTATAGAATCTAATACATCTTTCTCTGTTGGTGGAATTATATTTCTTGAACCATCTAAATTAACTATCGAACTTTCTTTTTCTGTTTTAAGGGCTTCTATTTCCCCGGGGAAGAGTTTTAACCTATCCGCAAAAATCGATAATAAATCGTCTTGACTTAAATATATATCGCCTTTTTCATCTTTTACCATTCTAATATTGTTCATTTTTTCTCCTAACTAATTAACTTTTTTAATTCTTGTAAATCTTCCGATGTATATTTAGCTGTGTGTGGATTTGCAATAAGTGTTATTGCTTTCCATTCATATTTAGATGTTAAAAATTGACTCCATTTAATTACTTGTACTATAATTCTTAATCCTTGATTTATACTTATAATATGATAAGCATTTTTTTTATAAAAATCCATAGCTTTAAAATGTCCGTCTATTTGATTCTCGGTATAGTGATCTGGAACAACCCAAGTTATTTTATCTATATATCCTTTCTTAAAAAGATAAACAAATGCATTATGGTGGTTGTAATCATGTATCTCATCTTTACCCATATATTCTGCACTACCACCATATGAATATATGTTACAATGGGAACTAACGTTAACAAATGAAAATCTCTTTGGTATAAGTACTTTCTTATCTATAAGTTTTTTATAATAAGGGAGAATTTGTTCTGTTGATGAGGTTATAACCCCTCTATGTTTATGTTTTAATTTCATTTTTTTTACTATTGCTTCAGGTTTCAAATTTCTATGAAGCATAGTTTTTATATCGGTTGTACTTATAAAATCATTATTTATCAATTGATTTCCTACAACTTCAGGTTTATTTATAAAATTCATATCTACATTTAGTAGACCAATTTCTATCGGCATTAATATCTCCTTTGATTTTATCTTACAACAAGTATAAATAAATATGCTTTTTGTATAAGATAATTGTATGAAATTAAAACAAGTAATGAATGAAAATAATAAATTTGATAAACAACTTCATCTTAGACGAAAAGAACGTATTAAGAATAATACAAAAACAATAGAAATTAACAGAAAGAAAAAAATAAGACGAGATCGCACAATAAACTCTGGAAGAGAAGTAGGTGAAATGACTATAGAATTTGCCCATATTGACGTAGAGGGTAAAGTACACATACCCGTAATAATTAAAACCGAAGGACTAGATTCTATATTTGGTAATGGTATAAAACAATTTAAATCATTATCAGAATTTGAAGATAGTTTACGACGAAATTTTGCTAAAAATTACGGTTTCGAGAAAAGCGTTCCTAGTAAAATAAATAAATTTGTTATGGACGATAATGTATATCTTCAAATGATTCGTAGTATAAGAGAGTATGCATTAAATGCTACAAATAAAAATAAATCTCTATCATATGACTCTAAAATAAAATCATTACCAGGAGAACAACATACATCATGGGATATGCATATTATATTTCGACGAGGCCATAAAACTAATTTAATAAAGCCCCAAATTGAATATGGGGCTAAAACATATGGTAGAATAATAGGTGCCGATGAAATAGAGCAAGAGGACGATAGCCTTAAGGATTTATTTCAATAGCTTTATATTTCTTTACAGCTTCATCCATATAACTAGAATCATCTAATGAATCAAAAAATGTCATTTCGTGTAAAAAAGCGATACCACAAATAATTTTTCTACCCTTAAGATTGAAAGTATAACCCCAAGATGGAATAAAATCATCTTTAATTAAAGAATCGTATGCTTCACTTGCTTCTCTTTCAGTCTTAAATTTACCTACGCCTTTTTTCAAAGTAATACCAAATTCATTTTGAAATGTTAATTTAAGAAAATTCTCCATTCCATTCTTAGTAGCTGTAAGTGTATATGATCCGTCGTCATTTTTAACTATTGGATTTGGTTCTTGCTTTATAACATCTATGTCAATTAATGTCATTGTTAATTTCTTAGCATTAGATTTCTGAACAAATAATTGTTTATGCTCTTCCCAATGTGTGTCAAGCACGTCATTACCACTATTCAGAGGAGTTCTAACAATCATAATTGCAGCATCTAAATCTTTTTTATTCTCAAATTTAAAAATAATTTTATTTTTACGTTCTTTAACTTTAAAATTAAGATTTTTATCTTTTAACACTTTTATTACACTCTTCACATATCCCCCCTACCTAGTAAAGACTCCCTTTCGGGAGCCTGAAATTTAATCTTATTAGGTTTAATATTCTGCTACTATATTAGCACCAGTATAAGGAGAACCGTCAGTATTATACCAATTAACACCTTCGTCCATAACTATAATTGTTGCAGGATCATTAACGTTTGCTCGAGGAAGTACAGTTACAGCATCAAGCCTTGAACCGTGAGTATAAAACGCAGTCATATCAGTTATATTTTCATATCCATCTGTAATAGTATTTTTATAAAGTTTATTTCCTACTATTATGTATACATCATTGTTAGTATCAACCCACATATTAGGAATCAATTTGTCATAAGTATCAACAGTCTCAAAATTAACGTTAAATGTTCCCACTTCCGTTATACCAGTTGAAGATGTTGTATGAACTTTGACAACCACATCATCACCGTCAGAATTTAATTCAATATATTTTCTTTCATTATCATTTACAAAATATACTTGATGATCTCTATAAGAATGAAACATAGTATCTCGTGGAAAAGAAAAATCTCCAGTCCATGCACATGGGTTAGATGAATCAATTCTATTATATACTGCAACATTATTTAATTCCTGATTTTGGCCAAAAAACATAATGTTGAACCCTAATGGAGCAATATAAGATGATCCATTTACCAAAACATCATAACTTAAAATTGTATTATCTGACATTGCAACTAAATTACCATCAGCATTACAATATGCATAAGAAAAATTTACAGAAGTTTTATTATCATTAAAATGAGAAGTATCATCGTCTACAGTAGCAGTTCCATTACTATCCCATTCCAATTGAACACTATCCATGTGGACGCCATCACTAACTCCTCTTGTATTATATCGTACTTCTCCTGTATCACTTACAACATATTGAAGTTCAGTTATAAGGTTTCCAGTATCAGAAAATATCTGGCCATCAACTATAACCGTACCATTAAAATTATTATCAAATCCACTAAAAGGTTCTTTATAAAGTTTATTATCAACACCATAATAAATATCTGTACCATATTTACTAAACTGATAAATATGTAAAGTAGTTGTACCAGCTGGCAGCATAATTTCATTAAAAGTATTTACATCTTCTAAATAATACTTACCATTCTCAGTTTTAACCACTGTACCAATACCAGGAATTTCACTTACTGCTATAACTACTTCATTGTCAATAGCAATAATACCTCTAAAAGAACTTTTTGAAGTTATTTCATAATTATATACTAATGTAGCAGAACTATAATTTGCAATAAGATTTATAATCCTACCTTCAATCATATAACTATCATCTGTAGCACTATTATCTGTAGCACTATTATCTGTAGCACTATTATCTGTAGCACTATTATCTGTAGCGTTATCAACCAAGTTGTTTATATCACAACTCATAAATACCAAAAGAACCAAAATAACTAAACTTATAATTTTTTTCATCTTATCACCTCTTATTCTTATTAAGCACCATCTGTACTTTGTTATGTTTAATTATACCATATTATTAAAATTGTCCAAAATTAAGTATGCTGAAAGAGTATAAAAAAAACCTCCCGGAGGAGGTTTTTATGTAATTATTTAATCTTTACCCAATGTCTTCCATCAACAGTAATACCATTCCATTCTTCACTGACTTCGGGCTTATAATATGTAGCGATTATTCTTTCAGGGAAGTTTCTCTTATCTTCAAGTTTAAATTCCATGAGAATACCGTTAGGACCACATGTTAATGCAGTACCGGGTTCGTATTCTTCTTTAACATGAGCAAGTACAATACCGCCGATAGCTACAGGAATTTGAGTTCCAACAGCATTATCTTTCTTACCAACACCAAAACCGTACGTATCAGAGGCAAGACCTAATATACCTTTCTCCATATATGTAGAAGAGATACCATGAGTACCATCTGCTTTACGAGTGTATACTTTACCAAACTCTAATTCGATTCCAGCTTCAACTTCTATAAAGTCGGCAATATCATTCCATACAGCATTATATACTTTTTCAAAATTATCAATTTTAGAGCCTGAGGTTCCTGGACCTAATAATGCTATACCACTTACATTATTATCTGTTATCGATACAGCTTCTCCATTTTCCCCTACTTCTAATTTAATACCACCAGTAGTTTTAACATAAAAGGAATCAACTGGAAGAGTACCAGTAGTAGGAGCACCATTAGCATCAAGTGCAGTTAAGTCATATTTAATGCTCTCTCCACCAACAGCATGAACAGCACCTTCTAAGTATGTCCAGTCGAAATCTTCAACCACACCGGTTCCTTGCAAGAGTACCATAACTGAACGGTTAATGTCTTTAATATATACAATTTCACCAACTTTTAAATAGAGACCAGCAGCTTTTTCAAGTAAAAAACCTTTAAGATTAGTTGGATCGCCGTATGTACCAGTTGTTGTTCCCATATCAGGAAATACTTTTACACCACCAGCGCTTTTAGCAAAACCAGTAAGCATTTCTTGAAGAGTACCAGGATCACCAGGAGCAGCACTGCCACCACTGATTTCAGGAATAACACCGACAACACCAGCAACACCAATTCTGTCAGCACCAACAGGAGCAATAGCGGAGTTTGTATTACCAAAATGATCCCATTCATTAACACCATCATCAACAGTAAAGGCAAATTCATTAGTTTCTTCTGATATTTTTGCATTACCAATATAAATTGTACCGGCATCAAAGTGAGCATCTTGAGCCCAAATTTCTTTAACTTTATAATCTTCAGAACCAATGTTATTTGTACCGGTTGCAAGAGGTAAAACATCAGCATCAAATCTAATTTCATTACCAGATGCAAGAGCGTCAACTTGAAAGATAGAATCTGCAGGACCTAACGTACCGGAATAAATACCTGCTGTCCAACCAAGAGTCACAAGAGCATCAGATAATGAATCTCTAAGATCAAGACTTTGAGCTAAACCAGTAAGAAGTGTTCTAAAACCTATATGTCCAGCTTCTTGATAAGCTTCAAGATTTGTAATACCAGCATCAGCTATTTTTGTATTTGCTTTACTAACTACTTCACTTGCATTATAAGCTGCTTCATCTAGGAAAACTTCAACTAAAGGTTCACCGCTAATAACAACTGCGAAGTCTTTAGGAAATGTGTAAAAATTATAACCACCAGATAAATCAGCAGTACCAACAGCGATAGACGCTGGAACAGCATCAATACCATCAACAGCTGCAGGAAGTGTTATGTTTAAACCATTAGCACTAAAAATACCATATTTAACATCTTCACCAAGACCAGTCCGTGTAAAAGCAAAACCAGAATCAACATCAGCAGCAAGTGTAACAGCACCAGAGAAATCATTTTGTACTGAAAGAACAGCATCTAATCTGGTAACGTAAAATTCACCATCAGAGTCAACAGCCGCTTGTGTTTTTGTTGCAACATCAGTTGCACTATCATCTTTATTGATATCAACCTGAATACCAGTACCTATACCAACTGGGTCTGTAGACTCGTTAGCACCTTGATTAAAAACAGTAAGCCCAAAAGCAGTACCATGATCTGCAATATCTGTAACAAAACCAGTAGCAACATTTGTAACTGTTATAATGTGATCATCAACACCCACATTTACACCAACAGCAGCATTGAAATCACCTTCAGTATCAACAGCAGTTTGTATCGAAGAAGCAACATTAACAGCGTTTGCACCAACGAGTACAGGCACTTTAATAGGAGTACCTACGCCAGCAGGTTGAGCAGAATAAGAAGAGACACCAGGAATTTCAGCATCAAAAGATACAAAATCATTCACAGAACTGAAAAAATCATTTCCAGTAGTGCCAGCAGCTAACGATATAGCAGTCCAAGAACCAATAGTATCAGAAGTAAGTCTAATATCACCATTATTAAACGCCCAGGTTGCAGCTGATGTTGTAGAAACATTTAATAATGTAAGAATTTGTCCCCAAGAAACATCGGCAGATATAAAATCTACACCAGGAGTAGAAACATTAACCGAAAAACCAGCAGGAATGTCAACATTAACAGCATCTGTAACAGCACCGCCATTAGCATCAATAATTGTTACCGTATCATTAGAAGCACTAGATGAAAAATGTGCTGAAGCGTTAATAACAGTAGAAGTTTTTGCAGCAATTGCGTCTGCTGTATCGTTTTCAATTATGTTAACTTGTAAACTAGTACGGCCAATAATAGCAGGGTCTGTAGAACTATAAGCTTCATAACCTTGTTCAACGATATTAATTGTAAAACCAGAGTTTGAAGCTGCTGCGTTAGTTGCAACTCCACCAACATCATTTGTTATAGTTACTGTTTCATTTGTACGAGTAGCTGAAAAACCAACTGTTCCATTAAATGCAGCCTCGACAGCTTGAGCAACTGCTATATTTGTATCATTTTCCACTATATCAACTTTAATACCAATGCCTGTACCAGCGGGTTCAGTTGTATAAGTAGGAGCAATATAATCTTGACCCTGTTGAGTTACAGAAATCGCAAAACCTGTATCAATATCAACAGCATCAGTAACAGGACCAGTTGTAGCATCAATAATAGTAATAGTGCTGTTTGATCTTGTAGCACTAAAACTTCCAAGTAAATCAATAGCAGTTCGTGTTGCTTCTGCAACATCGGCAGCAATATCATCTTCAGCTATTACAACTTTAATACCAGTTTTTGAAGCAGGTGCAGGATCCGTAGAATAAGTAGGGGCAATATAATCTGAACCTTGTTGCGTAGTTGAAACCGCAAAACCAGAATTACCTGCAGTAGCATCAGCCGTAGCACCAGAAGTAGTAGCAGTAATTGTTACAGTATTATTAACAACACCAGCATCAAACTGAGCCATGCCGTCTAATACCGTTTGTGTTGCAGATGCAACAGCATCAGCGCTATCATCTTCAGCAATATTAATTTGTATTCCCGTTTTACCAACGACTGCAGGGTCTGTGGAATAAGTAGCAGGAGCAGATGAAATACCTTGTTGTGTTACATTTGTAGAGAAACCAGAATCAACATCAACAGCATCTGCAACAGCACCAATATCATCATTTGTTATTGTTATAACAGCACCAAGTACTGAAGATGATACATCACCAAGAAGATTAATTTGAGTATTTATAGCAGAAGCAATCACTGTATTAGCATCATTCTCAGCAACATTAATCTGAACACCAGTTTTTGAAGCAGGAGCAGGGTCTGTAGAATAAGTAGCAACAACATAGTCTGCACCAGTTACTGAAGTTGCAACGTCAACGTCTGCAGCATTTGAACCGTCTGCAGAATTGTTCTGAGCACCAGCGTTATCTTCAACAAATGTTATAGTAGCACCTGTAGACGATGAAGTTGAAAACATTGTTGTGGCAGCTTTAACCGCGTTAACTACAATAAGAGCTATAGCAGTTGCATCCGCAGCCCCAGAAATATCAGCAACAATTGGATTTGAAATCGCTCCAGCCGGCGCTGTATCACTACCAGTTGTATCAAACCAAATATCATAAGCTGTTGTAAAATTATGGATTGTAATATATTGACCAGCGTAATCGCCGACAACATTTGAATTAAAAGTAGCTGTACTTTCTTCAGCAGTAGCAGGTTCTGCGGCAGTCAATTCCATTCTGTTCCAAACATAATATTCGTTATAAGGAGTATTAAATGTCCAATAAGTTCCGGAAAGAGATTTAGCAGCATCACTAACGGTTGTTATTTCTGTAATTTCTTCTTGGCCAACGACAGGACCGGCAACCAACATTCTGTACCAACCATAATAATCTGTACTTATTGTACTTACTTCAAAATATTTACCAGAAAGAGATTGACCACTATCTGCAACAGTTACTATTTCAGATATTTCACCAACTGCAGCAGCACCAGGATCTGTAATCATTTCATACCACACATAGTATGGTGAACCATCCGCAGAATTTATATAAAATGTTGAACCAGAAAGAGATTGTGCAACATCAGCGACAGTAGTTATATCTGTAGTTTCTGCTAATTCTGGAAGACCTGGATCGGTCATCATAGAAAGCCATGCATAATATTGTTGACTAGGAGTATGTATATCAAACTGTAACCCCGAAAGAGATTGCGCTGTGTCTGCAACAGTTGTTACATCAGTAACTTCTGATCCAGCAGCTGTATCTATATTATACCATACATAATAACCAGAACCTGTTTGTGAATTTAATTCCCAATACCTACCAGAATATGTTTGAGCAACATCAGCAGGGAAAGTTACATCTGTAATTTCCGCAACCGGTTGAATATCTGGAGCTGTTGTGATGTTAAACTCTTGCTGAGCTTGCCCATCCACTGCAACCTTAAAATAATAAGTTGTATTCTCTGTTAAACCAGTAGTTGTTCCAGCATTAAGTGCTGACAAACCAAGTTCTTGATAACCAGCAGACACTGGTGTTTCTACCTCAAACCATACAAAATAATCTGTTGTAGGTGAATGAAGATCAAAATATGAACCTGCAAGAGTAACATTTGAATCTTCAGCTGTAGTAGTTATGGTACTTACTTCTTGCTCAGCATCAATATGATACCAAACATAGTAAGGTTTTTCATGTCCAAAAAGATTAGCATCAATAGAATTAATAGCAAAATATTTACCATCTAAAGATCTATTAACGTCAGCTACTGTAGTTACTTGAGTAATTTCAATTTGTCCAGCATAATTGATATCAGCTAACACTGTTGGATTAGCTAATCCAACTAAATCAGTTGTCACGCGAATATCTTGATTAGGTGAAACGCCTTCAGTTGAGGCTGCAAACCCCGAAATATCTAATACTGTATCAATTGAAGAACGTACTTGGTCATATGTTGCGTTGGCACCAGTTGTAATAAAATATTCTGTTCCATTTACTGAAAACCAAAATTTTTCTCCAGCTTCAAGGCCTGCATCACTAGATGCGTCTACATCTAAACCAAACTCATGGTAAGATGAATAAGCATCATCACCCAATACTACTTGTGGTGCAAGACCAAAAATTGGAAGTGCATTCGACCCAGATGCAAGAGTAAAAGATATGTCATTACCTACTACAGTTGATTGAAGACCTGCAAAGCCAGTATCACCAAAACCATATAAATTTGAAATACCAGCTGTAACTAAAGCTTCACTAATTTCTGTTGCTACTTCTGCAAGTGTTACTGTTGGATTGTTTAAGGTTACCGTTTTGGGTCCAGTAACTGTACCAGCATTAGTTAATACGACATCAAATGTTTGCCATCTTGTTTGCCAATTGTGACCTGATGTTATATCTTTAGTACCTAAATGTGTAGCAGGAAGAGCTATACCAGATATAGCTTCACTTACTATAAATTTAGTATCTTGAGCTAATCTCCAATCTACATCTCGAGAATCAACGCTTACCACTGCTCCGTCATCATAAGCAGCATCGAGAGAATGATTAATACCACCAGCCTGTATTTTTTCAAATACCCAAGCTTTAGTTGCGTAATTTAACATTGAGTTGGATAAAATAACCAACATAGTTACTACGTCATTAGCATTTAGATTTCGTAAAGTTCTAATAGTTCTTTCATCTACAATTTCAAAATCATGATCTAATCTTTGTAATGAACCATTGACATATACAAACAAATCTGAACCATCAGCTGCAAATGTATAAGAGAGAGTCTGAAACTGTGTAGCCATTGTACCATTCCAATTTGTACCATCTGATCCCATACGGGTTGTAAGTTCAGCATCCCATCCTGAAGCCTGATCACCACTTATTAATATAAACCATGGTTCTGTTCCTATACCTAAGTATAATTGGTCAGTACTATCAATATAAAAAAGACGACCTTCTAGGTCTGCTGTCCATTCCGGCAAAACATCTACTTTATTTACAATACCACGAGAAATCCAACCATTAGGTTGAAATTCTAAATCTTTAATTTTTTGCTGATCTATTAATCTTGTAGGATCAAACCCAGCAATTTGGACGCCATTAGCATCATATGTATAACCATCACCTATTTGGGCGTTAGTTAATGTTAAATTTTGAATCTGCTCCGATCTTAATCTCGGCATTTTGTGCCTCCTGTCATTTTAATTTCTTATATTATCTTATACATTAAGACGGAGATAGTATGGTATTATTTAAAAAGAATTTTAAATATTTTAAAAACAAGGAAGTGTTATAAACAGGTATTCGTACTGACCAACGTGTTTAATATTAAATTTATATCTTCATTATATTTTATCCGTATTAGCTTAATATTATTATTTATGCAATATTGATTTTTAATTTTATCATTTTGTTTTCGATATTTTAAACCGTTTTCTCCACCAAAAAAATTTGAGGAGAAATGCTGTATTCCATCAAACTCTATTAATATATTATATTCAGGAAGATAAAAATCAAATGGTAGCGCTTGAATATTTTTACAATTATCGAATCTGTGTTCCCTTATATATTGTATGTTTTTATTGTCTAAATAATGGGCTATAGCCTTTTCACCTTTACTCTCTTTACAAACTGGGCAACCCTTACCTTTATAATGATTATCTGGTGTTTGAACAAATATACCATGTTTTAGACATATTATTTTAACTTTAGTTTTATTGTTTATGTATTCAACCAAAGAATAATCATATTTATTATTATGTATTCTTTTAGCTTTTTTTATGAAATATTGAACAGTTTTCGTATGATGACTTGAAGTCTTAACATGACCACATTTTTCACATCCGTGTCCCTTCAGATGATGATTTGGCTGTTGTTTAAAAGAACCATGAATTGGGCATATTATATCAATTTTTTCTCTGGCTAATTTATACTTTGTTTTTGAATAATCATACTTATTACTGTGCACCTCTTTAGCTCTTTTTATAAATTCTTCAGTTGTTAAAATTTTGCCCATATATTTAATTATGCTTTTAATAAAAAAAGCTGGATTTAAATCCAGCCTCTATATATTAAATTTCTCTTTATTAAGCTTCTTCTCTGTATGAAACTTGTACTAAGTCTGTAGGTTCGGGTGTTCTATCTGCGAATACACCAGTAGATATTTCTACTGAATTTGAAAAAGTTATTACACTTCCAGCTATAGTATAATCTTTACCAGCTTGCATAAGGGAACCATTCATATAAACATGCTCTGAATTGTAATCGCATGCAGCATTAAGAGTAAAAACTCTATTAACTCCGTCTTGGTCCCCAGATATACCATTAGCTGCTGTAATTATATTCCCACCAGGTCCGTCTAAAACTTGTGGACTTTGTTTATCAAAGAAATTATATGTTGCACCACCACCCAAACCGCCAAAAGCTTCGGTAATCATTTTACCAATATAAACATAACATTGAAATTTAGAATTTGCTTGAGTATAATCTCTCATGAAAGAGGGATTATCTGTTTCTTGAGTTAAAATACCAGAGAAGTTATCGATATACCAATCACTTGCATCCATTGGGAAAACTGCTGTTGTGCCTTCATAAGGTTTAGGCTGATAACCAGGCCCCATGTCCATAGGTATGATTTGCCCAACTCTATCATATGCAGCATAAACTGCACCAGTCAACCGGTTTTTTTTACCAACAAGTGAAGCAGGAACAGTAGCACCTAGTTTAAGCATGTAAGCAGAGAAAATACCAGTATTATCTGTACCCGAAACCGGTACTAAATTCAAATCTAAAAGATCACTTACCACTGAAGTGCCTCCGCTAACAGGTACAGGTGGAACATCTTCTGCCCATATATCCTGCGCTGCTATTAAAAATTTTGAAGAGAGAGGTTCATTAAAAGCTTCTCTGTCGTTAGATGTATGAATCTTGCCTAATACTCTTTTATATGCTATATTCGCCTTAGTTTTATCAATAAATGCCATAATTAATTTCTCCTTATATTTCGTTATATTTAATTATCTTAAGTTATTTATTACCAATAGTCTTGCTTTTATTGTATAAAAGCATAATTAAATGTATGGGGAGAAAGTCGCTAAATGAATTTATAGAAGAAGCTAATATTGTGCATAATAATAAATATGATTATTCTTTAGTAGAATATATAAATAATAAAACTAAAGTTAAAATAATATGTCCTGAACACGGTATATTTGCACAAACACCCAAAAATCATTTACACAATAGAGGATGTAAAAAATGTGGTATAAGAAAACGAACAGAATTTAAAACTAAAACACTTGAAACTTTTATAAAACAAGCTTCTAAAAAACATGACAATAAATATGATTATTCTTTGGTTGAATATATAAACAATAAAACTAAAATTAAAATAATATGTCCTATCCACGGAACATTTGAGCAAAGACCAGATGCGCATTTAAGTGGCAAAGGATGCATTAAATGTCAACATAATTATATAAAAAGTATAAAATCATTTACTAAAGAAAAATTTATTACTACAGCTAAACAAATACATGGTAGTAAATATAACTATTCTTTAGTTAGTTATATTAATGCAAATACCAAGGTTAAAATAATATGTCCAGAACATGGAATATTTGAACAAATCCCGCCTGCGCATTTAAATGGAGCAGGTTGTGATAAATGTTATAGATTGAAAAGCAGAATTGATACAAAAAAATTTATAAAAAAAGCAAAATTAATACATAGTAATAAATATAACTACTCTCTTTCTAAATATACAATAGGTAGAGAAAAAATTAAAATAATATGTCCTATTCATGGAGTATTTGAACAAATAGCAAGAAATCATATTTATGGTGACACAGGTTGCCCGGTATGCAATGAATCAAAAGGTGAAAAAGCAATAGCTCATTATTTAGATAATAAAAATATACAATATATAAGACAAAAAAGATTTAATGACTGTAAAAATATTCTTCCTCTTCCATTTGATTTTTATATACATGATAAGCTTTTAATAGAATACGATGGAAAACAACATTATGAACCTATAGATTTTTTTGGCGGAGAAGAAGGTTTTAAATATATACAACAAAATGATAAAATTAAAAATCAATATTGTTTAGATAATAATATAAAATTAATTAGAATAAAATATAATGAAAATATTAAAGACGTATTAAAAAAGGAGCTTATAATATAAACTCCTTTTTATTTTTATAGCCAAGTTATGTTCATTGAATCAATACTTCCAGTCCATGCTGAAGATGCAGTGATTCGAACTACTATTACTTGACCAGAAGTTGATGTGTTTTCTGCGCCAAGAGTTAATCCCCAATTTGTAGGAATTGTATCACCGAATGTTGATGCGAAACAACCGATGTCTTTATCGTTTGCGTTATGCGGTTCTACAGCATCTTTAAACTCAACCGTACCGCCAGTATTTTTTGTTGTGTTAGGTGCAAGTATTTCAAGCGTTACATTGTTAGCGGAAGGACCAGTAGCAGTAGTCACAAAAGATGTATTTGTCACTGCAAGAGCTAATTTAAAATTTGAATAGGACATTGAAGAATAAAAATATCTAAGATATGTTCTATTACCAGAAGCTGTTGCATAATTTGGATTTCCACCAGGACCATAAGTTACAGAACTGAAATCGCCACCAGCAATATTTGGTATATGATTAGTTTGTGAAGGGTAAGACAATTGTCCGTTAGCAATTAAAAGTCCAGTAGTATAATCTGCCCCACCTGACATTAAATTCTGTGAAGAATCCCAATCGTATGCTGAAGCATTTTTTCCACTTCCATAATTTGTATCAGTTAAAACTAACCCTGTATGGAGTCTATAACCTTCACCATTGAATGGTTCAGAAGTATCAGTGGAAGAATCAGTAGTTGCGTCTACAAGGAAACCTGCTAAAGAGTCGCCGGATGAAGATAAATCACCTTGTACTGTTCTGTCTAAAGTAACACCAACTTCAACACTCCCGTTTAACATTCTACTAACACTACTTATTGCTATAGTTTTTGCAACTATGGCTACATCTTGCGTTTCAGTTGATGGCGTCGCCAACGGTTCATCTACTGGGGATATATTGGTACCAGTATAATTAACAGCACTTCCAGAAGATGAGTATGTGTTTCTATACGGATTAGATATAGTTACTGAATAATCAATTGTACCAGCTGTATGATATGTAACACCAGAAATCTGATTTATACCAGACATTGATGGATTTGCTACGTTTTCGCTTGTAAATGTTGTTGCTGTTGTATCATTGTCGATAACCCAACCATATATATTAGTATCTCTAAATGATCCGGCCGTGTATTCGTGTCTCACTTTTACGACATTATATCCGTTGACTTGATCTGCAGCACTTACTGTCCAAGTTCCTGTTCTATAATTAAATAAGTCTAATGTTTCTCCTGAATCAAATTGAATAGGAGCAGCAGTAGATAAACTAAATCCTGAACCGTTTCCATTTAATGAATTACCAGAATTAAAAGTTGTTAAATCCACAGTATGAATAATTGTACCGTTTACTTCAAGATGTAATAAACCTTGATCGGCATCTCCAAAAGCTTTTGCTGGATAAGGTCTATTATTTGCTCCACCTACTGGAACATTATCAGCAATGGATCCGTTAATTACTCTTCCAGCCGCAAAGATACCAGCTTCTTCTCCTGAGGATGTAAAACTTCCACCTACATCTTTAGCTGGAACGGGTGTATATCCTGCTATTACATTCGATGTTCCGAAAGATAGTTTCCCAGACACACCAGAATCGGCTATTCCAATATTAGAAAGACTCGGTGCAGGAGCAGGTGCAAGAGCTTTAAAAAGCTCATTAAATCTATCAACTGCAGTACCAACTTCTGTAGTTTCTTCAAAATCTTGAAATAATCCATCATCATACGTTCCATCTTCAGATGGTCCAATAACTGCAGCACCACCACCGCCTATTACGCCTTCTACATATTGTCTATTAATAACATCATTGGGTGATGTTGCTTCAGGTATTGCTTTATCTTCCGGCATTACTAAATCAGTTAAACTTACATTTTCTAAAGATACATCTTTAGAGAATCTAGTCTGCCAAGGTAGTTTAATTTTCGTTCTACCACTCATATATACATTCCTCCAAATAAGGTTTTATTCTATATTATCTTCATTCCACCTGGTATAAAGATTGAATTATTCTAAATTTATTTAGCTTTATATTTCTTATCAATATCAGCTAGTATATCTTTCATCTGAGTTTTACTCTCTGTTAAAGTTTCTTCCTTAGTATTAGATGATAAATCGGCTACATCATTACTAATTCTTCCACCTAATTTAAGTGAAGTCTGATTCCATGAATATTCATTATTAAAAGTAAACCATGTCTCTTTATAAGCGTTTCTTTGCCCACCATTTTTGGCCAATGGTTTTTTCAAAACTTTAATGTTAGAATCTTGAAAGTAGCACCAGTCAATTATTCTCCATTCAGAATCTGACGCTAAATATATTGCGTATGCATGCCCACCGGTTTCTGCATGAGGTGCTGATTGGACATAACCTGCAGATACTTTAACCCTGAATGGAGGTACTCCTGCTGCTATACAAAGTGATGTAATAAGAATGGCACCGTCTTCGCAATCACCGATCTGTGATTGCAGGGTTTCAAATGGAAATTGCCAAAATTCAGGTGTTTGATTTTCTTTATCATCACTTTTATACGTGAGAAATTTAACAACCCACTTTTGAACAGCTAATACCGTAGCATCTGTTGATGATTTTTTAAGCCTGTATTTCTTTACTATATTATCTAATATAGCATCGTTTGTTGTTATAAAATTTTTAACATCTACGTTGATCCTATCTTTTCTACCTCTTAGTGCTCGTCCACCATATATTATAGGGGACCTTTTCCACTTCTTGTTGTAATAATTAGCGTCTTTCATTTTATTTTCTCCTTTTTTCTTAAATATACATTTCATTTTTATGAACTTGCTCTTACTATAGATATATATGAAATACTAGACCATGGATTAGTAGACGATATAATACCATAAGTTGAAGTATATATTATAATAAAAGATATATACTCATTTTTTAATAATTTTATAGTAGTACCAAACGCTCCGCCAACTCCACACGATGAATATGTTGTTTGTGGATAATTATATTTGCCACCTATATGATCAGTTGCTAAAGTTCCATTTTTTAAATATTTAAAATATATTTCTGAAAACCCTGCAGGGGTAGTATTTTCTATAGTAGTTTCTGCATAACCATTGATAATGTATACTCCATCATATGGTGCAACAAATCTCCAATCACTTCCAGTAGTTACTGTATTAAGCGAATCACTTATTTTAACATTAAAATTTATAATTGTACCAGAATTACCTGTTAATGATGAACTATTGTTTTTATATTTTGCATAAACAGTTAAATCTTCTACAGTTAGCCAAGCTCCTATATTTGTATCATATTTATAATCTTCAAAAATTTGTTCATCAGTTGGACTTGTTGGAAATGCCATATCTTACTCCTTTATTTTTTCATAATATTTTTAAGTAAGTTTCTTTTTCTTACTTTCCCTAAAGAATCAATATCAAACTTTCTAAACTTATCAGGATCTGATGTTTTAATTGCTCGAATCCATTCTTTTTTAGAATAATAACCCATTTCAAATTGTCCATAAGCTTTTAATTGTCACCCGTATATCCGGTCTCCTTCTATATTTACAAATCCGTAAATGCATTTAGGTTGTATAATACGCATAGTAAATTCCCATTCTTGAAATATGATTGGTTTTAATATACTTATTCTTTTCATAACAATCTCTCTCCACTTCTCTTATAGAAGCCTTCACTATTTTTAAGATGAGCAAATATTTTAATACCACTATTAAGTGTTTCAGCAAATATATCATATTTCATTTCGTCTACTGTTGTACCAGGATATTCCTTACACAGGAATTTAAACCCCTTTATTGAGATTGAGAAGGCGGCAGCATTTAAGTCTGAACCATAAGCCCAAGGCATAATATTCCTATCTACACGTGTTTTATATAGGAAGCCATCATAGTATAGTTGGTGTCTATGGCCTTTATTAATAGTTGTTCCTATAAACCAGTCCCAATTATATTTTTTAGTTACATTATATAGCGTTTTATGTCTAATAGCCATTTATATTATTCCTAATTTAAAATACATTATATATATTTCTCTGGTTTAGCCCAAAATCTCTTTATAAGAAGTTGTCCATATTTCGGTGTCTTTTCAATCATTCTATCAAAACCTCTATTCATACTCTTAATTTGTGAATTTACACCCTCAATCATTTCCTTCTTTGCATGATATGATTTCATACCTCCAGCACCACTTTTGAGAATACCAACTTCCAATTTATTATAACTAACATACTTAATAGATATATCTGTTCTCCCATCTATATAATTTACAAAAGCGTTTATTGCTTCCTTTATAAAATCATAATTTGCTTCGTATCGGGAAGCGTTAAAACTAAAACCCCACCTGAAATTTTTATCCAACTTATCATCCTTTTCCATATATCTTTTAATTGTTGGGTCCTGAAATAATTTCTTTACAACAGTAGCTAATTTATATTTTGAACTATTTGAAGTATGTTCATATTTTATTTCTAATGCTAATGTAGGATTGTCGTTATTATAACTGTTGTCTCTATATCTTATAGTACAACCTTTGTAATTGAAGCCTTTTGCAATTTCTTCTAATTTTGCTCTATTGGCTTGATTATTATACGTAAATCCGCCTCTGTTTGCATATTTAGTTTGATGAATTTGCAATAATTCCTCTTTGGCACTTGGATAAAGGGATAAAACTTCGTCCATGAATGAAGCCATTTTTGTGTTATTTATAGGTATTGTTTTCTCAACCTTATCATTATATAAAACAAACTTTACTACTACTTTATTGCCTTGGGTACTAAACTCAACAGAGAAGTTAGACATACTCATTTTATCGCTAGAGGAAGCTAATCCTTCATCATGTAAATAGATGGTAAATCCCTCAAACAAAGAAGTTTTTAATATATTTTTACTATATTGCTTCTTACCATATGAATTATTCAATTTAACTTTAATGCCTTTACTATTAAATCTTTTGATAATATATTTCTTTATATATCTGTATTCAGCGGCATATTGAATGGTCATATTACCAACTGTATTCATACTAATTGCTTCGTTTATCACATCAACCTCTCAATTATTTGATATCGTATTTCTTCCCAATATGTTTCTATTGCGTTGTCCCACTCCGAGTAATCTTTGTTCTCTCTCATATTTTTTCTTAATTCTTCGAAACTTTCAGCTTCATAGAAATATTTATCTTCTTTTAACTGAGAGGCAAGCTCTTCACAATCAGGCCAGTTTAAAATAGCTTCTATTGCTATCTCGACACTTTCGTCATCTTCAACTTCATCAATATAAGTGTCTATATCATTCATTTTTTTATTAGCCCAATTTTTAAATTCTCTCCAAGCCCATCTAATTTCTTTAGGTTCATACATATTAGAAATATTATCACCGCCTTGATAATAAATATAAGAGAAATAAAGGCCAGCAACCATTCTATTATAATAGATGGCAGTATCTAAATATCGTCAATCACATAAACCTCTCTTAGCATATTTATATTAGTTATATATATTTATCTTTAACATTATTTCAAATTGTTGTATTAAGATAAGATATAAATATTGGAGGATAAATGAATAAATTTTTTAAAAGATTTATTATATTAGTTCATCGAAAGGTTGTGATAATAATATTAGCTGTAGCATTTGTCATAACGGTCTCTTCTGCTTTATTCATAGCTAGCATCGTATCAAAATATAATACTGAAAGTCAAATTACTGTATTAGAATATCAAATTCTTCAGAGAGATGACGAAATAACCAAATACAAAGAACAACTTAAAAATGTTATTAAAATACGAGATCAATATAGATTTAATGTTAAAGAAATAGTTAAACTTCTATATAATAAAGATACCGCTGTAGGTGGTACTACAGAGTTCAAAATACCTACAAGTGATGAAAGTGTTTTGCTCCAAATGCAAACGACTATATCAAGTATGAATGATGATCTCCTTCTTATGTCTGGAGTTAAAGATTATTTAACAGCAAGACAGGGATTTATAAATTCATTCCCATTTTCTTGGCCTGTTAGTGGGGGAATACCTCGTATTACTGCAGGTTACGGCTTTATTGAAAATCCATTCAAACCAGGTGAAATACGTTTCCATGCCGGAATAGATATACCAGGTGATTCTTCTACACCTATTCTTGCGACAGCCGACGGTATCGTAGGTCCAATCTATACAAATAACTATAGCACAGGAGAACATCCTGATTATGGTAAATTTCTAATTGTTAAACATGATTATGGTTTTGAAACATATTATGGGCATGCAGATCATTTTATAGTTAAATGGGGGCAACATGTTAAAAGAGGCGATATTCTCGGCTATATAGGCAGTTCAGGACCTTCTACTGGACCGCATCTTCACTATGAAATAAGAAACAATCGCGTTTCTATAGATCCCTTATCTCTTCTCGCGATGCCGTATTGAAAGTTTGTTACATAATAAAACCTCCTTTTAGGAGGTTTTTTATTTCTTTATGCATAGTTAATTATAAATAAATATAAGAGGTGTATATGAGTAATTTAGTTCCAATAGTAATTGAGAGTGAAGGTGGTGGTGAGCGGTCTTATGATATATTTTCTAGACTTCTAAAAGATAGAGTAATTTTTGTAGATGGTGTAGTAGAAGATGCTATGGCTGATTTAATCGTAGCTCAGCTTCTTTTCCTTGAAAGTGCAGATGATGAAAAAGATATTAATATGTATATCAACTCCCCTGGTGGAAGTGTAACAGCAGGGATGGCAATCTATGATACAATGAATTATATTAAGCCAGATGTAAGAACTATCTGTATCGGTCAAGCTGCCTCTATGGGAGCGATGCTCCTCTCTAATGGTGAGAAAGGAAAACGTTTTTCTCTTCCATCCTCACGTATTATGATTCATCAAGTTTCTGGTGGTGCTCAGGGTCAAATTTTAGATGTTCAAATCCAAGCAAAGGAAATGGAATGTCTTAATAATATGCTTACTCAGTATATGGCTGATAACGTTGGTAAATCGTTTGATGATACAAAAACGGCTATGGATAGAGACTTTTTTATGTCTTCTGCGGAAGCTGTAGATTTTGGTTTAGTTGATAGAGTAATTAAAAAATGGGATGAAGTTTAATAGGAGATAAAATGGCAGAATTACAACAGAAGCCTAGGCAACGAGTTAAAGAGGATAATGCAGATATGAGTACACAGGTAATGCAAAAAATTCTTCAAATGGATGCAAGACCTAATTATGGTATATCTAAAGGTTGGATGATTACATTTATAATTATAGTTGTTGCTTTTATGGGTATTATGATAATGACAGGTATATTAGTTTCTAATACTTTAAATAAAATGCACACAACTTATATCAATAATGTTGAAGAGGTTATAACCTCCCGTGCTAATATTCAAACTACAAACGATTGGGAACGTCTTCCTGAAGAACAACAAAAGTCTAGGCTTAGAGAACAATATTATACTATTATTCGTTACTATACTAATGAACTTCCTGATGATAAAAAAATGAATGATGAGCAAATACTTGAAACTTTTGACCAACTGTGGAGAACAACTAAAAAAATACCATCAATTAATTTCTTTCTTCCCATGGCTTATATGAAAGTTGCTACAAATTTTAATCCTATTCATAACGTTAACTCGCAAAGAGGTATTGCAGCTTTCTATCTTAAATCTATAGAAGATACCATTAATCTTCCTCTTATGAGAAATGATCCTGTATTTAGAACCGTATATAGAGGAAGTGAGACGGCAAACAATCCCACTGAAATGATGAAAGTTTTAGTTGCACGTATCGATAATCTTATGACTACTTTTAGGAGTAGAGAAGACTGGGTGATACTCGCTCTTTTCACTAACGAATATGATGTTATAGCTAAATATTGGAACGATGGTGAAGGAGCTATCCCTGATAAATTCTATAAAGAAGGTAATTTAGCAGAAACATTGAAATATTTTTATGCATTTAAAAGTTGGCAAATACCAGCAGATCAATAATATAAAAACCCACACTTAAGTGTGGGTTTTTTTAATTTAATAAATAAATAACGTAAGATACTATATGCGTAAACAAACAAAATATAAAACTAAATATTGTATAGAAAAATATCTGGAGAAAATATTGTGAGAATTTTGTTGATTGAAGATGAACCAATTGTACAGTTTTATCTCCAGACACAATTGTCACAAATAAACGGGGAGGTTATAGCAACTAATTTTGCTGCTGAAGCCCTATCTTTACTAGAGAAAGATCAAAACTTTGATCTCATTCTTACTGATATTAAGATGCCAGGTATTGACGGTTTTGAACTTATAGACATACTTATAGAGAGGGGAATTAATATACCTGTTGTTATTGAAAGCGCTTATGATTATGAAGAGAAGTCTAAAGAATATGAAAATAAGATAAAAGGCTTCATAAAAAAACCAATTGATTTAAATATATTAGAAGCTGTAATAAATCAAATTAAAGGTTAATCATCTTTATAATATTATCATCATATCTAATTCTTATCAATTTAATATTATTATCTATACAATATTTAGTTTTAATAACATCATTTATTTTACGTTGTTTAAATGTTTCTTTTCCACCAAAATGTTCAATCGGTTTATAATGCTGTTTTCCATCATATTCTATTAATATATTTTTATTAGGAAGATAAAAATCAAACGGAAGAGGCTTTATGTTTTTACAATCATTAAATTTATATTCTCTTATATATTGTATATTTTTATTGTCTAAGTACCGAGCTATTGCCTTTTCACCTTTTGATTCATTACATATAGGACATCCACTTTTTGCATTAATATGAACAGTTGGTAATTGTTTAAAGATTCCATGTTTTGAACATATTATTTCAATTTTAATTTTAGCACCTTTATATTTAACTAACGAGTAATTATATTTATTACCATGTATAGCCTCTGCTTCTTTTATAAATTCTTCAGTTGTTTTCCTAATATAGTTTGTACATTTTGAGCAACTTTGTTTATTAAATATGAAGGCTCTAGGTTGTATTTTAAATATCCCGTGCTCAGGGCAGATTATTTTAACTTTAGTGTATGAATTTTTGTAATCAACTAATGAATAATAATATTTATTACCATGTATAGCTTTTGCTTCTTTTATAAATTCTTCAGTTGTTTTAGACATTTTTTTATTTTTTATAATTTTAGTACATATAGGACAAATTTGTTTTTTTGTTTTATGAATATGTAAATTTGCTATTTGTTCAAATATTCCATGTTCTGGACATATTATTTTAACTTTTTTAAAAGCACCTTTGTAATCAGTGAGAGAATAATCATATTTATTGCCATGTATAGTTTTAGCTTTCTCTATAAATTGTTCTGTTGTTAGTTTTTTGCCCACTTAATCATTGTCTTCATTGTCGATTTCATATTGTATATTTTCAACTACATCAATCATAGCACTTGTATTTCCACCTTTATTATCAGAAAATTTACCCAAAGAAATGTTAACGTTTAAACCTTTATTAGGATTAATAAGTTTAGCCTTAACTTTAAGAAGTTCAATCATTTGATCGGACCCTTTCATTTTAAGTTCCATGGCTTTAGACATAGCTTCTCTGGTTGCAGGATTTTTATCTCCGTTAATATCAATTTCTGAACACATGAAATCGTATAATTCATCAGCTTTATCCCTATCGTCAACTATATTTTCAACGACAACCGCAGCAATTTCATTCATTTGTGTAATAGCTAAATCCATTGGTGAAGCTTCATCTACAACCTCTAGTTCTTTATCTGACATTATAATTCTCCATATATTTTTTATAATCTTTAACATCTAATAAAAAGAGAAATTCTTTATTTATAGATGTTGCATATTTTTTAGCTGCTTTATTTTTAGCCTCTATCTTACCCGAAACTAGATTTTGTTTATACCATATATGAGATGCTTTAATTTCCACTACATATTTATCAGTTTCAAAATCTATATGATAAATATGTTTTTTACCTTCAAACATATATGGTACAGAAGGCCCATTATATATATCAATGTTATTATTTTGACAATATACAATGTATTCTAATTCAGGCTTAGTTTGGTAATATAAATTATTATTTATAATTTTAACAGATGTTTTATTTTTAAAAGAATGCATTTGCTTTTTGTGAATTTCTGGATGTTGACCAGGATATTCCACACCCCAATGTTTTAAAAAATTTTGTTTCATTTTGTTTTTTATCATTTTTGATTCAAGCGGGTGTTTTACGCCATATTTAGCAAACATTAGTTTTTCCATTAAAATTCTATCTTGAAATATATTCTCGACTCCATAATTTTTTAAACATGTTTTTTTCTTTTTTTCTTTTATTTCTTTAAGCTGGGATACATTTTCGACGCCATATTTTTTAATATTAGTCATTTTAGCTCTATTTCTATTATTTTTATAACTGCCATCTTTATTATATAATTTTTTTCTAACTTCAAACCGTCCAAAATTATTCTTAGCGTTATATCTTTTTATAAATGTTTTTTCAATTTTCTTTTTAACAAAATCTAACTGAAAAACACTCTTAACCCCATATTTATTCATAACACTTTTTTCTATTTGAGAAAAACCATTTTTAGAACCATATTTTATCAACTTTGTTTTTGATATATCGCAAGTCCTACAATTTTGTTTTAATCCAAAAAACTTTTTATTAAAAGCAAATTTTTCTTCAAATTCTCTTTTACACTCGTCACATATAAATGTTATTTTATCTCTTTGTATTAGTTTATATTCTTTATTGATTAATAACGTTTTAAATTTTTTTAATCTGTATTCTGTTTCAATTATTTTAATGTCATTAACAATTATTGATTTGTTTAAATTATAAAGCTTAATTGCTTTAATCATAGTTGCTCGCTCTTTATAAAATCATTCATAAAATTATCTTACTTAAATTTACTTAAATGTGCAATTTTAGCATAGTTTATAATATGTTTAACCACTCAGAAATAGCAAAACGTCTTCTATCTAATGGTACTCTTAAAATGGAACTTAATGATTTAGTAGGCGAATTTACTCTCACAGGCGTTGATAGAGATACAACACAAATAAAAAGTAATTATAGTAATGATTTTGAAAACTCACAAGTGTTCTCATTTATATTAGATGGAGTTACTTATAGTGTTGTTGAAGATCCTGGTGATGGATATAGAAGTTCTATGCGTCATCTCATTGTAGAAACTTATCAAGTTAAAAATACCTTCCAACCTATAGAAGTTGTAGCTAAGTATTTTGGGACAAATAATGATGAGAATTGTGATATATTGAAATTGTATTGTAAGAAGAGTAATAAACTTTTATTGCAAGCTGGAACTGATAATATAGATGATTATTATCCATATTTTGTATCTGAGTGGCATCCAGAAAATATACTTTATTAATTTACCGTCCTATAAAATGTTTACGTAAAGTTTTATATTGAATGGTATTGAGTTTATATTTTAGTATCATAATATTTTTAGTTTCACCGTTCTGATAATCTTCAATCATTTGATCCCATTCTTCTGAAGAAAGTTTAACTTGTTTCATAACTCTATTAAGGTAATTCACTTAATAACCCATTGTATTAACATAATTTGAGCATCATAAAAAGTATTACATTTAACGTTATCTTCTAAATAATAATCTCCCCATTCATTAAAATTACCAACATAATTTATTGCATTGATATCATCTGAATAAACATATTCATCATAATCGGAACCACTTGCCGGTGCAGGTTCATAATTTATATCATCTTCAGTAAATTCAAATATAGCAACAATTAATTTATTGTCATTTTCATATACAGGATAGAACATTAGAATAGACTTCTAATAAACCGCCAAAATTCTACTGTATCAATTACTTCAATAACACCTTTAGAATATGCAGTTCTTTTGTCAATACCAACACTTATTTCTTTATCGGAAGTTGTATCTTTCATTTTATCCATGAAGCTGCCGAGAGATTTACTTCTTGTTTCAATACCAGGTAATTTATCTGCTCTACCTGGATGTAGACCAGTATTTTCCATACCATTAAATATGTAATCTTTAACTGCCAAAATGGTCGAACTGTCATCTTTAACAGTTATCTTTCTGATACTAGTTTTAGCTCGCATAGATAAAAGTGCATCATTAATTTGTTCTTTAGCGACAGTATAATCTGAATTAAGTCTTATTTTAAGAATGTCATTCTTTGAAAAACGTTTTGAATTTTCAAAACTTCGAAACAGAGATTTAATATCTTCATCTGCCAACCAAGCCTGTCTTGCTTCTGAACCTTCCCAGGTTATTATACCAGATGGGGGTCTAACTATACCAAAGTATGTTATTCCGGTATCTGAAATATATTTTATAGGAAAATTATTCATAACTTTAGGACGTATATTTTTAGGTCCTATTTCACCTTTAGGAGAGTTGAGATTTCTTTTAACGTAAGTTTCATCGAAGAGAGCATCTTCAAGATCACCAACAATACTATCATACTTATCTATTCTCTTTTCACCGACGTTAACACCATCTTCAATATCTTTAAGAATATCATCAAGGTCTTTAATTTTAGTTCCAAATTGAGTCAAACGTTTTTGTAGTTGATAAGTTTTATATTTACTTTTAAGATTATCTAGTATTTCACTTTCTTCTGGACTTCTATGTTCATTACTTTCTAAACTCTTAATTTGATCATTAACAGTTTTATTTTGTTTTTTTAATTCTTCTTTTCTGTCATTAATATTTTTAATTTGATCAATAAGAACTCGAACATTTCTTTTATCATCTAGTAGACCATATTCAAACTTCTCCTGACCTGTTAGAATGGCCATCATTTTCTCAAATGAGCCAAGATCACTTTTAACACCGTTAAAAGAATTGGCAGAAAACATAGTTTGACTACCTGAGTCGTCATCTGTTATGGTCATATTTGGATATCTGTTATCTAATTCAAATAAGAATTGATCGATTGGTTTTTCGTTAAACATTATATTACTCCTTACGCGATTATACAATTATCTTATACATTTACTTCATAAAATGCGTCTTTATTATCTTTAATTATTTTAAGAAATTTACGTATAAGGTTGGGACTCCATCCATACGATTTTGAAAATCTGAAGAAATCACGTTTATTAAATGAACCAATTTTTTCTAAATATTCTTTGAGTATATCTATAAGAGGTAGAAATTTTTTATGTCCTGATTCCATAAAAATTTCCTTTAAATGTTTTATAAATTCTTCTGAAATCATTTCTTGAGAGTGTTCTGTCAATTCTTCTGTATATTGAAGAGTATTGGAATAATCTTCGAGAGCGTAATTATTTCTATTCTTTTGATTACGCATGGTATAAAACTTCAAACATCTCTTTGCAGTTAAAGAGAAGTAGTTAAAAGTAGTAGCATATTCACCTTTAGAGGTGACAAAGAAAGGGTTAAACTTCTCTAATGCTTTAGTACATGCTTCCATAGCTTCTTGATATAAATCATCATATGATTCCCATACTGTAAATCTATGTTTAAATATTATTCCGTTTACTATTTTACCTACCTCAATCATTATTTTTTGACGTAAAAATAATGCTCCTTCTTCTGTCTTTCTTTCTTCTTTTTCATAATCTAAATATGAGACTACCCAATTTTGTACTTCGTCGTTATTATAATAATTTGCCACTAGTTTTACTCCTGTAATGATTTATAGATGTTTAGAATAATCTTTAACATCTAAAAGAAAAAAATTCTTTATTTATAGATGAAGCATATTCTTTAGCTGCTTTATTTTTGGCTTCTATTTTACCTAAGGCTAAATTTTCTTTATACCAATGGTGTGAACCTTTAATTTCTATTAAATATTTATTAGTTTCGAAATCTATATGATAAATGTGTTTTTTATTTTCAAATCTATATGGTATAGAAGAACCATCCCATATGTTAATATTATTATTTTAGCAATATTCAATACATTGAAATTCTGAAAGATTTTGATAACTATACCATCTATTGAATTAACTTTTATTTTTTCTTTTTTAATAATAATGTAATTTAACACTAAGCTCTGACTTCTTTATTAATAATATTTAAAATATTATTTTGGTATTGTTGGTTAAAATATACTATTGCTGCTTCTATATTATCAAATGGTTGACCCATTTCATTTATAAGAATATTAATAGAGAGAGTTCCATCTACGTTAGAACGCATTACTAATGCTATATTATTTTTATCTGATTTTGATACCTGTTCCTCAATAGTTAACGTAAGTGTATCTGTAGCCTTTTCAGGGTCTATAAGATTTTTAGTATCAATATCGTAAAGACTTAAGAGCGAATTTATATTAGTTATAGACGCGTATTCTTCCTCACCAATTTCTAACTTACCTTGATTAGAGTTTGAAATAGTTAAAGAGATAGTCATTACTAAATCACCTTTTAATTCTTTTTTATCAGCGTCTTCTTTCGATTTTTCAGCTGTAGCATCTTTAGCATCAAGAGTAGAGGCATCATCAGCTGTTTTTTCATTTTCAGCCTTATCTTTATCCTCAGCTTCACCTAGTATTTCTTTTACATTTACTTTTGTTTCTATTATTTTTTTGATTTTCTTTTTCTTTTTTTTCTTTTTACCATATAAACATTCATCAAGTAAGTCATCCATTGTATAATTAGACATATAGTTCTCCTTTATATATAAATATATTGTTGCCAACATCCCATATTCTATCCCAACCATTTAACTGCATATTTTGCCATTCTGTTAACGAAGGATCAAAAGTATCTAGTTTATGTTTTTGAAATTGTTGTCTGTTGTAGCGTATAAAATAATTATTATTATTTAAATAATAACACCTTGGCCTGGTAAATTTTAATTTCATAAATCCATTATTTTCATATATATTCACACTGCATAATCTTCTGTCTGAGTATGCTATTATACTACCTTTGTATTTATTTGTAAAATATTTCAATATTTTAGCAAACCCACCGACCACATGTGTATCTAATCTATCAACACATCTAAGTATTTCCCAGTCATAATCTTCATTATATCTAAATTTACTAAACGTAAGAAGACCAACCAATTCTTCTTCATGATATAAACCTATATTTATTTCAGCAGGTATATATCCTTGTACGTGGTTTACATTTAAAAAGTCTTCTTGATTATCTATTTCTTTTATTGTGCACTCGTTAGCAGATATTTTTTTATCTATTAAACCTAATTTAACTTTAATTATATTCTTTATAATATTCTGTTTATCGATCCATTCATCTTCAAATATATGAAGCAATTGTATACCTTGTTTCTCACATTCAATAGTTTTATTAAAATGATAATTTCTGTCTTTACCATTTAATTCTGAATGCCAGTAAAGTCCATTAAATTCAATAGCTAGATTATAATCAGGTAAATAAATGTCTAACTCTTTACCGCTTAAAATAGATCTGTCATTTTCAATGATGTTAGAAATGTTTAAAGATTTAATCCACTCAGTAATTTCTTTTTCAGGTTTAGATTTGTATTTAGGAAAACAAGTAGGACATCTAGGTATATGACCGTCATCTATATTGTCTTTAAATTTAGTATTACATTTGTTACATTGCCATTTATAGCTTAAACTAACATTAGTATATTCTTCAATATTAAACAATGGAACTATATTTTCATTTCGTTTTTTTAAATATTTAAAAAAATTTATTTTTTTTTGTTTTGCTATTCGTTGTTTTATAGAATTTCTATTAAATTGATTTTCAACACCATATCGTTTTAAATTTGTTTTTTTAATTTTATTAAAATTATTTTTGTTGCCATATTTGCTAATCATTATTTCTTTTTGTTTCTGGCAAACTTCTTTGTTCTGTAAAGCATGTTTGACATCATATTTTTTAATCATAGTCAATTCTTGTTTTTTACTGTTAAAAGCAAATTTCCCATTATTATTTTTAAATTGAGTTGCTTTACATTTATTTTTTATATTATCATTGTTCATCGCATGAACATGTCCGTATTTTTTTAAATTAGTTTGCTTTATCTTCTCTTTTATTTCTTCAGACTGAAAAGGATTTTCAACACCATATCGTTTTAAATTAGTTTGTTTTATTTTGTTTAAAACTTTTTCACGAGAAAAATTAGATTTTACACCATAATTTTTTATCATAGTTGATTCTTTTTTACAATTTTTGCATAAAGTTACAAAAGAATCATTATAGTATCTAAATATAGTATTTACGGTTTTGCCACACTTAGAACAATAAAATTGCATTCTATTTGTTACTGAAATTGATTTGTTATCATATGTAAATTTATTTCGTTTTTTATTTTTATCTTCTAATAATAAATCATGATTGTATTCTACAAATTTATTATCAATTTCAATAGTCATTTTAATATTTATCCTCAATTTCTTGAATTATTTTATATGACTCATAGGCTTCACGACTTACAACTTTACCATTAATTTTGAAATACTTCCCGATTATAGGTGAACCAGTCATACTGCAATAGTGTCTACTATAACCAAACATAGAAAACAATGAGGACGAGATAACTTTCATTCTATCATCATCATTATTAACATATTTTGTTAATAATCTCATTTTACTAGAAAAATCATTATATAGCATTATGTCTGATTCTAATAATTTAACTTCAGTTGAAGGTATAGTATTATATTTTAAAAATACAAAAAATTCTTTAGTTGGATCACCATCTTTATTAAACATTTCCATTTTTTACCCCTTAAATATAGATCAACTTAAGAATAAATATGCTTATTTTTGTACTATTTTTTACTTATATAATATTTATATATTTCCGTATATCTACCAATTCATCGTTAAAATTTTTAATAGTCTTCGCCTCCATAGTAAAAATGGTAAAATTATTACTATTTCTCACCATATATTTTTGTATGTTGTGGATCAGCCATAGGAAAAGCCATTGCTAAAAATTCATTTTTAGATACATCACCTTTTTTCTTAATTTCATCTTTTGCTTCAACACCATAAAATACTGTGTTACCAGCATCTTTATCAACATCAGACCCTATATTGTACTGCCCATGCACTTTAGCTAAATTTAATATAGTGTTTCGATCACCTATAGATAAATGTCCCCAAGCTGCCATAGTGAGAGCAGATGCCAGCTGTATGTTACCACCAACAATAGCTCTAAGAATTTTTGTTACAGTTCCATTTGCTGTACCAGCTTCAATATGGGAAGTCATAGACTTACTACCTCCGCTAGTTACTGGTTCATAAGCAAGAGCAAAATTATCTATACCAAGAGCAGTTATAGGCTTTGCAACTTCTATATCCTTAGCCTCAAGAATAAATGTTGCTGCTGCTCTTTTAGCTGCAAACACATTATCAGAAAATTCAGATTTAGACTCCTCGAAATATTTATTAAATCTTGAACCATCTAAACCCATCATCTTACCAACTTTACTAAAGTGAGCAGGATTTGTTTGTGAAGCTTTTAGTGCTCGTCTTGCTTCTCTTACTTTACTGATATCTTGTGATCGTTCCCAATCTTCATATAATCTTAACATTTTTTCTTTCATTTTTATACCTCTCTGCTTATCTTAATAATTTGCCATTAAAAATAACAAATTTTATATCATATCTCCATACTCAGTTTTGTTTTCATAAATAAACACACATTTAAATAATTTATGATAATCTATACTTCCTTTATATTTAGTTGTATACTTATTAAATTCGTTTTCTGTGTCATATAAAACACTTGATAACACCCATTTTTTAACGAAACTTTTATATTTATAAACAAATATTTTTACTCCTACATGAATCTGTTTTATCAATATAGGGATATATAAATCTTTACCGTCATTGGTATATACCTGAAATAATTCAATCATTAGAATGTTACGTCATTAATATGTTTTGATACCACACCACGAAGTCTTAAATCATTTACTGCATTTATATTTTTTATATCATCATCTATAAAAATAATTTTATGATATTTTTTAACTAAGCTCTTAATTACATTAGCTTTCTTTACAAATGATGTATCACCATCATAATTTTTAATCTCATCACTGATAGCAAATACTTCTTTAAGTTTAGCACCTATAGCTCTCAATTTACCTCTCTTCTTATACATTAACCAAGACTGAAGAGTGTCCCGAATAACTGGCTCCATACCACGTGCTGTAAGTATACCTATTTTATAACCTTTAGTAATCATATGATCCATATACTGAAGGACATGTAATATAGGTTTACCAGTACGAATGGAATTTTTAACAATTTCTGCATCTTTGAATTCCCTAAAGTCATATAAATGATTAGTTTCTGAATTTACATTTTCCTTAGAAAATTCTTCAGGTGTTAAAGCCATCTCTCTACCATTAGGCATTTTTTTATATATGTAAATATTTCTAGCACTTACTATAGTATCATCTATATCAAGTAATAATAATTTCTTTATTTTTGCTTCATATAACTGTGTTTCACCTACTGCATTTTCTAATTTCATTGTATTCCTCCGTTGAATATCATATCAAATATTAAATCTCTTATTTCACCGTTTTCTTGAGCTTTTTCCCATACATAAGCTAATACTTTATCTTTATTCCATCTATTGTTCCAAGATATCATTTTAAAATTTGATATTTTTCTACTTATAATAAATATAGACCAGCTACCATCTTTATTTTTTTGACATTCTAAATGTAAAATAGTTTTATCACCAATAATACCCCGAAATTCTCTATACCGTGAGTCTTCATGTATTGTTTTCCACTCTATCATAATATTACCTCTTTAGCATTCACTTTTTTAATGAAACGCTTTAAATCTACTACTGTCTTAACAGTATGTTTAATGACTCTATAATCTTCGTCTTTAGTATAGAAAAACATTTCAGAACCAACAATTGTACCACGAGCTCCTGGAGAACGTTTAACTATATCACTTTTATAATAATTAATGTTCATAAATTTTCATTTTCCATGTGATACTCTTACATTTGTTAAGTGGAAGATTAGAATCTATATATTTCTCACTATCAGAATTACATATTCTAATCATCATATTCCTTTGAACGAAATAATTTTCTTATAAATGTTTTATTATCAAATTCATCATTGAACTCGAGATGTATAATATCTTTAAAATCCTTTCTATTTCTTAGGTTAGATACTTGATATTTATTCAATACTGTAAATAATACTTTATAATCACTATATATAGTATCATTATAAAATTCAAATATTGTAAAATTACCCTTTAATCCAACTATTCCTACCATCTTGAATTACTCTCAAATACTGCTTTAATAAATTCCATTTTATCGTCATCGCCAAAATCATTTATATTTCTGGAGAGACCAAAATCTTTAAGTCCTCCAGTTTTAGGTAACTTCCCCGTAAAAAAGTGATACTCTCCACCATCTTCAGAATAACCATAAACTGTTATATCTGCTCTTCCATCTTTAATGCTATTAATAATTTTAATTGTATAATAGGTACTTGTTTGAGGATCGTCTTTAAATACTACTTCGCCTACTACCATACCTACTTTTAAATCATTAAATTTCATACTTTATATATTCCATTTACTGTATAACCAGTACTGGTTATCATGACAGATATATAAAATATATTTTCAACTTCACTGGGGTGAATATCAATGAAACACCTTATTTTCTCATCACCATTTAAACTCATCATACCTAAACATGAAATCCTGTTTAAATCTATTTCTAAATATTCGTAATTAGATATTTTAACTATATCAGATTTAAAATCGATAGTACTTATCGCCTTTCCTAAACTAAAACTCCCATCTACAAATAATTTGTTCATTTCTAATACATAAGTAACAAACCTATCACCTTTATGTGAAGACCCCACATTAGGATTAAATAGGGTGCTAAACATTTTTGTGTTAAAGTCTGATTTTTTAATTATCATATAAATATCCTCTTTATAAACTCTTTTATTAAATGAGAAGGCGGCGGATCTAATATTTCTACTTTTTTGTATAAAATATTTAATGATATATTGTTTTGAAACTTTTTACCATCAAGATAAACCCCTTTTAACATAATCATATTATTTTTTTTATTCTTTATATTAATAATAAATATATAACCTGATCTATTATTTTTACTAATATTATTATCAATACATATTTTATTTAAATATTTACTTTTCACTTCTATCCCTTGAATAATTTCTCTTGAAAAAATGTTTTGATTATTTTCTTACTATATAAATGACTTTTCGTTCCGTCTAAAAGTTTTATTTTCCATGGTATATTTTTCGGCATTATATCCTCTTAAATACTGTTATTATTATTTCTTGGGCTTTACTCCACTGGAAGCCACATAGTGTTATTATATCTTTCATTTTTTCTATTATATAAATATCCTCTTTATAAATTCTTTTATTAAATGAGAAGGCGGTGGATCTAATATTTTTAACTTTTTATACAAAAGATTTAATGGCATATATCTATTAAACTCTTTACCATTAAAATAGATACCTTCTATTCTCACCATACTATTTTCTTTCTTCTCTATACTAGTAATAACCATATAATCTGATTTATTTTTATAATCCTTTCCAATACTATCAAAACATATTTTATTTATATATTTACTTTTCATTCCCGTTCCTTAGACGGTTTATTTTTAAAAAGATGTTTAAATATCTTTTTACCATGTAATTTACCCAAAGCATCATCTACTTCTACTTCTGTTAAAATACCCTCTCTTAACCCTTGATTTATCCAATGCATACCAACTTGCGAATATTTAACTTTATTTTTACGTGATATTTCTATGCAACTATATAAATGACTTTTCACTCCGGTTAAAGGTTTTAACATTAAAAATAATCTGGCAGTTTCAGTATCCTCGTATAACATTATTTATACCTCCTATCAGTTATGTGCTTCCAGCGAATAGAAAAATCGTCCAACATATATACAAACTCATTAACACGCATAGAACGTATTTCGAAATATATATCATGACCAACTGTGGTTTTTCCAAATATGAAGAAGTTATAAACTTGCTTATTTTTAAATTTTTCTTTAAATTTATTTAAAAAATCAATTTGTGATATTGCTATAGTCGTTGTTGCTTTTGTTGGCTTTATTTTCAATGGTATGTTTTTCGGCATCATGTCCTCTCTTAAACATTATTATTTCTTCTGTTATATATCTCCACTATCAAGTTCAATATCTTGATTCCATTCACTTAATATTATTCTTCTATCACAAATTCATCATAATGAAGATTGTCTAAATGGTTTAGATTATTTACTGAGGAAAGTACTACAAATGGTTTACCATCCTCAATCAAAAAGAACACACGCTCTAATACTCTTTTACTCATATGAAAACCCATTTCAACAAGTTTATCATAAAATTCATTCTTATCCCAACATGTAACAATTGAATCTCTTATTTCTTCGTTTACTTCGTCCCAATATCTAAGTTCATACCCACTTTCTTCAATTAAAATTACAAATTTCATTTTCTTCTCCGTTTTATACTGGTGGTTGTGTCATGTCCATTTGTTGTTGATTTTTATTAGCTAAATACTTTTTTTCAGTATAGCCCTTTAGAGCTCTGCCTCCACCTACTGCTATGATTAAAGGAGCCCATATATATCCAAACACTTCAAGGAAAGAAACAAATTTATCCATATCAAAAAATGATACAAATGAGCCCCCTATCCCAGCAGTGAGTATCGCCATAAAAGCTATATTTATTAATAATTTAGATGTTGATTTACTTTTTTTATTTACGTTAAGATTTTCTGTGCCCATCTCATAATGCATACTACTTGAACCTAATCTCTGGTTAAGCCCATTCCGTGCTGCCACTTGATCTTGGTATTGTTGCGGTGTGAGCATACCTGTTTGATCATTCATATTATCCCCCTTCCTATAAAATTATCTTTACGTGAAAGGAATAAAATGATTAAAAGGAGGTTAGTTTTTTCTTCTTTGGTATTTATTGTATTCAGCTAAAGACATTAAGCTGATAGTAATTTGTTCTCTTGTAGGTTCAAATATATTATAACGTACTATATATTCTTCCCCATCAATAACCACATAATCATCTTTTTTTGGGATATGCTGCGGGTCTGCTTGTTCATAGAGTGTTGTAGTGGTTACCATTCAAAAAATATAAAACTTTCAGTATGGAGTCTGTAAGCATTTTTTAGCTTTTTTATCATCTGTCATTTCATAACAAGATATGCTTTGGAAAATACCACTTTTTATTATTTTTTACTAAGATAATCCTGTAATACCTACTATAGGAGAATGTAATGATAAAATATTTTATAGATAGAAAAACAAACGAGACAGTAAAAGGCAATATAGTTATAGATGATAAAAACATTCATGTAAATAATAAAAAAATAAATGCTATTGATTATATTGTTATTGAGTGTGATGAATGTGGTAAAGAAGAAAAGGCTGTATTCAAACGAAGACCAAGATACTGGAATGATAAAATTCTATGTACCAAATGTCATAGAAAAGAAGCGAATCTAAATAAGTATGGTACTGAATGGCCAACACAATCAAAAATAGTAAGAGACAAAACAGAACAAACATGTATAGAACGATATGGCTCAAAAGTGGCTTATGGTTATGGGACTAAAGAACATAACAATCTTATAAACAAGAAGTATGGAACAAATAATGTAAATACATTAGATTTTGTCAAAGTTAAAATTAAACAAACTAAATTAGAGAGATATGGTAATGAAGGATACCATAATATAGAAAAAATGGAGAAAACTAATCTTAAAAAATACGGAGTGAAAAATCCTTTTCAATCGGAAAAAATACAAAATAAAATAAAGCAAACTATGTTAAATAATTGGGGTGTAGAAAACCCGTCACAATCAAAAGAAATACAAAATAAAATAAAAGAAAACAACTTAAATAAATATGGTGTTGAAAGCACTACACAACTGAAAGAGGTAAAAGACAAAATGAAACAAACTATGTTAAATAATTGGGGAGTTGATAACCCCTCTAAACATCCTGATATAGTTAAGCGGAGGCAAGAAACATTTATTAAAAATCATGGCGTTACTTCAATTGCCCGGCTTGATAAATCAAAAGAAACAATGTTAAAACGTTATGGTACTTCTGTTAAAAATTCCTGTAAATGGTTTAAAATAGAGGGGCAACAAATACAAGGTACTTTTGAATTAGAAGTAGCTAACTGGTTGGTAGAAAATAAAATTAAATTTATTACACATGATAATATAGCATCAATTAAATATTTAAATGAAGATAATGTAGAAAGTAATTATTATCCAGATTTTTATTTACCTGAATATAATTTATATTTAGAACCACATGCTAAGTATTGGTGGGATGATAAGTTTAAGTGGAAAATGAAAGAGGTAAAAAAACAAGTGAAAATATTATACTTTAATGAAAAATATAATATAGAGGAGGTACTACTATCCCGGTTCTACCCAGCATAGGCGAAGCGATTAAATTAGGCTTAGATTTTACAGCAGCAGCTCCTCCAATCCTTGTTGCAGGTATTAAAACTATATCTGAAGTTATAATGGATTCTATGGGGCTTATACCTATGGGTATTATAGCAATACCAGCAATCCCTTTCGGTGCTGCAATATCTTTTATCTTACAATTGTTAGAGTATTTAATAAATTTCTTTTTTGAATTAATTGCTAAAATTATTCAGAAAATGGTTGAAATGTATGCTAAACAATTGAGAAAAGCAAAAACGCAAAGGGCTGCTGCATTAAAAAAACTCTACATAGACGAAAAAGAAGCTCAAGATAAAATGAAAATTCAACTCAAAGAATATGAAGAAAGAATACCAGAAATATATATTGAGATGGATGAATTAAAGGTTTATCAAGCTGCAGAATTAGCTAAATATAAAGATACAGTATTTAAATACTCAGAAAAAGCTAAAGCTGCAGAAGAGGAAGGTAACGAAGAGATGTCACAAACATGGCAAGATATGATAACTTCTCTTGATGAATGGCTTGTTGCCATTCTCCTTATAACTATAGAAATTATGAATAAAAAGTTGGAAGTGTGGGAAATGGAACGAGCTGTCAAAAGAATAACCCCTTTAACTCTTATTCAATTAAAAAAAGATTGGGAATTCTTGGAAGATTATGCAGATGATTTTGAAGTTCCTGTACCATACTATCCTGATCTTCCAGATCCTCCATCTTTACCAACTCTCCCTGTACTCCCTAAAGGTAATTGTATAACAGATAAAGTAAGACAAATGTTAGGGAAATGGATTACATGTCCAATGATCCTCCCTATAGGTCTAGCTATAGGTGGAATGTTAGAATGTGTTAGAGCACAAATGCCTACATTGCCACCTCCTGCTGCAGCTAAAATGGAATCTATAACGGATGGAATTGTTAAAAGTTTAGGAATTGTGATCTAAAGCTTGACACTATTTTATAAGATAACTATATGATAAAACAAATTAAATTGTATAAAACTAAAGAAATAGTAGATATTAAATCTATAAATATTGTAGATTTTTTACCTTACCATCGAAAAGAGAAAGTAAAAACACTCCTTATAAATAATAAAATTAATCTTACTCAAAGAGATAAAGTAATATACATTTGTGATGAATGTAAAAAAAAATTTAAGTCTTATTTTGATTATAATAAAAATTTCCTTAATGTGAAACAATATTGTAAAGCTTGTCAGCAGAAACATACCAATATGGAAAAGTATGGTGTCTCTAATCCTATGCAAATTGAAGATGTAAAAAATAAGGGCAAAAATACCATGTTAAAACGATATGGTGTTGAACATGCTTTACAAATTAAAGATGTTAAAATGAAACAAGAAAATACTATGATAAAACGATATGGTGTAAAGTACGCGACACAAAATAAAGAATTAAAAGAAAAGCAAACAGCTACCGTATTAAAGAAATACGGTGTAAATGAAATATTAAAGAGAAGAGATTTATTAGAAGAAGGTATGATTAAAAAATATGGTGTTAAAAATGGTTTTCAATCTGAAGAAATAAAAGAGAGAATAAAGAAAACTAATCTTGAGAAATATGGCTATGAACATAGAATGAAAGACCCAAAAGTTGTAGCTGATATGATGTTGAAATCGCAGGCAACAATGTTAAAAAAATATGGTGCAAAAAGTTGTACACAAATTGAAGAAATAAAACAAAAAATCCGCAAAACTAAAAACAAAAATAATTCGTGGGGGAAAGGTGGTAGATGCAAGTGGTATTTAATTGAAGACCATAAGCTCCAAGGTATGTTTGAATTAAAAGTGGCAAATTATTTATTAAAAAATGGAATTAAATTTATAGCGCATAAAGGATTAAAAAGTATAAAATATTATGCAGAAGATGGTAATAAACATTATTATCACCCAGATTTTTATTTACCAGAATACGATTTATATTTAGAACCACATGCTAAATATTGGTGGGATGATAAATTTGAGTGGAAGATGCAGGAAATAGAGAAACAAGTAAAGATATTTTACTTTGATGAAGAATATAATATAGAAAAAATTAAGGAACTATTAAATGGATAAAATACAATATTATACAAATTTTAAGCAGTGATTAATTCACTAGTATTGAATTTAATAATATAATATATTTAGTATAAAGGTAAAATTCTATAGTAGTATTATGTTTATATAAGATCTATTTATTATATATTTATCGGTTCATCCTATGAACACTAGTGTTCATAGTATGAAGACACTCTTCACTATATGAATATACATGTTCATTATGTGAATGAGTATTTTACTACTTTATTAATAATGTCATATTGTGACGGAAGACTATCATATAGAGGATGTGGTGTATCCATAATTACAAGTTCACCATTTTCGTATCTATAAAATTTATTTGTTGCATTGATTTTAAATTCGTCGCCTTCCATAGGATCAATAATATCTGATTTGTGTAATACTATAGTATATGTTAATTCATTTTCATTTTTAATAAATTGCCAATTGTTCCCATTCCATTCATATAATTTATCATTAGTAATTCCAGTTTCTCCTATTACTAAAACGTGAGGTAAAAGTTCTGGATATGTTATTTCGACTTGAATAATTGAGACCCAAGAATCAGATACACGTTTATAAATATCGTCTTCTAACTCTGCCAGCCAATATTCGTCATCTTCTACAGTTTCATTTTGAAGATCATAATATTCATCAGTAATATTAAGAGTAATCTCAACCCATTCATCATTTATAAATTCATAATATATTGGTTTTAAAGAATTTAAATCTAATGCGGAAATTATATCATCAACTTCAGTTTTAGTATAATATCTTTCATCTAGTATTCCGTCATTTAATTCGGTTTCAGTATAATATCTTTCATCTAGTATTCCGTCATTTAATTCAGTTTCAGTATAATATCTTTCATCTAGTATTCCGTCATTTAATTCAGTTTGTGCGTAAAAATAATCTGATAAAAATACATCTTGATAAATTATCTCGCCAGTAAATTCTATTTCAGTGTTTTTTATTATTATTCCATTATCATTATTATTTTTTATATGAAGGTCTGTATCCATATAAATACTCCATGACTTAATATTTTCATATTTAAAAGCTAATTCTGGCATTAAATTAGTATCAGCATTAAGAGTTATATTAAATTTATTTACGTCAACTCTTTTAACTTCAAATGTTGAATCTTCTGTTTCAGAACCCAAGGAGAAAGCACCATACCAATTAAATGCTTCGCCTACAGTATCTATAGAACCTATAAGTCTGCCAGTTACAGGATTAGAAAAAGCTATAGCATTTTCATGTTCAATAAGGAGAGCTGTATTATTATTAGCATATTCTTCTTTTATAGCTTTTAATTCTTCATATCTTTTTTCTTCATCTGTATAATTCTCTGGGTCTATAGTTAAATCAGGACCAATCGGTAAATATGATGCATATTCCATACCTGTAAGATCTTGATTAAAACTAACTTTACAATTTGTAAATATTTTATCTTCTATTGGATCACCATATTCATTAAACTGAGGTTTTGAATTTTTTGTTTTAAACCAAGCTGTAGAATCAAATTGTAAGCCTCCACCTGTTATTTTAATATAATCTAATTCAGCTAAAGACCATGTTATAAATTTATCTGTAGTAGACCCCAAGCCAAGTGTTGCGACTTGCGTTTGAGGTATTATTGGGTCGTTTTCGTTTTCCGGTTCTGGTGGTACATCGAACCAAGCGATATATCCAAACGCTTCTGAATTAACAAATTCTAATTCTAAGGCCATCATTCTATTTACTATTATTGACATTTTAACTCCTAATCATTTACTATATATTTAATCTTTTACAATTCACTATATATTTAATCTTTTACAATTCACTATATATTTAATCTTTTACAATTCACTATAAATTTATCTTGTTTGGTAAAGATAAAATCATATAAAATATTTAGGAAAATATAAATGCCTACAATAGATAAAAGAAAATTTGAACTGAAGCAGAATTGTATATATGTAAATGGTAAAAAACTTAATAATTATGACCGTTTAGATATTATATGTGAAGAATGCGGGATAAAAGTATCTAAAGCCATCAAGCGTTTTAAAAAATTTTATAAAGAACATGAGAAATGTTTATGTCAAAAACATCAAACTGAATATGTGCACATGTTAAATTATGGAGTTAAAAATTGTATGATGAATAAAGATATATCTAGAAAAGCTCAAAATACTCAAAGATTAAATAATAACGGTAAATTAGCTTTTAATACAGAGAAACGTACTAAAACAATGTTAAAACGATATGGTGTTGAATATAGTGGACAATCGAATAAATTACTCAAAAAAGCACAAAAAACTAATTTAAAAAGATACGGTAATATTTGTAGTTTAGGTAATAAAATTATAATAAATAAATCTGAAGAAACTAAATTAAAAAAATACGGAAATAAAAAATATAATAATATATTAAAAGCACAAAATACCAATTTAGACAAGTATGGTACTAAATGTTCATTACAGAATAAAGACGTAAAAGAGAAATGTAAACAAACATTATATAATAATTATGGTGTTACTCACCCTTCAAAGATTGAAGGCATGCAAGACAGGATGACATCTTATTTTATGAATAAATATGGTGTTAAGAGACCGGCTCAGTTATATGAATTTAAGATAAAAATGATGAAAACTGCAAGAGAGAATAATTCAAACAATAAATGTGCATGGTTTAATATAAATGGTCAAAAAGTACAAGGTAAGTTCGAACTAAAAGTTGCAAAATTTCTTGTAAATAATAATATAAATTTTATTGCTCATAATGGTTTAAAATTTATAAAATATAAAAAAGAAAATAAATTAGATGGACTTTATGCCCCAGACTTTTATTTGCTTGATTATGATTTGTATTTAGAGCCTCATTCAAATTATTATTGGGATGATAAGTTTAAGTGGAAAATGAAAGAAATAAAAAAACAAGTGAATATATTATACTTTAATGAAAAATATAATATAGAAAATATATTAGAGGTGTTAAATGCCAACAATAAATGAAAGAAAATTTGAACTGAAACAAAAACGTTCTGATGCTCTTATGGCTAAATTAAATGTATTGATGGCAAGAGATGGTTCTGTTGCTCCCCCAATTGATTCTATGGCTGATGAAGATTTATTTAATTTAGGTCTTTTATTTGGTTATTCAAGAAATGAAAATATTACATGGACAAGTATGGGCGTTGAAGGCTTAATACGATGTTATTACGAAATAATATATAAACTTCGGGGTACAGTAAGAAATAATATAATTAAAGAAGGTGGTAATAATACTTCGTTTACTTCTCATAATTCGACAGAAAGATCTGGTTTACGGGCAGCTGCTAATAATCTTACAGATGGTCAAGGATATAAATCAGGTTTTTATATCGGCTGGAAGACATTAGAATCAGAAATTGCAAATACCAGTAACACAACTACGAAAATAAAATTAAATAACGTATTAAGCCGAGGAAGAAAAGGTGAATTTGATGTACCTATGACTAAAGGGTGGACAACATTAGCTTCACAATTAGGCAAACCAAATTATAGTACTTCATTTACTATTAACAGAGATAAATATCAAATTTGGTATGATCCTCCAGGCCCTACGCCTGGAAGTTTAATTTGGATATATCCTCCAGATGAAAGGTCACAGTCTCTTCTTGGTAAAATTGATGATCTTCTTGCAGTTATAGGTACAGAGAGTCCTGTTGGCCCTCATATAAAATCGGTATCTTATGGTTCTTCTCCAGTTCCATATACTTATTATACTAATAATACTCTTTTAGGTATAAGGCATAGAGACGTCGCGCCTTATACTTATACTGAGCCAACAAGAACATTTTCTTTTTTTGGTAGTGGTACCGATAAAACAAATAATATTCTTATTAATAATATTGTTAGTACTGATGCTACTAGTTTGTTAGAGATTAATGATTCTCCTGGAATTATTAATCTTCCAAATGCTATTAATACCCCCCGCACTGAAGGGTTTTTAACTCATGACGTTGATGGAGAAACGGTGTTTGGTAATGGAACTTGGGATGTTAATGGGACACAATACTCATATCCACCAGGTTATACTCCATCTCAAGATTATTGGACTTCATCATATGATTCAGCTGCGTTAGCTATTATTTCTAAAATAAATGATATAATAACTTATATTGATTATACTAAAATAACTAATTTTACATATTTTGTTAATTATATGATTATACCAGGCATAGACCCAAATTATGATCCAGATGATGTAAATAGTAATATAGGTTTTTCATGGAATTTACAAAATGGATGGATAAATACATTAACAACGATAAAAGATAGAATACAACAATCACTTGATTTTATTGATGTGCATAAAAATGGTTCTTCTCTTACCAATGCTTCAGCGCGTAATATTGTGGATCAAGAATTAATTAGTATAAAAGCTTACCTTTTAGGGGCTCTTACGACAGTAACTGCTTTAGGAGCTGCAATAGATAGTACTTCTATATTTGGTACAATAGATAATCCTTTAACTTTATATGGTCATAGATTTATGTGGATTAGATCTATTGTAGATCCCAATGAAGGTTCTAAAACAGCAGTAAATGCTACTGGTATGGCTATTGACATTATGGAAAAGAAGTTGAAAAAAGCTGAAGAAGAGTTATATATGTTTGGTATAACAGAACCTAAATTTATACCAACTCCGATAATAGTTGGTATTGAAGCTTACCCTGTTATGAACCAAACAACGTTTGAAATGGAAATTGGTGGTTGGTTGGTTGCGTGGGGTGGACAAACACATTGCAACGGTTATGATGTTTGGAAAAGTGATGATTACGACCCTGAAACAAAACAAGGTACATGGAATAAATTAGAAGTTAGTAATACTAATTATACAATGACTGATATTGACGCGAATACCGGGAAGGTCCTAACTTATATTATAGATGGTGATGTGGACCCAATACCTAACGATGTAGATCCAGCTACAATAACACATCCATATTATAAAGTTAAAGCATATGATGTGAACGCTGGAAGTGGTGATTATGATAGAAGTGATACAATGTCCGAGGAGTGCGAACCTCAAAATCCTGCTGCTTTCCCTTTTGGAGGAGATTCTACTGCACAGCATTCAGGGCCTAGAGGAACAGCACAAAAAGCTGTAACTACAACACCAACGGGTCCTTCTATTCCGCCTAACACACTTGCATGGGTTACTACTTTCAAAGGTGGAGAAAGTTTAGACTTTGAAAGAAGATTATTTGAATCTGAAGCTCCGTTTGATTCTACAGGCTCAAACCTTATGGTATTTGTTGATGGTGAGTTTAAAAATCAAGGTTTAACAGAAGATGAAGGTGATTACGAATTACTTGATATATATAAAATAAGATTTAACTTGAATATAGCAATAGACTCTGAAGTAAACTTAGTAGTTTTCTTAAGAAGTTTTGCTAAAAGCGGCGATTATGGAACTGTCTCCGTATATGGTGATTTACCATTTCCACCTGATGTAGAAAACGGAGATATATATTTTGTGGAAGAGCCGTCCCCTGGTGCTTATTATCAATGGGTTGATCCTCCTGGTGAATGGCGTCTAGTCGGAGACCCAAATGGTTCATCTATATGGCGTGATCCTGTAAACTCATTTACACAATTACCGACTTCTTTAAATGTTGATGGTGATATTAGAATGGTATTAGATTCATCAACCCTTTATAGATGGGTTTCAGCTCAAGAAGAATGGGTTAAAATATCTGGGTCAACTGGTGGTAGTTGGTTACCACCCGTAGATACTTCTGATGATTTGTTAGAAATAGAATCTAATACGTTATCTAATGGTACTGTTGTATTTATAATTTCTGAAGAAAGTTTTTATAGATGGAGTTCAACACAAAATGAATGGATTCGTGTAACGAGTGCATCTTCTTCATCTTATCTAAGAGATTTAGTAAATAATGTCACAGACCTTCCAATGTCAAATAATGGTGAAGGAGATTTACGTCTTGTATTAAATGAAAATAAATTGTATCGATGGTTTGCTTGGGATAGGGAATGGAAACCTATAATTGCAGATGTAGATCTTATTCATGAGGAATTAAGAGATGAAGATTGGGAAATAGTTGATGACCACGACGCACGTTATTATCCTAAATCAGAACTTGATGAATATCATGGAACTATGGAAGAAAGATTAAATTTATTAGAATCTTTAAAGCCTAAAGATGCTCAACCTTTATCTGGTAATTTTGCTATAACTGGTACTAAAATATATTCTGGTTATCTTTCAGAAGGTAGGTCTATATTAAGATATAATACTTTAGCAGCAGGAGATTATTTTAATAAAATAATAAAAGATACATCTTTTATTCTCTCTAACAATGATGTTACACAATTTAAAGACGCAGACAAAGGTATTTTATATTGTTACATAAACGGTGAGCAAGTTGATGAATTCAATTTAGCTGAATGGTTTAATGAAGATGAAAGAATAAATGGACAAACATATCCTAGACAATTTGGTTTAAACAATATCATAGAAATTCTTTCGGTTGGTCCTTATAATCAATATCCTATATATCAGAGAGCAGATTTTCAACTTAACATAAAATCAAGACTTTTACTGCAAGGGGAAAATAATATTAAATTGGTACATGAAATAGGTAATTCAGCAGGTGATATAAATTCAACAGAAGATTTCACTGTCTTTTGGGACGAATTTGATGGATATATGGGTTTCAAAGAAATATATATAGATGAGATGGAATTGAATTCAAATAAATATTTATCTGGAGTTAGATATTATTCTATGGGTGATAAATTGCGTTTCCGTTTTAAAGTTGAAAATTTATTCAATAATACATTTGTAAAAGATGAACAAATATTTCTCAATTTAGATGAATTTGGGATTACTCCCTTCTATATAAACTATGAAGATATTAATATTCTTGGTGTTCCAGTTACAAGAATAGGAGAAGATATATATTATATGAATACACTTGAACTAGAGTTGAGCGGTGTTTATTCTTCTCAACCTAATTTAAAATTGGAAGCAAAAAACCCATTTGGTGTTCAACAACATTCTAAAACAAATACTCAAATTTTAATCAATACTGTAGATGTTAAATCAACACCTTTAACAGAACAATTTGTAGATGAATATTATCGTCTTCTTCATGGAGATTATAATTCTATCACTGCATATACTGGTCAATGGAATTCTGAACAACAATTAACACCAGATGATTTACAAGTTTTTGGAGGGAGACTAATATATCCTAACCAAAATTTCACAAATTATTTCCCTTCACAAACTGTTAATTATGAGAATTGTTCAGGACCTAAATATTATTATCGTGTTTTTCATCATGCAAATCCACACAGTAATGGAAAGTTAATAATACAGAATTTTTACAATGCTGATTCAAATATAAAAGCTGAAATAAAACTTCCGGGTCTTACTGGTTGGTTGGATTTAGCCACCTTATATAACGAAGCAGATTTTACAGGTGCCAATGGTGATGGTTGTCTAATACATAACAAAGGGGAGAGTTATGAATGGACTTCTGGTATATTTAACACAGCTAATTCAAGTTATTTAATTATATTAAAAATAACCCTTTTCGCAGATACAAACTATATTGAAGGTATAAGGATGGAAGATTGGTAAAAATAGCTTTTTCATCAAAAGATACCGGTGTATGCTCTATCTGTAAAAACATAATAATTGTAGTATACAAAAAGCAATTAAAGCATCAACAAAAGATATACAAAATAATAATGAGTCGGTTATGGAACTTGTAATTTATACATGTCCCAATTTTGAGGAGATTATATGAAGTTTGAAGACTTAAAAGATGGAATGGTTTTTAGAAAGTTTTCTCCACCACCATATATGGCTATATTTAAAAAAGATGAAAATACTTTTTATGGATTTGGTTTCTTTGGTGACATTATTGAAATTGATTATATTACTAAAAACGATTGGCTTGAATGGTTTGAACAAGAATGTGAATTAGTTGATATAGAAAATACTAAAGGTTCCTTACCTACTTCTTTAATAAGACAGTTATTCGAATGTGAATGGCATTCAAGTATTGATTATAAATTATGAAATGAGAACATAAACATCATTACCCACGTCCCATACTCTATCCCACCCTTCTAGTTGCATGTTTTGCCATTCAGTTAAATTAGGATTATAATTTGTAATTATTTTTTTCAACTTTTTTTTATTAAACTTAAATCTTGCAAATCTCTCTACATAATTTGTATAATGATAATTTGGTTCAGATTGATTAATATGTTCAAAATTATTATTCTCATATATATTAGAATCATAATAACGACAATCACCGTAAGCAATAATAGAACCATTGTGTTCTTTCTTAAAATATTGCAACATTTTATTAAAACCATTTATAATATATAAATCTGTTTTGTTAGAGAAACGTGTTATTTCCCAGTTATAATTTTTATTAAATCTAGGTTTAGATATACTTAAACAACTTACAATTTCATTATTATAAAAAAGAGCTATATTAATTTTATTATATATAAAACTTTTAATATTATTTATTACATAAAATGCTTTTGCTTGTTTGTTGCTAATAATACCAACTTTACATTCTTTTGCATTTATATTGTTTGTGATTAAATTTAATTTTCTTTTTATAATAGATTTAACGGCTTCCTGTTTATAAACCCACTCATCTTCAAATATATAAATCATTTGAATGTTTTGCGCAGAGCAACGTAATGACTTAATTAAATGGTAATCTTTACTTCTGCCTTGTATCTCAGAGTGCCAATAAAGACTTACTAACTCTATAGCCAAATTATGATTAGGGAGATATATACTTATATTAAAAGGTTTAATTAACTCTTTATTGTTTAATTGTATTTCTCCTATATTTAATGTCTTTAACCACTCGTGAAGATTATTTACCTTTCTATCTATTTTAATATTACGAGGATAACACTTAGGGCATCTAGGTATATGTCCATTTTTAAGATGGTCTTCAAATTTTGAATTACATTTATTACATTTCCACATATAGATATGATTTATTCCACGAAATCTGTTTAGTGCAAAAAGAGGTTCGAATTCTTTGAAATTCATCAATTCATTTTTAATATTGCTTTGTATAGTTAAACGTCTTTTATCTTTAATAATAGTAGAATGCATTGGTTTATCTACTTTATATTTTTCAAGCATTGTAGTTTTATATTTATTCTTAATTTCATTAGATTGAAGAGAATACTCAACACCATACCTTTCAATCATAATTTTTTTTGTTTCTTCTTTAAAACCTTTTAGTTTAAATATTTCGTCTACACCATATTTCTCTATATTAGTTTGTTTTATTTTCTTTCTTACTTTAGGTGAAGATAGAAAATGCTTAGTGCCATATTTTTCTATTGATTTTTCTCTTATAGTTTTTTGTATAATAGAAGATTGTGATATATTTTCTACACCGAAGTGTTCTATATTAGTTTGTTTTCGAGCACATTTTGTACAAAGAATTATATGATTATTAAATTTTTTATTATATCTATAATGTATGGTTTCCGTAATTGAACATTTATCGCACCTATATTCAATTTTATCATATTTTTTTACCTTTTTCTCATTTAAAAATAGTTTACCATCTGTTGTTTTAATATTTAATATTTTTTCATCATTTATTTTTAATAACATTTTTTCTCCTAAATCAACTATTATATAACTATCTTGTAAGATAATATTGAATCTTTACAAAAAGAAATTTTAGGAGGCAATAATTATGTTAACAGCCATTCGTGGTGACCAAATTCAAGGTGGTCAAATTAACAATTACAATGTTGCGGGTAATACAGACAGTCGATGGGATAGTGGTATAGTTTACGAAAAATTAAACTTAACCAATTCACTTGTTGCAACTGATTTACATTCAAATGAATCAGTACACCAAGCGGTTCTCGACTCTCAATTAATCGCACTATGGGATGTCGCAACATCTCAAGCCGTATCTGGAGCATCAATAGATGTAACAACAGTAGTTTCATCTACTGCAACAACAGATACAGCAGTACTAGCAGGTACTGAAAAAGGTGTACTTACAACAGGTACGTCTGGATCTGGTACTGGTACAGAAAATTATCAAGTTCAAATTAGAGATGCATCAACTAAGGACCCTATACAAGATGGTCTTGGTGGACAAGTTTACGGTGAACTTTCCAATGATGACATTGGTGGTGGTGTAGGAAATTATACTCTTGCATTTAAGAAAACTGATGGTACAGCTTTTACAATGGCTGTCGCAGAAGTAACCGAAATTACAACTGTTGCAGATTATTCAGTAGAAAATGTTGCTACTGGTACTGCTTCGCCAACTTATTACCATTCTCTTAATGGTAAATATTTTAGAATCTCTTCTCCTTCAATAGATTACTATGTTTGGTATACCGTTTCAGGTGAAAGTTCTATAGACCCTGCAATGTCGAATCCTGGAAGAACAGGTATTGCTGTTACAGTAGCACCTCTTGCGGATGCTAATACGGTTGCTTCTGCTACAGCAAGTGCTATTGGTACAAATGCAGCTTTTAGTGCATCTTCTTCTATGGCTGTTGTAACAATTACTAATGCCGTTTCGGGCATACCTACAGTCCCTCAAGATGGTGCTGGCGGAATGGAAACGGGTTTTGGTATTGAAGTTGTTACCGCTGGTTCTCCAGTGTTAATTGACTTTATGTTCTCAGAAATTTATTCTTATTTAACTGCTCCTTATACTGCTTTTATTACTGGTATTGGATTTGCAGATGTTGTAGGTATTTCTGGTTCACATAACCACCATGATCTTTATTACACAAAAATTGAATTAGAATCTGGACAATTAGATAACAGATACTATAATAAAACACAAATGGATGGCGGACAATTAGATAATAGATATTATACTGAAAGTGAAATTGACCCTAATCCAGGTACAGATACAGGTACAGCTAAACTTGATACAAGATACTTTTTAGAAAGTGAACTTATATCTACGTCTAATGGTTCTTCTGGTGCTGATTTAGTTGGAGTAACACCAACAGGTTCTATGGCTTCTGCCACAGTTCAAAATGCTCTTGAAGAATTACAAGGTGATATTGATAATATACTTGATGGTACAGCAAATATTAACTTTTCTCTTGATGATGCTTATGATGATGGTTCTGTAGTTGCTGTTGATGACACGCTTGTTGATTGGCAATTAACTGATACTAAATCATTTAAAATTACAGCTGATACTGGCGCTACTAATTTAATTAATGTAGAAGCATTAGCGACTGGTGATGTGGTTGAGTTTGATGTTGCACGTTTTACAGTAAACGCTGCTGATAATTCTGTGTTTACAAATGTTGGTGCTGACACTTCTATTATAACAACTACTTCTGGTAACGTTATACTTAATGCTGTTGACGGTGTAGATATTGATGCTGCAAACGTAACCATTGATGGTACTGCTGCTTCATCTTTTAAAACAACTGGTGCTCCACTTAATATTGAAACTGTAACTTCTGGAGATTTAACAGTTAAATCTGTTGCTAATCTTCTTGTTAAAGATAGTTTCCTTGGCGCTGCGCTTCCTCTTTCACAAAGTGGAACAACTAGTCTTTCTGCTAATTTTGATACTGCTACTTCTATTATTGGTGGTATTAATGAGAATGCTGACGACCTTTATTACTTAATAAACACAACACTCCCTGCAACTCTTGACGGTTCCGCTGGTGCTGACCAAGTTGGTGCAACTGGTATTACTGGCGTTATCCCAACAGGTGGAACTCTTGGTGGCGATGCTACAGTACAAGCTATGTTAGAAGGTATTGCACTTGGCTCTGCTGGTGGAAAAGTATTTCCTTCATTAGGAACTGGAGCTGGTGGTACAGAAAGTGGTGATCCAACTAACCCTGGTAATTTACTTGATGAAAAAGCTTCTGGAATGTATTTTAAAAATAATGAAATAGTTTATGTATTAGATACAAACAGATATGTTATAGTTAAAACTGGAACCACTGCTCTTGTTGAAGGAACAGATTGGGATTATTTATGGGGTTCTAATGAACCTATGGGCGGAGATGAATTTAATGTAACTTCTGATGCTGTTACTGTCGATACGACTGGTGCTATGACTGTAAACGTTGATGGTGGTTTAATTCTTGCTGATGACTCTGGTGCTCATGTAAATATAAGTGCTGTTGGTCAAGTTGATATAGATTCTGCTGCTGGTCAAACAATTACTGTAGCTTCTGATACTGAAATTGAACTTAATGGTGGAACTCTTGTAGATATTGATGGTGCTGCTATTACTATGGACGGTCAATTAACTGCAACTGGTGCTGCTGACGATAACATGGTTGTTACAACTTCTGGAACTGGTCAAATTCAACTTTCTGCTGCTGATGAAATCGACCTTACTGGTGGAATTATTGATATTAACGCAGGTGCTGGTAAAGAAGTATTTATCGATTCTGATACTGAAGTTCAAATTAATGGCGGAGCTCTTGTAGACATAGACGCTACTAACATTACAACTGACGGTATTTTAACACAAACAGGTGCTACACAAGTTATTGGTGATATGGATCTTGATGGTTCTATTGACCATGATGGTGCTACTTTTAACTCTACACTTACTGATACTGGTATTGATTCTTTTACTATTGAAACGGTTGGCGGTGTTATTATCAATTCTGATGAAGGTATTGCTCTTACTGATGATTCTGGTAATCAAGTTAAACTTAATATTAACGGTTCATTAGATTTACATTCTGCTACAGGACAAACTGCTTCTATGGCAACTACTGGTGGTGCTGCTATCACAACTAGTGATACCGAAGCTGATATTACAGCTGATGTTGTAGACATTAATGCAACTACAATTACTATTGATGGACAACTTACTGCGACTGGTGCTCTTAATGATAATATTATTATGAATACAACTGGCACAGGTCAAGTTCAAGTTAACTCTGAAGTAGAAGTTGATCTTAACGCTCCGCTGGTAGATATCCACGGCGACGTAGTTATCGAATCTAATAAACAGCTTTATGTCGATAAAATTAATATTACTTCTGTAGACCCTTCCGATTATGCTACAATTACAGGTACTCGTGGTGGTGATTTAAATGTTGCCAACCTACTTGTTAATAGTGGTTTTGAAGCTGGTTCTGCTGTTGTCGCTGATAACTGGACACAAGATGCTGAAGCCCTTAGAACAGGTGCTGAACAGTTTTATAATGCTTATTCTTTAAGATATTTTAACGCTGCTCCTGCTGCTGCTGGAACTGTTGCTATTCTTACACAAACTGCTGATGCTCCTCTTACTGATGCTGCTAGTTATGTGTTTTCAATTTACGCTAAAGGTGTAAACGCTGCTCCTGTACAAGTTAGTCTTGGTGGTGGAACTGCTGTTGAGCTTATTGCAACTGGTGCTGCTACTGGTGCGTGGGTAAGATATGAAGCGGTTGCTGTTGCTGGTGCTACTAACGAAGATATAGTTGTTCAAATTGTTAATGCTGGTACCGAAGAATCAGATATATTCTTTGATGCTGCTATGCTTGAAACTGGTTCTGGCGCTGCTACAGATTATTTTACAACTTACTTTTCCAACCTTGTATTTACTGTTGGTGATGAAGATAATGATCAAATTATATTTAGATCTGAAGGTACAGCTACTTCTGACCTTATGAGAATTAACCAAGATACAGTTGAAATTCTTGGTGATTTAAATGTTACTGGTACAACAACTACTATTAATTCACAAGATTTATTGGTTGCTGATAATCAAATCGTTCTTAATACAAATGTTACTGGCTCTCCTACTCTTGATGCTTTTTATACAGTTGAAAGAGGTGATGAAACTAACGCACAAATTAAATGGAATGAAAGCACTGACACGTGGGAACTTTATAATCATTCTAACACACAATTTGAAACTATTATGACATCTGCTACCGGGTCAACTACTATAAGTATGGATATTGCATATGATGGTGGTTCTGCAGTTGACGTCGATGACACAGATGTTACCTTTACAATGGATACTACTAAATCATTTATACTTGCTGATGCTGTTGATACAGCTAAATTTGTTGTTACTGCTGGTTCTGCTGCTGATTCTGTAAAAATTGATACAACTGGTGGAGTGTCATTCCTTGCTTCTAAAATGACATTTGGAAATTCGTTAGCTGCAAACTCCGTAGGATTTATTGGTATTGACGGTACAGTATTAGTAAGAGCGGGTAATACTGGTGGAGATGTTGATATTGCTACTAGTGACGGGTTAAAACAACTTTTAATTACTGATGAACAAATTAAGTTAAATATAGCTGGCTCATCAGATGCCGATTCAATATTTATTAATTCTACTGGTGGCGGAATTGATGTTAATGCGACTCTTAAGGTCGACGTTGATGCTGCTGGTATCGAACTTGATTCAACTGTTGCTTCAAATTTTACTGTTGCCGAAGCTAATTTAACTCTTTCAACTACAACTTCTGGTAATGTCGGTATATCTGCTGCTACTACTGTAGACATTGATGCTGTTACTTCTGTAACTGTTGATGCTCCTGCTATTGATACAACTGGTGTACTTACACAAACTGGTAATGCTCAAATAGTTGGTGATTTAGACCTTGATGGTTCATTTGATCAATCAGGTAACTATACTTTCTTAATTAATACAACTGCTACTGCAGCTGATGCTGTAAGCATTACTTCTGCTGGTGGTATGGATGTTGTTGCTGCTTCTTCCTTTGACTTAGGCGCCACAAATATAAATACAACTGGTATACTCCTTCAAACTGGTGCTACGCAAGTTGTTGGTGATATGGACCTTGATGGTTCTATTGATGCCGACGGTACCGATATTAACATCGCTGCTGCTGGAACTGGTGGAACACACTTAGCTCTTTCTTCTGCTGATGCTGCTAGCTTAACTGCTGTTGGTATTACAATCGAAGCTGGAACTGGTGCTCTTGTTGCTGAAGCTGATGCTGCTTCTTCAATTAACGTAAACGGTGCTAATTTAACTGTAAGTACTGCTACTTCTGGTGATGTTGTTATTGATTCTGCTGCTAACGTTACATTCAGTGATCAATATCAAACAGTTCCTATTACGTTCGCTCAAAATCTCGTTGATGGTCTTGTAACTGATTTTGCTTATAATTCTCAAACTGATTTTGATTTTACCACACGAGAAACTGGAACAGATGCTATTACTTCTGTACTTGGCGCTATTAACGTTAATAGAGAAGATATGTGGGAATACATCGAATTATTATCTACACAAGGTGCTGCTTTTGGTACAGCTGCTGGTGCAAACCTTATTGGTGTTGATGGTATAACTGGTATTCTACCAACTGGTGGTTCTGTAGGTGACGATTCAAATCTTCAAGCTATGTTAGAAGGTCTTGCTCTTGCAGGTGGTGGTGGTAAAACTTATACTGATGAAGCTACATTTTTAGCTGCTAAAGCTGCGGGCACTTTCTTTAAATTAAATGAACATATTCACATACTTGATACTAATAGAACTGCTATTGTTAAAGTTCAAGGTCTTGCAACTGCCGAAGGCGTTGATTGGGATTATGTACATGGTTCTGCTAGACCTATGGGCGATGCTGAATTCTTTGTAAGCACAACTTCAAAAATAAGTCTTGCTACTGCAGATTTTGATATTAGTACTTCAACATTTGATATTGTTGCTAATAATGCTGTTCTTGTTGACGGTGCGTCCACAGTTACTGTTGACGGTGCAACCGGACTTAATCTTGTAACTGCTGCAGTTATGGATATGGATGCTGTTACTTTTGATATTGATGGTACAACTTTTGATGCTCTTATGGCTGGTGGTATTTCACTTGATGCTTCTTCTGCTTCTAATTTTACAGTTGATGGTGCTGCACTAACTCTTAGTACTACTACTTCTGGTGATGTTAATATTACATCTGCCGGTGATATAGTTGAAACTTCAACAACATTAACTCAAAATGTTACTACATTCGATATGAATGCTTCTGGCGCTTTCACTCTTGACGGTGCTGCTAATTCTTTTATTAGAACAACTGCTGCTGATTTAACTCTCCAGACAATTGGTTCTGGTGGAATAGCATTTAAAGATTGGGATATGGCTGCTGCTATGCCACTTACTGATCCTTCAAACGTTGCCTTTACGTTTGATGCTCAAGCTTCTGCTCCTGTATCAATTTACGATGCTATTAACAGAGCATATAGTAATACTGGTGATGTATCTAAGAAATCTTACATGGAAGCTCCTACACTCAGTTCTACTGATGTATCTAAAGCTTACCTTCAGGTTTCAGATGAAACATTTACTTTTAACGGTCTTGCTGTTGCTGCTGCTGGTACAAATGATGCTTATGACTTACCTGGTGGAGGTTCAAACCTCGCACTAACACCTAGTCAGTTAAGAGCTACATATGGTGTTTATCTTGTTGTATATTTAAATGGTTTAAGACTCTCCGATTCAGAATGGGGATATATCTATGATCAAGCTTCTGGCGAAAAATATGTAACATTTAACAACGATCACTCAACCTCAGACTTCACTTGGGCCACCGCGGCTAACGCTGTTGACGCTATTGCTTTAAGTGTAACTGATCATATTGTGTTTGATTGTACTTATAATAGATCAGCTACTGCATAGTAATTGATTTAATTGAACTTAAAGAGCCAGGAGATTTTCCTGGCTCTTTTTTTATAAAAATGCTCACAAAGGCATTCTATTTGTAAAGATATATTAGAAAATTAAATTAAAAATTTATCATAGAGGAGATATAAGATGCCGAGATTACGAGCAGAACAAATATTTGGTATTGGTAATGATATAGTTAATGGGATAGATCACAGACTTACTAACGCACATATAGCAAATGACGCAGAAATTAAACAATCTAAAATAGAAGCATGGCAAAATGATGCTACTGGTTGGATAACCGAAGGTCTTATCAAGATGGTTACAACTGCAGAACTTCCAATTTGGGATGGCTCTCAGGCAGGTCAAATGTATTATGATATTAATACGAATGAATTGTGGATTGGTTTATCAACAGAACCTTATCACCAATTAATAGCAGGTACTGGTGTTGCTTCAGGTGATGAAGATAGAGAATTAGTATTAAAAATGTCTTATGAAGCTACAAATTGGACTGGTGTTGATGATAATGATCCCCAAGGAACAGGTAGTATTTTTGATTTAGGTTCAGATACTGCTGCGGCAGATGGGTCAAACCTTATGGTTTTTTTAAATGGTGTTTTACAAGAGCAAGGTTCAGGGAATGATTATCTTATTTATTCAGATGGGGATCCACAAACTGATAAAATTCAATTTACATATAATATTGAAGGACCAGATCAAAAATTAACAGCTGTTATAAATTCAGCTTCAGACTTAGTAAATTATGCAACTAAAATATATGTTGATGAAAAATTCTTTGGTCAATCAGGTCACGATCATGATGGTATAGATTCAAATCAATTAGATTTTAACACAGCAATAACAGCTACGTCTTTGAATGCTGTTGTACATAATATTATCCCTAATACTAATGCTGTTGATTTGGGTTCTGCAACAAAACCTTTTGGTAATGTTTATGCTGATGAAGGTCATTTTGCCGCTAACACTATTTATTTAGGTGGAGTCGCTATATCTGGTACCAACGACACGTTCAATGTTAGTTATGACGGCTCTACATACAATGAAGTTGTTTTATCAGGCGCAGTTTCGCCTGCAGCTATTAATATGGAAACTCCTACCGGAGAAACAATAACGTTAACTTCGGATACTGGTATATTTATTGATGGTGATATACTCCCAGAAATGACTGGTGCAATTGGCAATATTTCTGTAAGAAACATAGGTTCTGCTACACAAATATTTTCTTCAGCTTATATAAATACAATAAATGGTAATGCTTCAACAGCGACAATACTTGAAACAGGTAGAACTATTAATATTAGTGGTGATATAACATCAGATGCGGTAATTTTTGATGGGAGTACTAATATAACAATCACCGCATCAGTTAACAATGATTCACATACTCATGATACTAGATATTATACAGAGACTGAAAGTGATGCTAGATTTATTAATATAAATGGTGATACTATGTCTGGCTCTCTTATAGTTCAAGGTGATTTAACTGTTTCCGGCACCACTACCACTATTAATACTGAAACTATTGCTATGGCTGATAATATAATCATTCTTAATAGTAATGAAGCTGGTACTCCTTCACAAAATGCTGGGTTGGAAATTGAAAGAGGTACAGAAACAAATTATCAATTCCTTTTCGATGAAGCAAGCGATACCTTTGAAGTTGGTATGGTAGGTTCCCTTCAAGCAGTAGCAACAAGAGAAGACACGCCTATAACAAATGGAGTACCTTATTGGGATGGAACTTCTCAAAGTTTTAAAACAACAGCAGCTATAAAATTTAACGGTACTGATCTTGAAGTAACTGGTTTGGAAGTAAGTGGTGGCTTAGGTGGAGGTATATTGTTTGAAGCTGGAAAGCATCAAATAACATCAAACGACGGCGGTGGTAACTTTAATTTTAGAATTGGTAACAGATTTATCAATTCGCAACACGAGATGACAGAAACTGGATATGGATTTCATGAAATTTGGGACCAAACTAACGGTATCTGGAGTTTTAAGATAACACCTACTTCTCAAGCAGTTGGTGAAACAGCTGCACTTGCAAATGTGATGACTCTTACACCTTCACTCATTACACTTTCTAAAGCTGTTACAGCTTCTGCAGGCATAAGTGGTACTCTTACGGGTAATGCTTCTACAGCTACTAAATTAGCAACTGCTAGAACTATTGATATTACTGGTGATATAACTGCAACTGCAGTTGCCTTCGATGGAAGTGCTAATATAGCAATAAGCGCAGCGGTTAATAATGATTCGCATACACATAGCAATGCTACTCTACCAGATTATGCTGCTGGTACTGCAAGTGTTGGTTTTCTTGCTTACAACGGAAACACAAAAGCAGCTGGTAAACTTTATGGTGGAGCTACAGCCCCTTCATCTTCGACGAGACTTAACTATGATGGTTATTTTTATGCAACAAGAGTTTATAACGCAGTTTACAATGACCTTGCAGAATTTTTTCCAGCTGCCGAAGAATGTGAAGTTGGACAAGTATTAGTTCAAACTGCTGATGGTGTCAAACCTGCAAGTAAAAGGGGTGATGGAACGGTTGTTGGTGTTTATTCAGATTCTTATGGTTATGCTTTAGGTGGTGATGAAAAAAGTGAAGGTAAGGTACCAGTTGGATTATCTGGTAGAGTATGGGTGTGGGTTGAAGAACCTTGTTTTTTCGGCGACTTATTGATAACTTCTGAAAAGGTTGGATTTGGTACAGTTAAGCAAAATACTGAAGATGGACTTGGTAAAGTATTTGCTAAAGTAATGGAAGAAAAAACAGATTCTTCTCCACAAAGAGTAGAAGTATTAATATTAATGGCTTAATATCTTTAAGTTCCCCGAAAAATCGGGGGGCTTAAAAGCATATATAATAATATGAATAAAGTATTTTATGATAAATGTAATAAAAAAGCTAAGGGATTTAATCCTGCATATATTATAGATTTAATTAAACAATATGGAAATATTACAAAAGAAGAATATTTAAGATTTACTATAAATAAATATAACAAAGAATGGTATCAAAGTTTAAAACAGTATAATGCTGAAGGAAATTTGTATATTAAAATATTATCAGCTTTAAGTTTTGATATTGATACGCATTTGTTTATAAGTACAATCAACAAATATATATTTGATTTTATTGTTTTAACAAATAAAAATGTGGAAGTGTATACTGATTCAGAAACACTTTATGAATTATTAATAATTAATGATTATAATAATATAAAGCTTAAGCAGTCTGAGCAGTCTGAGCAGTCTGAGCAGTCTGAGCAGTCTGAGCAGTCTGAGCAGTCTGAGCAGTCTGAGCTTAATATTATCGGTAATAATGAAAAAGAAAGAATAGATAAATTATTTGATGTATTAGAACCAAAAATTGTTACTAAGCATATTACATGCAATGATTTAATTAAAAATATTGATATTGATATTAATAATAAATTTTTTATAAAAAATTTTATGTATATTAATAAAACTAATTATATTGATAGTTTAAGTGAATTAGCAGTAATAATACATACGGAAAATAACGAAATATTATTAAAAAAATATATTAAAAATTTTTTTCATTTATTGAACTATATAACAAATGAAAAAATAATATATTCAATATTATTGGTAACAAATAAAATGTTACATTTTGTTAAAAATAAAAAATATATTTATCATTATCAAAAACTAATAATTCGATATTATCTTGCTATGATTGAATATATTAAAAATGATAATAATGTTTCATATAAAATAATAAATATTTATATGAAATTACCAAAATATGATATGGATTTTAATAAGAAAGAATTGATGAAAGAATTATATGTGTTTGGAATGGATATGTATAGTTTAATACCGGAAAAATATGGAAATGCAGATATGCAAACAAACTATGATATTTATGATTATATTAATTGCATATCTGAAAATTTTAATATACCTGATGTTGATCTTGAAAATGAAAACGTTAAAATGATAATCTTAGGTGTTGCAGCAATATCATATGCTAGAAAATATTCTTTTCAAGGTTGGAAAAAAAATAATATAAATATAGAATATATTATACTAAGATTAGAAAAAATAATTAATAAAGTAATGTTAAACCATGATAAATTTAATACATTTTTTTATCAAAGATTTATTAGTTTAATATATTTTAAAAATTCTATAAAATATAGATATAATATGGATAATAAAAAATGGGATAATATTTCTTTATTAGAAGATTATGTAAAAGAAATCAAATTTATTACTGATAATAAATATCATTATTTGCCATTAGCAATATATAAAGTAATAGAAATAATTTCTCAAATACAATCATTATATAATGCTCAACATATTTTAAAAAGAGTAGATGTATCAAATATTTTTAATGATATATTAAATGAATTCAAAAATATTATTTCACTTAATCATTATGACTTTGTAGCTTCAATGTATGGATTTAAGCAAAATGATATATCAAATGTTAATGAAAAATATGAGATTAATAATCGTCATGATATATATGAACAAATATTTTTATTAGCTTCGTATACAATGTTTCCATCTATGACTATACCATATAGATTTATACAAAATCATATATATGATGGTGAATATTTATTAGAAATAATTCATGAGGGAATTGATAAGTCTAATAATAAAATTATTCCTAATACTTTTCATTTAACAAAAAATGTATTAAATATGAGTTATATATATGTATAGTTTTAATAAAAATAATAAAAATATTTTAACAACTCGTAAAACTGATAAAAATATTTTTAATATAAATATTTTTAAATTGTTTAATGATATTTTATATTATTATAACGTTGATATTAAATGGGTTAAATCTATTTTAAATACAAACAATTATAATAAAGAGCTATATGATTCTATTTTTAATATAACAGACCAAATAGAAATTACCGACATTATTATTAATTATAATATATTTGTTGAATCAAAAATAAATTCTGTTGTAATGTTTATTAAAACTAAAATGGATAATATTATATTTAAAAATAAGATTACTCATTTTGATGAAATTAACATTAAAAATAAATTTATTATTGATTTATTTGACTTATTACCTTATACCGATAATACTACATCAAATAAAAAAAATATACATATTAATGTTGATACTTTAACTTTTACTAAGTTACAAAATTTTAAAGTTGAAAATAAAGAATATAAAATAACTGGAAACAATCAATATTATGCAGAATATCTTAAAAATTTATTAAAAGAAAATAACATTAATTATGTAAATGAAGTTGATAGCGATAATATCATGTATTGGTTTAATAAAGAATTTAAATATAATTACAAATCTCATATTGATTATGTGTTTAAATTTTTCGATATTGAACCTTATTCTATTATGGAAAATATAGAAGATATAAATTATATAGATTTGGCAAATAAATTGCAAGATGATAGACAGTTTACATATTTATTTCAATATAAAAATATAGAATATATTATGGCCATGATGCAATATTTACTAGATAAAATGATATTACATGATGATAATTTTATACATTATAATAAAATATTTATACGAATATTTTATTTATCATACAACTATAAAATGTATGTGTTAATGATAAAAGGATTAAATGAATTTATAAAAGAATGCAATAGCGTTGATATTTATTTTGTAAATTATTTTAAACAAATTATATTAAAACATTTTATACATATATATCCAGATATAGAATATAAAGATGATTTAGCTTATAAATTTTTAACTAATGAATACTTATCTACATTAAAATTAGATAAATTAAATAATGACAAAGATTATGAAATATTTTTAAATAAATACAATATTAATAATAATTTTTTTACAATGAAAAATAGATTTCATATGGACGAAATGAGTAATAAATCTCCATTTATAAGGTTAACAATAAATTATATAAATAATGGGAAATCATTTGACGAATCAGAATTAAAAGATATTAATTGGCAATTAAATTTAAAAATTGTAAGTTTAACTAAATTTTTATATGTATTTACTAGGAATATTGTAAATACATATAAGTGGAAACACAATAATTATTATATTGAATATATATTAAAAAAGTCAAATTTAATAATTAAAAATATGTTTAAAATTAAAGATATAGCTCACCAGCATTCGTTGCAACGATTAATATCGTTAATTAGCGCAACGCATATTATTCAAGCCCGTTATAATTTAGATAATAATAAACTTGATACAGAAATAATTATTCAAAATTTTGAAGATGATGTATTAAATTTTATAAATAATAATTTTCATACCACCACTTCTGGTGTTTTTATGAAAACCATTCAGACGTTGGGTGAAGTTCAAGGGCTATATAACGCATTACCATTTTATAAAAGAAAAAACTTAACTGATATATATATGAAAGAATTAAAAAAATATATTAACCTTCAAATGAATACAGATTTTTTTGTAGCATATAATATGAATTTACAATCAGATAAAAATAAAAATATATCTATAGTACAATTTGTTGAAAATAGTATAATTTTTAATTATTATTCGATGTTTCAAAAACAAAAAAGTTTTGTAACAAATGAACATTATAATATATCTGGTGGACTATATAAATTAATTGACATATTTAATACTTATCAACAAGGCAAACAAAAACTTGATGAAATTATTATTTCTAATTTATATGATAAAGATATAAAAATAGCATATTAAAGGAGACAAAATGTCGTTTGATTTAAAAGTTGGTTTTTCTTGTAATAATAATTGCGTTCATTGCGTAATAACTGATAAAATTAATTCTGGAAATTTATCAACGCAACAAATAAAAGATATTATATATAAAGAAGTAAAACCAGGTGAAAGAATTGTAATAACAGGCGGAGAACCAACTATACGAAAAGATTTTATAGAAATAATAAAATATATAAAAGAAGAAACTAAAAGTCCAATAATATTACAAACTAATGGGAGACGTTTTAATGATGAAGAATTCACAAAAGAATCTGTAAAATATATAGATTATTATTTAATAGCTATTCATTCTCATAATGAATTTATACATGATGCTATTACGGATAGAAAAGGTAGTTGGGCCGAAACAATACAAGGTATTAAATATTTAAATAAATATAAAACAAATTCTATCATAAATTCGCAAACAGTTTTATCTAAAATGAACGTGGATAATTTATTAAAAACATATGATTTTATACATAATGTTTTAGGAATAAATGCTATGAATATGACATTTCCGCATCCTAATGGTAACGCATTTACAAACATTGATGTTGTTGTCCCTCAATACATTACTATAAAAAAATCAATACATCAATGTTTTGAAAAATATGGTAATTTATTATATGTTGAAGCGATACCATTGTGTTATATTCATCCATATGTAAATCAAGTATATTATTCTGATGGAGATAGATTATTATCTAATGGTAATAGAGGCCATGACCATGCTATTAATGATGTTGCCATTGAAGATTACAATAAACTTATTCGTGAAGAATATAGAAAGCCAAAAACATGTGAAGATTGCATCTATAATAAACGTTGCATTGGAGTATGGAAAGAATACTATGAAAAATATAAAAATAATTTAGACTTAATACCAATAAAGGAATAAAAATGATTAATAAACCGAAAAATTTATCTATAAATTATTATGAGTTAATATTAACTGAAAATTGTAATTTAAGATGTAAATATTGCTTTGATGACGCATTCTCAGACCGTACAATATGTAACTATAATTATACTATGCAGTTAGACATGATCGATGATATACTTTTATTTATTAAAGAAACGTGCTCTGAATCACCGTCGATAAGTTTTTTTGGTGGTGAACCTACTATGAACTGGGAATTTATAAAAAAATTCGTTGAAAAATCTTTAAACAATAAATTTAAATATACTATGAATTCAAATTTATTGTTATTAAATAGTGATATGATTGAATTTATGTTAAAACATAAAATATATCCAATTATATCTTTAGATGGTACTCGAAAATCACACGATATCAACAGAATAACACAAAATAACACTGGCAGTTGGGATCAAACAATGAAAATATTTCCAGAATTAATTTCTAAATTTAAATATATCGGTATAATACCGACAGTTCTTATGGTGGTTAGTAATAATAATTATCAATATTTAGAAGAAAGTTATGAATTTTTAATTAGTCTTGGAGTAAATGTTAATATATTATATAATTTTAATGTTGAATATACAGATGAAGCATATACATCAATAGAAAAACAATTAACATCATTGTTTAAAATTAAGAAGTTACCGCCATATGTTGACGCAATAAATCGTATATTAAATAATAATTTTTATATGCAACAAAATTTTTGTCATAAACCAAATTCCGTGACAACTATTGCCCCCAATGGTAAATTATTCTTTTGTCACCAGTTAGTTCCTAAAATGAAAGATTTTGATGATAATTATAACGAGTTTTACGGTGATATATATACCGGTTATTATAATAATGAATATTATTCAAAACTTACAGAAAGAGTTAATATCGATAAGTTTAAAATTAATAAAATTTGTGAAACATGCCCTGCTGTAGATTGGTGTAAGGGGGGATGCTTAGCAGCTATGCGAATAAATTCTGGAAATTATAACATTATTTCTCCTGTTTTATGTAAGATAAATTTAATATTAAATAAAATTTTTAGAACTTAGGAGAATTAACGTGGCTTATAATGAATATTTCGATTATAATAATTGTACAACAGGTATAGTATATACAGATTACACAAACGTGTGTAACGTCGCATATTCGAATTCAAATAATTATTGTTCAACATACTACGGGAATACAAATAATTATTGTTCAACATCCCATTCAAATTCAAATAATGCATGCTCGACATCCTATTCAAATTCAAATAATGCCTGTGCAACATCTCATGATAATAGTTGGTCGACGTCCCACGCGAATTCAAATAATTATTGTTCAACATACCACGCGAATACAAATAATTATTGTTCAACATCCCATTCAAATTCAAATAATGCATGCTCGACATCCTATTCAAATTCAAATAATGCATGCTCGACATATTATAATAATGCGTCAGATAACTGTAATACTTCTCAAGATTATACAAATCATGTCAATTATGCTAATCAAGATAGTGGTAACGCCCAAACATTAACTTGGAGTGAACCTTGGACTGAAAATGTTTTAAATACAACCCTCATATCAGATGGTATTGAAGCCATAAAAAATATTAGAGATAATATTAATATTTTAAGTACAATAAAAAGTCAACAGAATGCTTCTGTTGATGTTGCTGCTTCCTCTGCTAATGTTGGTGATGCAAAATTTAACGACGCAAATCCTGCTACTCCTGAATTTGTAGAAGATAATCAATATATTGCGTTAAGAGATAGTTTATATAGTTTATGGGCTGAGATCAGAGGTGACGATGACTCATCTACCCCAGCCTTAGCTGATAAAGCTCCTGGAGATATAATAACTAAATCAGATTGGGAGAATTTAAAAATAAAAACTGATGAACTTGCTGGGTATGTTGATCCTTCTTATTCAAATACAATAAGTTATACAGCTGCGGCTTATACTAATCATGCTAATTATGCAAATACAATATAATATATTTTATAGGAGAAAAAATGGAAAAATGTACATTTTGCGGTAAACAATTTAATAATATTAAGGTTGAAGTTAATTTTAATATCAATTCTCAAAGAATAAGAACAGACGATACCTGGGAACATATTCCGAATATGGATATAACAACTACAGAAATTTTATGTAGTGAATGTTTTGATGCTTTCACCGAAGGATTAAACGCAGAAATGCTTAAGAGGAAAAAATAATGTTTGGAAATACAAACATGTTAATACTCAAAGTCACTCGTGATTGCAATTTAAGATGTTCTTACTGTTATGTAAAAAATAAAGATAATTTTAAAGGTGAAATGATGGAGTTTGATACTTTTAAAATTATTATACAAAGAATTATTAGTGATAGAAAAAAAAACAAATATAATGGCACATTTACTTTAATTTTTCATGGGGGTGAACCATTATTATTAGGTGTACAAAAGTTTATGAAATTTTTATCGTATTCTTCACGAGCTTTTAAAGCAAATAATATTGTTTATAATTTTGGTATACAAACAAATCTTACTTTAATAAATAAAGAATTATTAACAATATTACATGATTTTGATGTTAGTGTTGGAGTATCGTTTGATGGGATTAGAGAATCTAATTCTGCTAGAACAGAAATAAATACCGATAAATTTGAAAAATATTTTTTAATGTTAGAAGAGTTTAATATTAAATATGGATTTTTAATAGTGGTAAACCAAGCAAATATTAAAAATATTGAGGAAAGTATAGATTATGTTCTTAATAAATATAATATTTCAGGTATTAAAGTAAATTATGCAGAAGATGTTAATAATGTGGGCAATAGTGAAGTATCCGGAGAAGATTTTGTAAATAAAGCATGGATACCAATACTAAATAATTTTATTAACGGTAAATATCAAACTATTGTTGAAGATAATATTGAAACAATAGTTAAAAGACATTTCGCTAAAATAATTAGTGGTAATTTAATAATTGAAGAACATAAAAGTAATTGTGGATTAAAATTATGCGGCGGCGGAATGCATATTATAGAAATTAATCCCAACGGAGATGTACATTTTTGCGGTAGATATTCTCAAGATTTTGAAGAAACATTTGTTCAAAATGTTAAAGATGATGAATTTTTAGAATTAAAACAAATAAAAAGATTTTTCAGCACAATAAAGATTAAAGATAAATTAGTGCATGATTTGGGTTGTGATTTATGCCCAGCCGACAATATTTGCGATCATGGTTGTATAGCTTTTCATTATAGTAAATATGGTGAATTTGGTATAAGAGATAATTTAGTTTGTAATATATTTAAACCTTTACATACATTTCTAATAAAAAATGAAATAAAATTATTTGAAAGAATGTATGAAACCAACAAAAATAATGATGGTATTTGGTATTTTAATGCTAAAACTAATATTATTAATATGGCTAAAAGTAAATTTATTAATGATTTAAAAAATAGGGGATTTGAGATTTCGATTGATCCGAATTTTAAAAGTAGTTTGGGGATTAATTTTAATCAATCTTTAATGATTAAAAGGAGAACATAATGGAAATATTTAATGTTGATGAAACAGATAAATTACAATATATTTTAAATAATAGTGATAAAGAGTTTTTAACAACAAATTTAATTAATGAAGATATCAAAACAGCAGTTAATGCAATTAATATTAATAAATATAAATCCGGAATCAATGGACCACTTGTGTTTTTTAAAGAATTCAAATTTTCAAGTAATCAACTTGATAGACTTGAAGTTGAGGATAAAAATTTATTTTCATTATTTTTAAATAATGAAAAATATGTTAATGTATTAAAAACATTTTTTAATGTTCCTACCGATGCAAAATACGAATTTGTATTTTCAATAGTACAGAGTAAAGATGAACATTTAGATTTAATTACAACACATATTAAAAATAAAATAGAAGATATGATTTATGGCTTTCATGTTATACCTTTAATAGGAGACTTTATTAAAATATTTAAAATTAATAATAATATAAAAAATGCTGAAACTAATTATGATAATTTTGATATTGTTGATTTAGACTATACTAATGAATTTTTATTTAAATCTAGTAAAAAATTGTTTTTTGGTCAAAATAAAAATGTAAATTTGAGTCTACGGAAATCTTTATTAATATCTATAATGAAAATATAATATATAACGGAGAAAATATGAATTTTATTTTAACCACGTCTTGTAACAAGGGTTGTCCATATTGTTTTGCACATGAAAATAAAGAAAATAATCCTAATAGTACAATGAGTTTAGAACAATTTGAAAATTTAATTGATAAAACAAATACGAGAATTAAACTTTTAGGGGGTGAACCGACTCAGCATCCATTATTTAAAGAATTTGTTGAACTTTTAATTAAAAAAAATAGACCTTTTACACTAATAAGTAATTTTTTATTTAACAACGATATTTTAGAATTATTAATTGATGCTGGTAAAAAAATTAATATTCAATATTTAGTTAATGCTACAGATTTAGATAAATTTAATAGAATAAAATTATGGAGTAAAAATTACACTGCTTTATATAAGGCAGCATATCCAAATGATCAGGAAGAAAATATATCTGTTGGATTAACTATATATAATAATGATAAAAAATATTATATAAATTATTTAAATTTTTTAATAAATAATGTGCCTGCTCTAGAAAGGCTGCGAATAAGTATAAATTTTCCAGGAAATAAAGAGGATAAAGAAGATTTTTACTTTATAAATAATAAAGAATTAGGTAAAATAGTTTTAGCTCTTGTGAGCGGAGCAGTTCATAATGGAATTGCTCCTTCAATTGATTGCATTTTATTTCCATGTATGTTCGAAAACAAAGAAGAATATAAATATATTAAAAAATTTGTAAATAGACTTAGTTTAAAGTGCGGTGTGGATGGCGTACCAGCTGATATTTTTCCTGATAATACTGTAAGTTATTGTTATCCATTAAAAGATACTATAGCTGTTGATTCTACTAAATATGATAGTCTCGATATAGTAGCCAATGATCTTATTATTAGATATAAAATAATAGAATCTATAATAACACCACCAGCTCCTTGTTTAGAATGTAGATTTTATAAAGGTTTGTGTAATGGCCCATGTTTAGGATTTTATAATTTAGATAATATTAATTTAGGCCGTAATTAAATTATTTAGTTAATATATAATTTTTCAAGACTAAATAATCTAAATCGATATTATTAAAAGTATGTATAGCATCTGCAGGCGTTTCTATTATAGGTTGTCCGTTATCATTAAATGATGTATTTAATAATATTGGACAACCAGTTTTATTGTAAAAAGTTTTTATTAAATTATAAAAGTAAACATTATCATTTTCTGTAATAGATTGTAATCTTCCGGTATAATCTATATGACAAACAGACGGGACTTTCTCACCCATACCTTTAATATATTTAGCAATTTTCAACATATATGGAGCTTCTTCTATATCTTCAAACCATTCTGTAATATAATCTTTCATAATTGTTGGCGCAAATGGCCTAAAGTTTTCTCTATGTTTTATTCTTTCATTTAAATAATCTTTCATTTTTGGATCTCTCGGATCGCATAATATACTACGATTACCCAAAGCTCTAGGTCCAGATTCACTTCTGCCTTGATACCACCCTATAATTTTACCATCAATAATTTTATCAGATATAATGTCATATATATCTGAATATGAATATTTTTTATAATTCATTTATTATATCCTCAATTATTTTATCATTAACATTATAATTATTTCCTAAATACGCAATAAAATCATCGTTTATATTTTTAGATTCTAATTTATTAAGTAACCATAATACACCGCCCAATGCAAGGCCAGAGTCACCACATGCCGGTGGTACGTATACTTTTTCATATATTCCTTCATCTATTATTTTTTTATTTAGATAGCCATTTAATCCTAAACCACCAGCTATACATAAATTATTTGATGTTTTAAATTTTTTTAAATAATTTAAAGTGGACTGTTCAAACATTTTTTGAACAGCATATGCATAATCTGCATCTGGTTTATTATTGTTATCGTAAAAATTAGCAATAATACTTCTTCTACCTCCTATTCGGGCTTTTTCTTCAAAAAGTAAATTTATATTATTTTTATGTTGATTTAAATTTATATATTGATTCAAATGAGTATGATATAAATTTGTTATTTCATTATCAAATTTTCCATATGCAGATAAACCCATTACTTTTCCAGCATGATGAGTGTTATCAAATATTAATTTAGCAATACTACTATATAACAATCCAATTCCAGAAATAGTATCATCAATTCTATTTAAATTTTCATCAAAAAAAACACGATCCGTAATTAGTCCCCATCCATCATGAACAAGAATATCACATTTATTCATATTTCGAGGTTTAGTATAATAGGCATATGCAGCATGAGCTGTGTGATGTTCAAGATGATATCTATTTCGAGTTTTAATGATATTATCATGAAAATTAAAATTAATATTATTTAAGCCATAATAACTTACATTTGTTCGATGGGTAATATATATCTGCTTAAAATTTGTTAAATCCATATTCAATTTGATATTAGATATATTATCATCATTTTTAATTTTTGAAAATCTTTCAGCCTCTAAATGAAGTAATTGATTATTAAAATATAATGCTATATTAGCGTCATGGCCAAATTCTTGGAAACATATATAATTATTCATATAAATAATTATGCCTTAAAGCATAATTATTTATATAATATAAAAATAATGGATAAAAAAATGGAATCTAAAATTAGTAATTGGCCTATAAATAAAAATAATATTTTAAAAATAAAAAAACAATATTATAATGGTGTATTATTACCCAACCAAATTGAAATAAATGTTATTGCAGGTTGTACTCGTTCCTGTTCTTTTTGCCCAGTTTCATTAGATGGGTTTTATGAACAATTTAAATATGTTAAAAACTATATGACTATGAAAATTTTTAAAATTTTTATTAAAAATTTAAAACAAATTAATTATTCTGGAGAATTAGTATTTTCAGGCTGGTGTGAGCCTTTACTTCATAAAAATATTATAGAGTTTTTAGAGATAATATCTCACGAAATTCCTGAAGCAAAATCTGTTATAGTAACAAATGGTGATCTTTTAAACGATGATATGTTGTTAAAGTTTAAAAAAGTAAATTTAAAAGTATTATTAATTAGTTTATATGATGGTGATTGGCAAATTAAAAAATTTAATCATATGAATAAAAATGTAAATTTTGATAATATACTCTTTAGAAAAAGATATGGCGAATTTAAAAAAACAAATAGAGGTGGATTATTAAATAGCAATACAAACAATAACACTTCTTGTTATTATCCATTTTACTTTTTAATGTTAGACTTAAATGGTGATGTAACGTTTTGTTCTCATAATTTTGCAAAATTAAATATACTCGGAAACATTAAAAACACTACTATTTTTAATATATGGAAAAATGATGATATTAGATTAAAAATGATAAATAATAAAAGACATGATATAGACGCGTGTAAACATTGTGACGTGGATGGTCATTTTTTAGGTAAAAGCTTTTTTAATGAATGGGTAAAAATATATGATTGATTATGATAAACTTAAAAATATTTGGAATAATAATATTACAAATAAAGATATTTTTCAAGTATATTTACATAATCCATTTTGTGAAAAAGTATGTAGTTTTTGTGCATATGGCGGATATAAATATAATAAACAAGATTATGATTTTTACTATAAAAAATATTTACCTGAATTAATAAAAAAATATTTTTCTATAATTAGCTTGTTTAAAAATCAATATTATTGGATTGGTGGTGGTACACCAAATATTATGAAAATTAGTGATATGAATAATATTTTTTCTTTATTAAGTTTTGATAAAATTGATAATCATAAAACTATAGAGGTACATCCTTCGTTATTAACTTTTGAACAAATTGATATATTTAAATATTATAATATAAATACTATTATTATTGGAGTGCAAACATTTAATAAAAATATATTAGATGCTCATAATAGAATTTCAATAGATATAAAAAGGCTCAAAAAATTAATTGAATATGCACACTCTAGGAAGATGTTTGTTGTTGTTGATTTATTAGTATTAGAAGGTTCTAGCTCAAAATTATTTTATAATGATTTAGATATAATTTCTAAATTTAACGTAGATGAAATAGTTGCAGCTTATGATTATAAATGGAAAGGTAATAGTAATATAAATGAAAATTTTGTTAATGTTATAAATAAATTTATTAAAGAAAGTAACTATAAAAAACAAGATAATGTTATTAATATTTTAGATTGGATGAATAAAAAAAATGGTATACAATTAACGCTAAACGAACTAAACCATGATGATATTATTAAATATACATTTAATACAAAAATAACAAAAAATAAACCGAATATTTCTACCCTTGGAATAGGATCATGGAATAATGTAAATATATATAGTACTATAAATACTCAAATTGAATATTATACTAAAATGGTTAATAGAGAGGAATTTTTAATAAAAAATGAAAATTAACAATGTTCAAATACAAACAATAGATAGTTGTAATGCAAAATGCATTTCATGTCCACATAGATTAGTGTATCATAATAACGATACAATAAGATCATATGTATTTAATAAATTTATTGAAGAATTGAAAGAAGTCGCTGCTAATAATATAAACATATTTTTACATTTAGAAAATGAACCACTTTTAGACCCATATTTATTTAATAGAGTTGAATATATTAAAAATATTATACCCAATTCTAATATCGGGTTTGTAACTAATGGACTATTATTACATAAAAATATTGATAATATTAAAAATAGTAAAATAAATCAAATTATGGTATCGTTGGATGGATATAACGCTGATACGTATAACATTGTTCATAATACAAATATAACCGAATTTGATTGGAATAAAATGGTTGAAGCATATAATAGTCTTTATGACTATTCAATAAATAACAAAAATTTTAATGTTATAAAAAATCGTTATTATGAAAGAAATGAAACACCTGCAGAATTTTTAAAACGATATTTTATATCAAAAAATTATAATTATACTCGTGGAGGAATATTAAAACATATCGATAAAGTTATTCATAATAAAATTAAAGGTTGTACAAAAGGTATACCATACGAATGGTTTAATTTGTTAGCAGATGGTTCGTTAATTCTTTGTTGCATGGATTATACAAAATCTATAGTTTTAGGGAATATTAAACATCAAACGTTGGAAGATATATATAATTCAAAATTATATAAAACCATTATGAGTAAAATTAATGGTAAAATAAAATCTTCAGAAGATTTTATATGTAAAAGTTGCGAGTTAGCAGTAACAGAAGGAGACGAAAATGAAATTGATAGCAGGACCATGTGTAGTAGAAAGTAAGGATGAATTAAAAAAAAGTATTGAATCTATTTTGGAAGCTGTCAAAGGGAAAGATATAGATTTTACTTTTAAATCATCGTTTAAAAAAGATAATAGAACTCTTTCCACTGGATTTTCTGGTTTATGTGAGAAGGAGGCCTTATCTCTATTACAAGAAATTAAAAATGAATATAATGTAAAAATATGTACTGATGTTCACAATGTTGAGCATCTTCTAATGGAGGAATTAAAGTTTGTAGATGTTATACAGATACCAGCCTATCTTGCCAAACAACAATCTTTACTAAAAGCATCAGCTTATCATTGTAAAGTATATGATAAGCAATTACATATAAAAAAACCTCAATTTGTTAGTCCATGGGAAATGAAGAATATAGTAAATAATGTTTTGGAATTTGGAGCTAAAGATATCATACTTACTGACAGAGGAACTATGTTAGGATATGATAAAGTGTTTATGGACCCACGGCACATAGAAATTATGAAAGAAAATAACATGCCAGTTTTATGGGATATTACGCATCCCAATAAGGGATGGTCTGGTAACCAAACAAAAAGAATAAAGACACTGGGTGTAACCGCTTTAGCCGCCGGGGCAGATGGTTTATTTTTAGAAACGCATCCTAACTGTAAGGAAGCGTTGTGTGATAGCGAAGTAATGTTATATAATAATGAATTAAAAAAAATGATTAATAAATTTTATAGGCTGTGGGAATTTATTAATGAATTATAATATTAAAAGGCCAAAAATTAAAAGATGGGAAGAAAAAAATTTTATTAATTTATCTAATAATCAAGCAGCATATGGAAAATATAAAAAATATCCCTATACTTACCCTCTTTATGAAGCTTTCGCCAAAAAGTGGAATACTAATATAGATAATATACTTATTACAAGAGGCGCAGAAGAAGGTCTAAGAATTATATATAATAGATACGTAATTCCAAATTCAATTGTTCTACGGCCAGACCCTACATTTGGTATGGTTGAAGTATTTGAGCAAATGAATGAAGCTAAAGTTATTACTATAAGTTATGATAGTCAAAATATAGAATATAGTTGGCTTAAAACAATTGAAAAGTATAAAAGTAAAATATCTTTGATATATATAGCATATCCTGATAATCCTACCGGAATATTTATGGGAGATACATTATTTAAAGCTATAGTCTCAAGAGCAAAAAAATATAAAATAAAGGTGCTTTTAGATCTTACCTACTATTCATATATGACTATTAAATCTACTATACCAGAAGATGTTATTATAGTAGACTCTTTGTCTAAAAGTCATGGACTAGCTGGTTTAAGAGTAGGTTGTATTAACGCAAACAAAAAAATAATAAATGAATTACGAACACATCGTCCTATGGATGAAGTCAACGATTTAGCCGTTATAGAAGGTGTCAAAGCTATTAATTCCAGCATAGCGAATAAAAACAAAAAACATGCAATAAAATGGCATAATATATTTATGAAAAAATTTCCGGATAATTATGAAATAACATATACTAATTTTATAATTTTAAGATTTAATGATAATAAGCATATTTATTATTATAATAAACTATATGAAAATAAAATATTGACACGTATAAAATTTAATCACCCATATATGGATGGTGTGTTGCGGGTAAGTATTGGTTCTAATAAAGTAATGAAAAAAATATTAAGGTTGTTAAAATGAGTATACTAGGAGTTATCCCCGCTAGGCTAAAAAGTGAAAGATTTCCAAATAAATTATTAGCTGAATTAAATGGAAAATCAATAATAGAAAGAGTAATAAAAAATGCAAAACAATTTAATGTTGATAAATTAATTATAGCTACTGATTCCAATGAGTTGATAGATTATATATCAAACAAAAAACTTAATATTGAAATATTTTATATGGAAAAAAAAGTCTGCTGCGGTAGTGAGAGAATAAAATATGTATATAACAAATATCCAGGATACAATTATTATATGTCTATACCAGCAGATGAGCCGTTAGTAGACCCTACACAAGTAAATTTTCAATTGAGCTCTTTTCAACATAATAAGAGTGATATATTTACTTTTTTTTCTAGGTTTTATTCTGCAGAACATTTGCAAAGAACGCAATCGTGCAAAATAGTTTGTAATAAAAATGGACAAGCATTGTATTTTTCTAGAGCTGTAATACCGACGTTAAAAAATGGCGGTATTATAAAAAATTTAGATTTTTATAAAAAACATATTGGAATATTTATATTTTCAAATGCTATATTACATAATAATTTGTGGGCCGTTAGCGAATTAGCCTCCATAGAAGGACTGGAACAAAATATGTTTTTAGATAATGGATATAAAATACAATTATTAGAAATAAAACATTTATATTATGGAGTAGATACTCAAAATCAAATAAAAGAATTAGAGGATAAATTAAATGACAACAACAAATGAAGCCAGGATGGAAATTAGCACTATATGTAATAATGCTTGTGTATTTTGCCCTCATGATGAATTAATTAGAGAAAATAAAATAATGTCATATAAATTGTTTGAATTTTTAATAAATAAAATAAAAAAAGAAGCACCGCAAGTTACACAATTAACTTTTTCTGGTATGGGTGAAGTTTTTGTTGATAAAGGTATAATGGAAAAAATTGAATTAGCTTCTAAGTTAGGATATACTATTGAAATATTAACTAATGGTTCATTGTTAACAGATGATATTATTAATAGATTAATAGAATTAGAAATTGACACTATACGTATAAGTTTTCATTCTGCTAATAAAACTATATATATGAAAACAATGCAATGTCCTGCCGATCAATGGGACAAAGTGTTGAGCAACATTAATAAAATAAGCACTCAAAAAACTAAGACAAAATTAATTATTACTGCAGATGTAATATATAATGTTGAAGAAGAGATAAAACTATTACGTAAGTTATTAGATGGAAAAATTGATTTATTAGAGGTATGGAAACCACATAATTGGGCAAGTTGGGGATCGTATAGGGAAGGTGAGAAAGTTAAACAAACATGTGGAAGACCTTTTAATGGACCTTTTCAAATACAGGTAGATGGAACTATAAATATGTGTTGTTTTGATTATAATGGGGAATTAGAAATAGGAGATTTCAAGACTCAAACATTAAAAGAAATATATAATAGTGATATGTATAACAAAATAGTAGCCTTACACAAAGATGGAAAAGTAGTAGATAGTTTAATATGTAATAATTGTGACCAACTAAAAAACACAGGAAGCATAATTTATTATAATAGTAAATTTACAGAAAAAGAAAGAGTTGGTAGATTATCAACAACTTACAAGGAGTTATAAATGAAATATTTTTTAGACAGTGTCAAGAAAGAAGATATAGATAAATATCATAGTATTATAAGTGGAGTTACATCAAATCCTGTTTTATTAGAAGCTGCAAAAATGACAAATTATGATTTTTTAGATATGGTAAAAGGTTATAAATTTACTAAATTCGTACAAATAACTGATAGCAAAGAAGCACACGAAATTAGTAAAATATATGATTTAGATATTTCAGATGACATAGTATTTAAAATAACAATGCATCCGAAATTTTATAAAGTTATACAAGACTTAAAAAGTAACGGATTTAAAGTAGCTGCTACAACTGTATATGATATTGTTCAAATAAACCAGGCTATAGAAATAGGTGCGAATTATACTATGGTATATAGAGGCAAAAATGAATATAGTGGATTGTTTGATGATGCATATAAATTGAAAACTCTTGCAAATAGCAATATCAATCTAGTGGGTGCTTCATTCAGAGATAAACATCAAGTTAAAGAAGCTATTCTTTCAGGTATGGATTATAGCACCATATCTACTAAAGTTATGGATACAATATTTAATAATTCTCAACTGTCTTCAGATATACAACAACTATACGGTAAAAAGTAATATAAAAACCATTTCGATGTAAAGATAATTACATGGAAAATAAAATATGTATATATGATAATTTCAAAAAAGTAGAATATTTTCTTTATTATGATCTTGGAAGAATGAAATAATGAGGGGAATTTCTTATTATGGAAATGAATTTTTTACAATTAAACAAAATGCGCCTCTTCATTCTGAAGCAATAACTAGGGTTGTTATGACTAATCCAGGAGAAAGGCTTGGATTACCTTTTTTTGGCGTTGGTTTACGCAGCCGTTTGTTTGAACTCATGGACGATGAAACTACAAGTGCTATCAAGTCTGATATCAAAGAACAAATAAATATATACCTTCCTCAACTAATATTAACCAGAGTTGATACTGAAATTTTAAACAATTCTTTAATGTTAACACTTGGTTTTATTGAAAATGGTGATCTCATAGAGGATGAAAAATTACTTAAGTTAGAATTTGATATAGAAACAGAATAAATGTTATATATAAATAAAGATAATAAAAAATTGTAAAGGAAATAAAATGAAGAGCAACACATTAATTCAGTTGCCTAATTTCGATTATACGTCTCTTGATTTTGAGTCTATTATAGATGATATACAGCGTATAATATTGGAACATCCTGAATATTTAGAGAATTGGGATTCGTTTCTAGAAACTGATGCAGGCAGAATGCTTCTTGAAATGAATGCATTCATAATGGAGAAATTCACTTCAAAGCTAGATTGGATTGCTCGAGAAATGTTTATAGGTACAGCAACTCAAAAACAAAGTCAAATAAATATTCTTCAACTTATAAATTATAAGCCTAAACTTCCTACGGCTTCAAGTGTTAAAATACATTTAAAATTAGCTAAATGGGTTACTCCGTTTAACCTTCCAGCTCTTTTTGCAATAACCGGCAAAAATACTGCTGGAACCAATATCAACTTTGAATGTCTTGAAATAGCTGACGATGGCAAACCAAATTATAACTATATATATACTGTTGATACGGGCGACGTAAATAACAAAATTCGTGAAATATATAATGTCCCCTTTTATCAAGGAAGCACACGAACAGAAACAGGCATAGTAATGGATGGAGTGAGCAATGAACGTTTTACTCTTCAAAGCAGCCCAGTTATTCAAAATTCTATTCGTGTATATTCGTCAACAACAAGTAGAGAATGTTTAGAAGTAGAATCATTTATTTCTCCAGAAGCTCAACAGCAAAATCTTCCAAATAATTTAAAACAGATACCTTTTATGATTAAAACAGATGCTGAAAATAAAGCTGAAGTAATTTTTGGTCATAATAATATAGTTACAATTCCTGAGAAAGGTGAGGTATTACAAGTAATATATCGTATAGGTGGTGGTGCAACAACTAATAGTGTTAAAGGTGATATTAACACAACTAAGACATTAACTATAAATAACGAAAGAATAACTGCAATTTTTACAAATCCATATGCGGCTTTTGGAGGTGTTGATTCTGAAAGTATAGAAGAGGCGAAACTTACCGCTCCACTTAGTCTCAGGACAGCCAATAAAACTGTTACAAATGAGGATTATATAACTCATCTTGAGGAAAATTCTCTAGTAAAACATGCTAAAATAATTGCCAAAGAAAACGAACCACCCGAATTATATCAAGATTATGGGTACTTTCTTCCACCATTAGACACATGGATTTATATAACTCCAGAGAGAGAAAGTTTAGAGGATATGAATCCAATAAATTATAATGTAAATCTTCAATTATCTAAATCATATATTGATAATGGGTGGTATGAATACGAAGATTTTGAGTTTTCGACAGTGCAACAAACAGCATATTTATTTAAATTAAGAAAATATCAATACTATAATAAACACGTAACTCTTTTAGAAAATACAGCGGAAGGTATAAATGGAGTTTGTACTTCTACATTTATTGCAGATGTTGATTTTACTTTGGATTATACTAAAAGTGAAATAACAAGAATTCAAACGATCGATAATGGGACCATTCCAGCTGATACGAGAACATTGAGAATATTTTATATAAAAAGTAATAATACAATATTTGAAAGCAAATGTTTTCGAACTTTCTCAAATGGTAAAATAATATTGAGTGATAATGCATTAATAGAGCTATATCCAGCAGTACCTATAATATTAACTGATAAATTTATGGCTATCACTTATCGGGAGGGTGTAGATTATTCTATAAATTATATGATTAATACGATTTCACTTATACCATCTGGTAATATATTAGAAGGAGATACTGTGTTGGTAACATATGCAGATTATTGGGATGTAGAAGGAGAAAGTGAAGAAAAAACTATTTTAGATTCTATTAAAGATAAAAAAATGTTATGTGTAGATAATCATATAAAAGAAACTGTATATAGTACATTTGATTTAGTAGCAACAATATATTGTTATAAAAATTTTAAAAGAAAAGTAGAATCAACAATGCCAGATTATTTACGTGCAAATTTTAATATTGAAACAAACACTTATAATTATCCTATAAATAAAGCAGAAATAATAGCATTGACTATGGGGCAAAGTGGTGTTAGATTTGTTGAAATAGATTATTTAGGTAGAGATTATGCTATATATAGAAAATATGTTGAAAATGAATTAACATTGGAACAATTAAATAGTGTAAATGCAAATAAAGTTGAACATAAAATAATACCAAAATATAATGAAATAATTGTTTTAGCTAACGATGAATATGATGGTGTTAAAATACTTGAAAACAAACGACATGGTATCATATTGAAATTTGTAGAAGCATGATGAAATATATATTTTTATATATTGAAAATGGCCTCATATTTGGCTCTCTTGATTATTATTATGATAAAGTAATAAATCATAAAAATTTTAATAATTGTATGAAACGCGGTGTTAAAAATGTTAATTGATAATGGATATTTTAAAAAGAAGAATATAATAATAGATCATATATTTAACTTAGAAAACACACAAATAGCATTGGGAGCTATAGCTCCTTATTTAAGTAAAATAAAAGGGTGGGAATAGTGGCAAGAATATATTATGATACAACACAACGTGTATATCAACTTTTCAAAAAACATCCTGCTCTCTCTCAGATGTATGAAGAATTTGGTATTGATATCGATGGTATTAAAAGAGTTGCTGAATTTTTTATCCTCAATCATGATAAAATAGTAGAATATGATTTGCAAACTATTTATAAATCTAAAACTCCTACATCATTTGAACCAGACCAAGATAATCCCGTCAAAGGTGAAGTTACAGAATATGCAAATCTTCCTACAATAAATTTAAATCAAGGTGATATTTATTTTGTGTCCAACCCATACCCAGGAAAATATTATATATGGGACGGTTTTTGGGCAGAAGATCCAGAATCTAGAGACAAATCTAGACTTGTATATTTAGATTCTCTTTACCAGCAACATGGATATAAAGTTTGGGAAGATGAAAGTGGATATTTTATGGCTGTAGAAGATAACGATGGTAATGTTGTTTGGGAGAAAGTAGAGAGTACAACGGCCGTTGGCACTGTTATACGAATATCTGACCTCATGCCAAATCCTATTTTAGGTGATATATATGAAGTACTAGGCGAAGATTTAATAGATATAATTGCTTCTCTTTATGGTCTTGTGGATATGGGCATGTCTCCGCCATGGAATCAATATCAATCTGCACTTCATACTAATCTTTTAGAACTTTTAAATATGACTGTATATCTTTACAGATATGGTGTTACTGACAATTTTTATGAAAAAAATATTTGGCAATTCATTCCTGAATATGATAGAGATTTAATGAAAGAAGAGCCAAAGATAAAACTTTTCATGGAAAGTATAGGCAGAAAATTGGATCAACTTGAAGATAAATTGATTCGTCTTCAAGACGTATATGATATTGATGAAACACCGGATGAGTTGTTAGAATACTTAGGTCAAATGCTTGGGTATGAAAAAGAAGATTTTGCTCTCTCAAATGTATCATTTAGAGAATTATTAAAAAATATAATTGAAATTTATAAAATTAAAGGTACAAATTATTCCTTCTCATTCTTTTTCAAATTCCTTGGTTTTAACGTTAATCTCAAAGAATTTTATTTCAATAGAGACGTTAAAAATCCAGAAGGTTTTCCAAGTATAGATGTCGAAAATGTAGAATATTATTTAACAACTTTAAACCCTATATATGAAACCGATTATAATAGTCCAGCTCCAAATTTAGAACAAATTAGAAATCTAAATGATTGGTCACTAGAATACGATACTCTTCTTACTAATGGTTGTTCAAATCCTGTAAATTATATGCTTGGTGTAGAATCATATAACAATCTGGAACAAAAATATCATTCTAATCCATGGAAATATTTTAAAACTAATTTAATAGAATATCAACTCAATCCATTCTTTGATAAAGTTAATCTTTCGTCAACGGATAATGAGACGATTAAAAAGTATATACGCTTTCTATCTCCAACTTATTTATTTACATGGGTTAATATTAATCTTCTACCATGGATTGAAAATGTTAATATAATGGAAAATGTCGATGAGTATTTAGAGGCTGAAATTACAAAAACATTTGGTAATACGGAAAATGGAGAATTTTTCCCTTATGAAAATGTTGAAGATTATTTCTATACACTAGATGGTAATAATAAAATGTCATATATGCAAAGTGATTCTATGTTTGTTTCAATAACAAATAATATGAATTTAGGTGGAGATGATACTGTTGGAGCTTTTCTTAAACATGACGGCGTCTATATTAGACAACCAGGACATCCATCCCACATAACAAATGTTTATCACAATGGGGCAAAATATTTAAACTTTGATAATTTAGATATAGTAATTAAAAATGTTAACGATTTAGATTATGATGATATCTACATTAATTATATAGACCTTCCAACTATAGAAGAAGTAGGCACAATAGCTTATGTAGAAGAGACAAATTTATATTATATATATAAAGACCCTGCGCCAATATGGGAATTAGTAACTTATATTAATCCACCGGTTGTTGCCGAAGATCATATATTTTCTACATATTCAGAACTAATTCTCTTTACAGCTACAGATGGTGATTTATATAAAATAGAAGATAGTGAAAAATATTATATATATCATAATGAACCGGCAACATGGTTTCATGCTATAGACGATAGATATAATAAATGGCTCAATTATTCTTATCGTCCCTACCCATCATATCCAATAAATGTAGTTCCTGCACCTAGTATGGTATTAGGAGTTAATAATATAAATTTTATATGGGAAGAAATATTAGCGCAAGAAGGTTATTGGATTCAAGTGTCTAAAGATATCAATTTTAGTAATATTTTATTAAATGAATTCTTGAACAATACAACTACTAATATTCAAAATGTTATACTAGATAATGATAATTATTATTGGCGAATAAGAACTAAAAACAATCTTAATGTTAATGAGTGGTCTATAGAAAAAATTAATGGAATTGAACAATCTATAAATGAACTCTTAATATATGAAGCTACTTTTTTAGCCGAAGACAGATGGTTGGAGCCGGGAGACACAAATTTTAAAACTGAATATTTCACGTTTGATGGAACTGTATATACAAAAAGAGTGAATTTAACCGTTCAACAAGAAGACAGATTTATTAGTTTATTAGCAATAACTGCTAACAAATTTGATTGGGGTCAATGGTCTCCTATATATAGATTTGAAATAAATAGTATTCTTTTCCCATATGATGGGCAAATATTAAATGATTTAAATTATCAATATATAGAACCTGTATACGAAGAATCAACTGGAGTGTTAACATCTATAAATTTTAGTATTAGATGGAAAATCGGATTAAATGTCGAAAAATATGAAATTATTGTTGCACGAGACGTTAATTTTACTGATGTAGTTTTTAATTTAAAAACTACATCAACTGAAGTGAGGTTAAACTTACCTAATAATATATATTATTGGGCTTACAAATACAAAAAACATAATAAAGATTGGTCTGACTACCAAGATATTATGCAATTTACAATAGATGTATAAAGATAAGAATTAAGGAGATTATATATGTTTGGATTTACAGAAAATTTTAAATTACCATATGGTTCACTAGAGGTTATTGTCAGTGATCACCATACTGGAGAAATAATAAGACACGATGATGACCATAATCAATTGCAGGATTGGGCTAAACATTCTATAGCTTTCCTTAGTGCTGGAAGACCATTTTGTACTTGGGGAAATCACGGTGAAGAAGTAAATGATGTTGGGGGAACACCTTATACAATAAATCATTACGAAGACGGCAGTAACACTAATCTCATAACTTCTAGCCCATGGACTTATAGTAATTCTCTTAATGGTTTAGTACAGAAAAGAGATGTTTTGACTGGTGATTCGTTAGATGCTAATATTGTAAACGGGACTCCTATATATCCTTTCTTCCCTACAAAAATGAGATTTGGTACAGGTGGTTTGGATGCTTCATTAAATCCTAAAGAAGATGTTCAGACAGATGCAACTGAACTTGTGGGTTTTGATAGTACAAATCCTTTTGTTGTTATAGACAGAACAATAACTACACAGCATATTGTTCTTTCAGAAGCTTCGTCTAATACTATTAATAAAGTAACTTATTCGGTTAAACTTCCAGGAGGTGATGCTTCTTACCCATATAATGGAAAAGTAATATCTGAAGCTGGTCTTTTTTGTGATGCTGCTCTTAAAGTTGGTGATAATGTTAACATGAGAACTGGTATGATGCTTTCTTATAGAACTTTCAGAGGTATAGTTAAAGATGAATCAATTGACGTGGTCTTCAATTGGAGTTGGAAATTTTGACGTAGTATTTAATTGGTCTTGGAGTTAAATGTTTATTTCTTTTCTCCAATTTCAATTAAAAGCGACATCAAAAGCATATTTCTTATAAGATATATAGGAGATATGCTATGACTAATAAAAAAGTAATTTGTTCTATTAAATTTGAGAAAGATGTTATATGTCAAATCTGCGGGTATACTCATCCTACAACTATTCAGAATCATATACGTTTCAAACATCCTGAAATTAAACCTCGTGAATATATGAAGAAGTATGGCGCAGAAATTACATCTGAAGTATTAAAGAAACGGAGAGCAGAAAAATCAGCTGTTGCTAATAAGGGTAAGAAGGCGTCTAAAGAAACTAAATTAAAATTGTCTGAAAGTGGTAAAGCTAGATGGGCTAACGATCCGGAAGCAAGAAAAAAAATGGCTGAAATAACAAGGCAACGTGCCAAAGATGGTACTCACCCTTCACAAACAGAAGAATTTAGAAAGAAGGCGTCTGAAAATGCTATTAAAAGAAATAAAACTGTTAAACAAAAAGAGGCTGTCAAGAAGGCTTTAACTGGGCGAAAACTTCCACCAGAGCAAGTAGAAAAATCTGCAGCAGGCCATCGAGGTATTCCATTATCTGAAGAAACGAAACGAAAAATATCTGCGGTGCATAGAAAAGCTTTTGCGGACGGAACAAGAAAGACCACGGGAAAATTTATTGGTAAATATTGGAGTATTAAAAACAATAAATATATTCATTATAGATCAAAATTAGAACTAAAATATATGGAACAATTAGAAGGTGATGATACTGTTAACGAATATAAAACAGATTATCCGTGTATTCCATATGAAGTGAATGGTGAAAAACATACATATTTACCGGATTTTTTAATAAATAATAAAAATTTGATTGAAGTAAATTCATACAATGTGTTTTATTTAAATAAAACTAAAAAAGAAGCTAAAGCAGAAGCTGCTAGAAAATACTGCGCTGAGCATAATCTAACTTATAAAATATTATATGAAGACGATTTAGGTATTGAATATAATATACCTCAATATATTAAAAATTATAGTTTTCCTCATAAATAAAACTTAATTTAATAAATACTTAAGATAATATCGATATGTCAAAATTAAAATTTGCAAACAAATCAACTCAACAAGAGAATTATAAGCAATGGAATGTGTTAGTAGTAGTAGATGATGATGATGATGATGATGATGATGATGATGATGATGATGATACTACAGTACATTTACTTACAGAAATGGTTTTAAAAGATTTCATATATGATGATAAAAAATTACATCTTATACGTGCTTATTCTGGTATAGAATCAATTGAGGTGATGACTCAAGATAATGATATAGTCTTAATTCTTATGGATATAGTAATGGAATCTTTGAACGCTGGACTTGATGCTGTTGACGTGATTAGAAATAAATTAAATAATCATAAAGTTAGAATAGTAGTAAGAACTGGACAAGCTGGTAATAAATCTAAATCTTGTGCGAGCCGCCGATTTGATCAAAACTCTTAAGGATATATCTATTGATCAAGCAACAGAAAACAAAAGAGTTATAAATGTTAAAGAGTATATAAGTTCAATAATGCACTCTCTTTATCCAGGGTTTAAAATGACGAAGCATACATATGAGTTGGATATATTAGACGTTGAAATTGAGACATTCCCTTCAGCTCTTGCACAGGTGTTAACAAACTTTGTTACCAATTCGATTGATCATAGGTTCGAAGGGGTGGAAAAAGGTTTAATAAACATTAGTTTTGATAAATGTGGAGATAATTGGTGTTTAATCTACAAAGATAACGGTATAGGTATAGAAGATATAAGTAAAATATATGAACCATTCTATACAACTAAGAGAGGAAGAGGATTCACTGGTTTAGGCTTAAATATAGTTTATACACTTATATATGAGAAATCTTGCGGTGTGATAGAATGTATAAGTGAGAAAAATAAAGGTGTTGAATTTATAATTAAATTCAAATAAGAACACTTTTTATTACAATATAATAAATTATGTTTACTGTTGGCGTAATGTTTGAATAGCATCAAAATTTAATATATAATTATTTGTTTCTTCAAATGAAAAATATATATTTTTATTATTAAGAGGTTCTACATCTATAGCTGTTGTATTTTACTCTCCTGTTTAATTTATAAATTCATCATTTATTTCATATTTGGTCCATTTTTCTACTAATTTGTAATTATTTGTGTTACAACATATTGCAGCTATTTTTAAAGATTTTATCTACTGCAATACAGTTACCATTGTTATAAATATAAACTGATTATATCATACCAATTAGAATCATGGTTAAGAGTATAACTATAATAACTTATTATTATAATTAAATCTAAATATTGATGTTTTAATTTTAAAATAAATGAATACATAGTTTTTGTTTCAGGTTCTGAAAATGATGCAGACTCTTCGGTGCTAGGTTTTATGCTATTATCGCCGTAATGAATATCTGTAATTAAATTTTTTATTGATCAATTTCTATTTAAATCAACATAATTAAATTTATACTGAGGAGTTTCAACATATATACCTTTTTCACACCAGCCATCGATAGTACTTCTTAACAAATCAATTTCTACAGCAAAACTATCTCTATTTATAATTTCAATAATAATAAAACATACATAATTTTCATATTATTTCCTTTTTTATAACATATTTGATTAAATATCCAAAATTAAAGCATAATTAAATATATGGAATTTAAAAAATATGTAGATGAAATTAGTAATTTGAATAATTATACATCAATTTCTGTTATAACTTCAAGAGATTGTTCATTAAGGTGTTCTTATTGTTACTTGCACAAAAGTCCTGATAATGATTATGATATAAATAAAGTGTTAAATTCATTAGATGAATTATTAGATTATTATCATAATAACTCAAATCATTCTTATAGAGCTAAAAACGGAATAATATTGGAATTTTATCCAGAACCATGGGTAAATATAAAAAGAACAAATAAACTTATAGAAGAATCTCTTAAATTATTATATAAATATCCTCGCTTCTATGATAAATGGGTAATCTCTTTAGGAACTAATGGTTTACTTTTAGAGAAAAAAATACCTATTGTAGAAAAAATTAATAAAATTGGAAAAGTGTCTGTATCAGTGACTGTAGATGGTATAAAAGAACAACATGATCTATACCGTGTTAAAGCAGACGGATCTGGTAGTTGGGACAAAATTGTAAGTAATGTCCGTAAATATCAAAAAAAATTTAATATTTATGGAACTAAAGTTACAATTGGGCCAGATACTTTAAAATATATATTTGAATCAACAAAATATTTATGGAATGAATTAAATTTAAATACAGTAAATATGAATGTTGTATTTGAAGATGTTTGGGGCTCTGAAAAAGAAAAGCAAATATCGCTTGAAATATATGAAGAACAATTAATATTATTAACAGATTATATTATTAAATATAAACTATGGGAACAAAATAAATATGTTTCTGTGGTAGGAGATCGTCATATACCTCAATATAAAACAAATTCAATTGTATTAGGTGATAAGCAAAATTCTTCTAATTTATATTCTAAAAAGATTAATATTCAAAATGCTTTTACTAATAAACCATACTGCGGTGCTGCGGTTATGAGATCCATTGATGTAGATGGACAAATATATCCATGTTTTAGGTTGTCACCATACTCTTTAAATGAACCTTCACCTTATAATATCAATAAACATCATTTTGTGGAAGGACCTTTAAGAGCGTTACATTCTATAAATGCTTTAGACAATTCAAATTATGAATGTTTAAGTTGTGATTTATTATCATCTTGCCATATGTGTTATGGCGGGTCGTGGGAAGAAACTAAATCTGTTTATTATCGAACGACACATCATTGTGAATTTCAAAAATTACAATATAAATATGCAGTTAAACTAAAAAGAGAAATTAATCGAGAACTTGTTAATAAAATAAATAAGGAACTTACTTAATGTATAAAGAATTTAATCTCTATTTTCAAATAGAAGATTCAGAAAATTTAGTATATTATAATGACGTTAATTATAATATAAAAGATAATATAAACGCTGATATGGATAAATTGTCAGAAATATTAAAAAAAAATAATGAAAAATTTAATATTTTTTATATATCAGAAAAAAAACTTTTTGATAAATATACTTGGATATCAAACAATTATAATGCTGATATTACTATTTTAAAAACTTCACAATATAATGATTTTAACAATAATACTTTTAATAATGTTATTTTAATTGTAGATGACGAAAATAATTTTTTAAAATCAATGATTTATTTATATAATAATACTGCTGGTTTTATAGATTTTAAAATAAAAAATTATTTTGATAAAAACATACTTTCTGATCAATTTGAAATATTAGCAGATTTTATTATAAAAAATATTAATGAAAAAAAATATAAACATATAAAACAATTAACAAGTTTTTTTAATAAAGAAAAATTTGAAACATTTGGAGAAAATTCAGTATTCATATCACCAAAATTAAATGTCTACAGACATCCTATATCATATTGGACTAAATCTTCACATTTCGTTAAAATTGAAGATTTTAATTTTAATGAAAAATATATTCATTTATCAAAACCACACACAGTTTGCCATAATTGTGAAACTTTTTACTGTGATAGAAATATTTATTTTAATTTTAACGAAACAACAGAATATAAAGTACCCGCATTTACAGAATGTAAAAAAACAACTTTTATTTCAGTATTCCAGAAACATATATTTAATAAAATACAAAACAATATCACACTAGATGAGATTCAAATACTCGATAAATTAAATGACGAATTTGATGCTGAAACTGAATATTTTACACTTCATAATGAAATGTGTCTTGTTAATAAAATAAAAAATTATTATATTAATTATTTACAATTAGCGGAGGATAATCAAAATTGGATTTACAACTTAAACCATTAGAACTTAATTCAATATTTAAATTAACTGAAAAAGAAACAGAAATATTAAAAGCAACATATTATAAATATGAACTTTTAAGCATACTTCATACAATAGATAATATAGAAAATATTTATATTGATGACTATGTAGAAGCAAAAATGGCTTTTGATAAAGAGATTGAAAATTTAAATAAAAAATTTAATGTAGTTTCTTCACCAAGCAATTATGTTGATTTTAAAAAAAAAATATATATAACGAAAAAGGAGTAATATTATGATTAAAGAATTTGATTTAACTGACAAAGAAATTGAAGAGATTAATGAGTTAAATACACGTTTAGCTGCATTAAATAATCTCGCGAAAGATGATCACAGCAAAAATATAGCTGAATCTATTGTTGATAAATTGATCACAGCACGTAAAGAATATGATGAATGGTTTTCTAAAACTGAAAAAAGATTAAACGTTCAAACAACGCCTACTAATAGTTGGAATGTTGATTTTGATAACAAAAAAATTCAACTGTTGTAATTTAAAAAATCCTCTCTAAAAAGAGAGGATTTTTTTTAACTATTAGTATTTACACACGAAGCAGTACATGAATTTTCACATCCATTAAGACATGTTGCTTTACAACTTGTTTGGCATGATTGTCCACAGCCTAAAGAACAATTAGTTGAGCAGCCATTTGAACAAGTA